ATCAACCTTGATATATTTTAAAGTGTGATTTGCACACATACTACATGGCAATATGTAAGGTAAAAGGAGATAAAATCTTTTTACATTACTTAAAGTCTTTTCATCATATATGTTTACTGCAGCTTCATGAATAATTTGCCAATAAATTGGTCCCCAGACATTTTTATTCATCTGTATATAATACTTTTATAAATCATTTCTTCCAAAATCACATCCTGAATAATAGTGATATTGGCTTTGTGTATCATTTTGATTATTATAAGTTATAGTATCTTCATTTTGGTAAAAACAACAACATAACTTCCTAAATAACTTCTTAAAAAATAATAAGCACATTTTATACTATTGACAAATAGTAATTATTAGCATGTTGAATGAATAAATGCAACAACTTTAGCCTCTTTTTTCATTAATTCATTAAATCTTTTTACAGCTGATTCTGATTGTAAGTACTCAATAAGAGGATTTGTAGATTTTTTATTGAATTGGATTGCTTCATTTATTCCCAAACTAAAAATAATATGTGAATTAACTATGTCTTCTCCTATGAGAGATAATAGTTTATTTTTTGCCTTATTAGAATAACCAGGTTTATGATGAAAGTTTGTTAATGACCAGTCCCATTCAACAGAGTTTATCTGTTTTTTTTCTGGTAAATAAGTTACAATAGCATCTTTATAAACCTTTTTATCCACTTTTACACATCCCCATCTGATATTCATTTTTATTTTTAATATATCACTTTAAGTATTTATAGTCCGTGTGTAATATTACCCCTTTCATCTATTGTCCCAATATTTTTAGCCGGGTTACCAACCATAACAGCGTGTTCTGGAACATCTTTTGTGACAACAGCTCCTGCTCCTATAAAAGCGCATTTCCCAATGGTAATTCCTGGTAAAATAGTAGCATTAGAACCAATACTGGCTCCTTGTTTTACTAATGTTTTCATATATTTACCACCTTTTGAGAAAGCAGCACGAGGATTAATGTCATTACAAAATACCATAGATGGTCCTAAAAACACATTATCTTCACATGTGACACCAGAATAAACACTTACATTATTTTGTATTTTGCAACCATTTCCTAATTTAGCATCACCAGCAATAAAACAGTTTTGTCCAATTGAACAATTATTACCAATTTCTCCACCCAAAACATGTGTATAGTGCCATATTTTAGTACCTTTGCCGATTTTAGCTTTTTCATTGATAATCGCTGTTTCGTGTGAAAAATAATGTTTCATTTTGGGAGAGATACGTGAACTTCCATTACTTTTTGGAACAAGTTGTTGATGACAACTATCCAATATTCGTAAAACAGCTAACCCTTCATTACCATTTGTTAAAGGAGTTTCTCTAGTTTTACAACAATGAATAAAATGTTCACATTCAAGTTGTAGTGGAAATTTATTTTCAGACCAGTCACATTTAACCTCTTTAAACTCGGATTTGTTGATTACTGGATGTGAACCAGGTTTTTTGCTTAAATATTTTTGACAAATGGTAAGTTTTTCTCCTCTTGGTTTTCTATCATCAAATACAATCATTCCATCAGAACCAACAACTGTTGTTCTTTGTTCTTTAAAAGGGTGTAACCAATTTACACTAATTTGAGCAAAACAATTTCCAGGAAATTCTAAATGGGTATCTGTAACATCATGAACATCTGGATGAAGATGTTTATGTCCTACACAATTAACAGTTAAAGGCTTTGCTCCATTTACTAAAGATAAAATTAAAGAAATATCATGGGGTGCAAATGACCATAATACGTTTTCCTTTTGTCTAATTTTACCAAGATTCTTTCTGGAACAATGGATATAATATAAATTTCCGATGTTTCCGTTCTTAACAAGTTCTTCTACCTTTTTAACACATGGGTGATATCTTAAAACATGACCAACCATAAGTATTTTTTTATGCTTTTCTGCAATTCTAACAAGTTCTTCCGCTTCATTTACATCCAATGATAATGGTTTTTCAACAAACACGTCTTTACCATTTTCAAGTGCCTCTTTAGAAAACTTATAATGTAATTCTGCTGGTAAAGCAATAACTACAGCTGTTATATTTTCATCTGATAAAACATCTGACCAATGAGATGTAACAATTACATCATGCTCGTTTTTTATTTTATCATGTAAACCAATGTTAATTTCACATACCGTTCGTAATGCTCCAATATTACTTAAATCTCTTAACAAATTTTTACCCCAATACCCAGAACCAATTAATGCTATAAATTTTGACATTTACTTTTATCTTTACTATTAGTCTATTAATATTTTTGTAAAATAAACGTATTAACATTTATTACCTAAGATACTGTGCCAAATAAAATAATAAAGTAAATAAAAACCAGAAAAGAAAAATCCAAATAATACTGCAACTACCTGTGATGCACCACCTTTTTTAGAATTACAATCAAAAGCTAACTTTGCAGATATAATTGAAATGATAAGAGCAATGATACCTGTGATAAAATTAAACGCATTCATATTTATATTTTTTTTCGTAAGATAATTGGTAACGTTTTCATCTCCACTAAACATCTCTTTTATTTTTTTATTTTCTTGTTTTTTCTTATTACTCACATTTAATGCATGTGATGCTATTACAAAAAATTCAATCATAATATAATTTCTTTATATTAATAAACAAGAATTTATGAGAGATGTTATAGAATAGAATATCTAAATGGCTTTGTTTGGATTAGCATGTCCCATGTGTATTATCATAATTATAGGATTATTACTTTACATACGAATAAACAATATTGGGTTTATTGAAAAATTTACAGGTGCTGAAAGATATTCACCAAGTAGATGTACCAACTTAGATTATAATACTTGTTTGCAAACATCTCATTGTGGTTGGTTAATTGATGGTAAATATAACAGTAGATGTTTACAAGGAACGCCAGTTGGACCAATAAACCCAAAATTACAACCTGATGCCGAATCTTCAAGAAGAAGAAATGTTCAATATGATAGGTGGATATACTCGCATCAAAATCCATTTATTTTTTGTTAATGTGTAAATTATAATGAATCCGTTTACTTATGTGTCCAATATTTCAAGAAATAATCAATCTAACATTGAAAAACTTAAAACTGATCAACCTTTTTATAAATCACCTGAAATAGTAGCAATCATAGTATTTGGGTGTATATATGTTTTTATCAGATGTATTGAAACATATTTAATGCCATTAATTCCAGAATTTTTAACAAGAGAAGTTTCATCATTGTTCAGATGGGGCCCAATATTAGTTCCCATTATTTTTGGTATTACATACTTTTCAAAAAAGAAAAAGAAAAAGGTTACTAGTCAGTCTACAACTTCTACATATAATTCATCAGATGAAGTTTTAAAAGAAAGAATGATGGCATGGACAAAAAAATAAGTTGTCTAAATTATCTTAAGCGTAGCTTATATAGTAAGGATGTCTTCTCCAGCACGAGCTTCTAACAATAATTTAGCCAGAGCTCTTCAAATAATTCAAGTTCATAAGGCGTTTAAAAAGACGTTTAATGAATCACCTGCACAAACTAAAATTTTTGTTGCATTTCTTTTTCCTATCATTTCTGGATTACCAGTTTATTCATTTATGTCCGCAAATCCTACAGGACAATTAGTTACATTTTCACTAATTACATTTATATTTGGATGGATATTTTACAGATTCACAACTGCATATAATGAAAAATGGGCAGTGTTAATGGCATATCTTGTAGGAACATGTTTTTGGTTTTATGTTTTTGTTAATAACTATAGAAAGGAAAGAGATGATGAAAAGGTAGGAAAAAAGTCATTTGTTTGTTCTCCAAGCGGAACTTGCACAACAGATGGTACAAAAGGTCCTTACAATGGATTAAAGAAATATGTTTACACTCCTCCTTCTAAACCAGCAAGGCCAGAAAAATGTTTTCCATATTGTATTCCAGGACAACAGTTTGATATAAGAATATCTGATAAGTTTACTTACATGTTTTGGTTAAAGATTGATTATGTTAAATGGAAAAATCCCAGTTTCTACGGTAGAGATAAAATTATATTAATGAAAGGAAATACTATTAAAAACAGCGATTTGGTTGTATGGGGATTACCGATTGATGATGCAATTCAGTTTGATGTAGGAACAGGTGGAAATAATAAACCTGTTTCACTAAGTGTAAACTTTCCATTTGATAAGTGGGTTCATTACACAGTTGTTGTAAATAACAAAGTCGTTGAACTTTATAAAAATGCAACTTTAGAACAATCTGCTATTCTTAACGGAACTATTTCATTAAAGAAAACACCATTATATTTAGGAAGAACACCCAATAATAATTATAATAAATTCCCTGGACAACTTTTGTATTTAACCTATAATAATGAAAACCTAACACCGAGTGAAATATATGATATCTACAAGTCTGAGTATTCAAAAGTTTCTGGAATGGATTTATCTGGTCATGTAACTGGAAAAAGTACATCCGAAAAATGCCCGGATTCAAATGATGATAATCTAAATGATTATTCAGATGATTTTGATGTTAATTCCTTATTTACAACAACAAGCCAAGGCGTGACATATGCAAAAAAACAAACAATTACTTCACCAAGTAGTAAACTTGAAAAATCCAAAGCAAATAGTCTAATGGATAAATATAAACAATTTTTCAATTAAAATATTTTTGGGATGGAGCAAGTAAACAGTAATATGGAAAGATTAATAAAAAATATAGTCAGAATTACATTTTTTACTAAAATTTTCTTATGTGTGTATAACAAGTAGAAAAAAATAAAATATGGGGTATAATATATTTGATATTTGAAATGTCTTCGAACACAAATCGCGCAAGAGGAAATTTAAATCGAGGCGCAAATAAAGCCAAAGGATATGTAAACCGAGGCGCCACTTATTTGAAAGGTGCTAACAAACTTGTTCTTTTTCTAGTTGGTCTTTTTCTATTACTTGTTGTTGGTATGATTGTCTACTGGATTTACAAAGCAATCATGAAAGCAAGAAAAGGAGATGATGAAAATCCAATTTTAGTTTCTGGTTCCATTGATGCAAGTGACCCCAAAAATGTAAAGTCTTGGAAACTTCCAACTTCATCTGGTTCTAACTCACCAAATATGGCATTTACTATAAGTTTCTGGATGTACATTGCTGACTGGTATTATCGCGTGGATGACCCAAAGGCCATTTTAATTAAAGGAACATCAGTAGGTAATTCTGTTTCTGGAAGCGATGCAGCACCTGGTATCTGGCTTGCCCCTGATAAAAATAATTTACTTGTTGCAACACGTGTTCTTGGTAGAAAGAAACCACAAGTATGTGACGTTGCTAACATTCCAATTCAAAAATGGGTACATGTTGCTTATGTATTAGATAACAGGACTGTTGATGTCTATGTTGATTGTAAATTAGAAAGAAGTTGTGTACTTACAGGAGTACCATTGTTGAACAACCAAAAATTACACTTATTCCCACAGAATCCTTCTTCCCCTGGGGGTCCTGGAACAACTGATGGCCAAACAGGATTTTTGGGACAGCTATCAAGTCTCCGATACTTCTCTCATGCACTTAGACCGGTAGATGTCGCAAGAATTTGCAATGAAGGTCCTCATGCTACTAAGGGAGCACCTACCAAAGACCATCATCCCGACAGTGGGGGAAGTGGTAAATGTCCTCCTCGTGTGTTCCGCGATCTTCGCAAGGTAAAGAGACAACTTGTTACAATCACAGATGAAGTGAACGATGCACTAGATGCAGAAGGACATGGTCGTAGACACAGAGACCCTCTATGGGATATTCAGGTTCGCGGCGAACAGCGACCAAGAATTACAAGAATTAATGGTGGTGGAAATGATAATGTTCCTGGTTCTGGACAAGGCTGGATATGCAATACTTTACATGGAACTTGTTCTCCCGGTGGACATCCTGGTGCTCCAGGTGTTCATGGTAATCAACAAGAATGTAACCAAAATTGTTTTGCAACTGGTTTTGGCCCCCAAAAAAAAAACTAAATAATACAACTACTGAAAATTATTGTAATCCCGATAAGGTAAATGTTCAAGATAGCTGTCCTACAGGAGTGTATGATGACCTTCGTAAAATAAAAAATCAACTTGGTGATATATCCGATGAAGTAGCTGATGCACTAAAAGCGCAAAAACATTATAGAAAACCCACATGGGATATTCGAGTTCGTAGTAAACAAAAACCATATATTGGTGGTCCAATCGGTGGAACAACAACAAAAGAAGATTTTGAAACAGAATATGAAAATATAATTACTCAAGACGGAAAACACAAAAGAATATGCATGATTGACCAACATATAAAACCATTTGTACCAAAAGTTGAAGGAAGTTGTCAAGGACCCAATCAACCAGTTGGAGATGGTGGGTGTAATAACCAATGTTCGAGTAAATTTCCAGGATTTAACTTTTATCGTTCTGATTTAAAAGGGTGTGTTAAAGATTATTGTTACAAACCAACTAATAAAGCAATGAAAGATACATGGTTTACGGGTCAATGTAATGTTCAACCTCCTGCACAAACACCTGCCATAGATATTCAATGGACAGTAGGTGATGGAAATCCAGGAGATAAATATGAATATGCTGTAACATGTAAAAATAATAATGGAGTAGAGTCTGATAAGATGATATTTGGGACAGGAACTGGTGATAACTTACGACCATATGTTTATGTGGTTGATGAGAGAGGGTACCAACCATCTTTTTGTTGGAAATCATTGCCTAATTGTGATAAAAATCATAGCAGAGTGTTATACCAAAAATTAAATGACGGAGAATGGACGAAAGTAAGAGAAGTGCCACAAAATATTAGTCTATCAACAGGTGTTAGTGGAGGTCCAGTTGGTATATGTACTTGGTTAGGACCTGGCTCCGCATTACCACCTGCGGATGGTTGGATAAAGTATCCTGGAAAAGATATGGGTGGTAATGATATTGGATGTTCTTGGATGCCAATGTCCGATTATAATAATCTTGACAAGCTGAAAAAGAATTGTCTTGATAGAAACTGTGTTGGGTTTATAAAAGTAAAACAAAAAGGAAATAATAATAATACATTTTTGTATTGTCCGAAAAATAAAGCAGGTAAAAACTATTTAACAAACTATAATTTCAATTATTGGGATTCAGGAGATGCTTATGTCTATTATAAATAATTATTTAATAACATAAAATAAAATGAAAGATATTCCAATTGAGTTTATGCCAGGGTTTTGGGTGTCAATACCAGCTGGTATTGAAGGAAAAGGCTCGGGTTTTTTACTTGCTGAAAATATTAAATCTGTATTTTCTGTTAATTGTACTGTTCCTCCTTCGCAAGATTTTCAAAGAAGTTGGACTATTATTACAATGACCGAAAATGAGTTGAAAAAACCAAGTTATATTAATGCGTTTACAAGAATTATATCAGAATCATGGTTAGATTCCAGATCTATCATAATTGTTGGTTCTGAACAATCAATTGTTATGATTCTTAAATCATTTTTAGTTAGCGTTGGTGGTATTAAAGAGGAACATGTTATGAAAATTATAATGTCTAAAACTGGGTAAATATTACAATATTTATTAATATGAAAAAATGATTAATAAATAAAGCGTACTTCATAATATAACACAAGATGAATGATATAAAAAAACTCATGAAAGAAATTAACAAAATTGACGAAGACGGTAAAGCAAAAGAACCATCAAGTTTTACAGTATTTAAGATATTCACAGATGGTAGCAATACTGACCAGGCAAAAACTGTTAGAAAAAAACATCTTCGTCGTGGTGGTATTGGAATTTATCATCCTGATAGCAATACCCGTATCGCAGAGCCATTCCCACTTCCAAACCCTACAAATAATAGGGCAGAGTACTGGGCATGTATCAGAGCTTTAATGTGGGTTCTTGAAGAAACTGAACATTTGGGTTTAGAAAAACAGTCGAAACTAAAAGTTATTTTGTATAGTGATTCAATGTTACTCATTAATTCTATGACAAAGTGGCTTCCTGGGTGGAAAAGAAGGGGGTGGAAAAAGTCTGATGGTAAACCTGTTTTAAATAAGGAATTAATTGAAGAGTTTGATAAGCTTATTACAAATAGGTTACCATTAACCACTTTTGTAAAAGTGAAAGCTCATCAAAAAAAGCCAAAAGACCCAAAAAAGGTTTGGTTATGGAAAGGTAATTTTATTGCCGACAAATTAGCCGAAGAAGGAAGAATGATTGCCCAAGATCAATAAACTTAATATTTTAATAGTAAACTATAAAATTACAACTTATAATACAACTTACTTTCTACGGCGCTTTGCAGCATCTGCAATAGAGGTAAATGTATTACATCGAGTTCTCTTGCGAGACCTGGACATTTTTGGTTCAGACCCTTCAGAATCAGCTTCATCATCTGTTTCAGGAACAAATTCTTCTCCTGAATCTTCAATAACAAGTTTTGCATCGTCACTATCTGACGATACGTCTGCTTCTGTTGGAGAATCATCAATAGGTGGTTCCTCTTTGTTTTCCGGTTCAACATTCTTTTTAAAACTACTTGACCGAATACTTGCAAGTGTTCTTGAAACATCAGTAAGATGAATACGAACAGGTGCTGTAGACGGAATTGGTTGAGGAACTTTGGAAACAGTTTTTGGCTCTAGGCCAGAAGTTGAAACCTGAGAATATCTCATCGTAACATTTGATGGAACAGAACTTGAATAAGTTCTTGGAACACCATTTGAAACAGGTTGTGTAACAGTTGTAACAGTTGCATTAACAGGTTTACGTCCACCGACAACAATTTTCCTTTCTGGGTATAAAGCGTAGTAATGTTGCTTTGACTGCCTGACAAAATGATTGTAAGACACATCATAGCGAAACTGCTTTTCCAAAAAGTCAGTTTTAGCCTTTTCTTTGTTTCTTAATCGGTTATGGAGAAATGTAGTATATTGCAGAAGAATGTTAATATCAGTAAAATTTGAAAAAGACATTGTCTTTTCGAATTTCTTGACAATCACGTCTCCAGAAATAACATCTGAAAATCTATCCTGGATATACTTGTCTACCATTTTTTTCCGAATATGAAAAGGAATTGATTCATATGTTGAAAACGGGATATCAAAAACATACGTGCTCATATGATTCACAAGGAAGTCAACGAGCCTTGTATGTGCTTCTTCCAGTAGATGAACTTTTTCAGGTACATGGCTTTGTGCTTCAATATAAAGAATTCTATCTGCCTCTTTTAAAATATCAAGAACATATACAATAAGTCGCTTTCCTTCGGACAATAAGTGTCTTTCACTAAGTTCGTTATTGTGCCCCAGTACATAAATTGGATAAATACCACCCTTAAAGTGAATAAGCTTAGAATATTGCTTTGTAATGTAACAATTAAGTGACAAAATACAACGAACTTTTAAATCTGACAATGGTCCTCGATGGGCCAGTGAAAGACGAATATTGTCACACAAAGGGTGAACAACTGTAATCATTGCTTCAGTATTGGTTTTTGATGCCATTTTACAGGATTTATTTAAGAATACTATAATTTAATAATCAATTTTACTTAACATTTTTATTTACAACATCTCTTTTTGCATAATATGACAGAGCGTTCTTGGCAGAATTTTGCTCTGCTTGTTTCTTAGAGCGTGCATGTCCTCTCCCAACAATAGTTTCTGAGTTTGGTTCAAGAACATAAATGTAAAAACATTCATTTTCATATTTTTCTTTCAGGTAAATTGGGTACGCTCCGTTAAAATTTTTCTGGAAATACCACATCAATTGGTCTTTTGAATTTTCGTCTTTAATAACTAATTCAACCATATCTACATATTTTTCAATTATCGTTATAATAAATCGTCTAACAACTTCATACCCATACGCGGGGTTTACTTTTTTTGCAAAATCAACAAACATAGAACCAATAAATGATTCAAACGTGTTTTCTAAGATTCTAGGATTAGTCCTTCCCTGGCAACCAAACTCAACATGATATGAAACCAATAAGTAGGGAGAAAGGCCTAGTTTTTTTGCCAAAAAGGATAAATTCTTTGTTTTTACTAGTTTACTTCTAAGTTTTGTAAGAAATCCCTCATCTTGGTCAGGGTATCTTTCCCACAAATAATATGAAACAGCTCCTTGAAGTTTAGCATCTCCTAACCATTCGAGTCTCTCGTTAGACTTGGTTTGCAAAGGGATTATATTGTCAGGAGAACCTCTTCGAGTATGACCATTGCTGCTGTTGCTACTTGTACTTCCTGTGTCACTTCCATCAGAGTAATCAACTTTTGAAACATATGATTTATGTACGAAAGCTCGTTGCCAAATAGATAAATCATTTATTTCAATTTTAATGTTACCCTTTGCGAGAATATCTTGAATTTCCTTTTTAGTAATCAAGGTATTGTTCGGGTTTAATGTTGTGTGCCACTTTTTAGCTTTACCGTTTGTTTTACTGTCCGTTGGACTGGTGGTGTGGTTATTTATCTCATTTTCCCTAAAAGTTTTTTCTTTCGGAAAATGGGATACGGATCTTCTGTCAATTTTCATCATTATTAAAAAAAGGTAGTGGGGTATATATAATTATATAATATCCTTTATATATTTTTTTTAAAAAACTTAAACTATATAAAAACATTTGTTTCCTTTATATATATTTATAATGAAGTCAATAGCGAATAGAATACAATACTCTAAAAGCAAAGGTAAAACTGCATTTCATCGTTCGCACCCATTTGAAAAAAGAAAGAGTGAAGCTGAGAGGATATTGAAAAAATATCCTGACAGGGTTCCAGTTATTGTACAACGGGTTGAAAATAATGACGCTATCCCAGATGTTGATAAGAAAAAATATCTAGTTCCAAGCGATTTAACCGTAGGACAGTTTGTATATGTTATCAGAAAAAGAATAAAGTTAAACCCAGATCAAGCCATTTATGTCTTTGTCAATAACACTCTTCCACCAACTGCTTCTCTCATTTCGCAAATGTACAATGAACACAAAGACGAGGACGGATTTTTGTATTTTTCGATATCCGGGGAGTCAACTTTTGGCCATAATTAAGGGTAAAATACTTTTATTTTATTCTCGGTTCAATAAAATAATGACATAAGGTAGAAAGCACATTCGGATATAAATAATGTGTTATCTCCCAGCATTGTTAAAAATTGTTGTTGAAAAAGGTGGTAATATTATTGATTATAATAGAACTGATATATTAACAGCAAGGGCACGATTTGAGTGTTCAGAAGGTCATGAATGGGAAACAAGAATTGGGAGAGTTTTAAAAGAAAATAGTTGGTGTAGAAAATGTAAAGCTAAAAAAGCTGGGTTAAATAAAGTTGAATTTACACTTAAGGACTATCACAAAAAAGCAAAAGAATATGGAGGAAAATTTCTTTCAAAAAAATATGTCAAAAGTACACATAAATATAAATGGCAATGTAAAAATGGACATATTTTTAAAGCCACTTGGGGAAATGTTCGGCATAACAAATGGTGTAAACAATGTCAATATTTAACAATTGAACAAATGAATGAATATGCTGAAAAAAGAGGAGGTAAATGTTTATCAGAAAAATATGTTAATATCAAAACTAAACTAAAATGGGAATGTAAGTATGGACATCAATGGGAAGCGAGAGCTTCTATTATAAATCAAAACAACTGGTGTCCTAAATGTAAAGATTCAATGGGTGAAACTGTTTGTCGTAAAATATTAGAATTTTTATTTAAAAAACCTTTTCCTAAAAAAAGACCAACTTGGTTAAAATATAAACGAAATCTTGAATTAGATTGTTATAATAGAGAACTTAAAATTGCTTTGGAGTATAACGGCGCTCAACATTATAATGAAAATACCTTTTTCGATAATAATTTAAAAGAAAGGAAAGAAATGGATGCTTTTAAAGTAAAAAAATGTGCTGAGAAAAAGATTTTTCTTATTGTTGTTCCATATACCATAAAATCAAACAAGTTATATACATTAATTCGTAACAAATGTTTACCGTATCTTACCAGAGAAACTCCAGAAAATATAGATATTTGCGAATTGGAAATTAAAGACCCAAAAACAGAAAGATTAAACGAATTACAAAAAATGGCAGAAGAAAAAGGTGGAACGGTTATTTCAGATAGATATATTAATAATACCACAAAAATAAAATTTTGTTGCAAGGAAGGTCATGAGTTTAAGAGTACTTTTTCTGTAGTATTATCAGGTTCTTGGTGTTCAAAATGTGCCTTTAATTGGTTCAGAAATATAGGTTTTGAAAAAAGTAAAGAATTTGCCAAAGAAAATAAAGGAACGTTATTAAGTGTTGATTATGACAATGCAAAAAAGAAATTAGAATGGAAATGCAAAAATGACCATGTTTTTAAAAGGAATATTGATAATATGAAAAATCGCAAGAATTTTTGTCCTGAATGCAAGGACGGTATACAAAAAACAAATCTTCTTAGTTTAAAATTTTAACATTTTATCACATATTAAAAAAATTGAACAAAATTCCCAAAGGAAAATATAACAATTGGTTACATGCATCGCTACAGCGATATATGCAATAACTGTAAGCGTGAGGGCTTTCCCTGCTCTCAGGCTTGTTTGAATTGGGACGTGGAGGTCACGATCGCCGCGGACACTGGATACTGGCCTGGGACAAGGCGCCCGTACACTTACGATTGGGAGCTGGCGTTGTCCGATTCCGACCCCGAGTCTGATTATGATGATTATTACTATCATGAACAGGAACACCTTCGGATGGAAGATGTCTATGGTGCGGATGAACTGGAAGAAAGGGACGCTTGCCGATGTGCTGCGGTGGAAAAGTCAAAGCGCCGCAAGGCGTCTCTTGGCCTAACCGCTCAACGCGCTGCGGCAAGGTTACGTCAGCGCAAGGCGCGCGAAGAGCGCAAAATGCAACGCAACCAGGGAATCAAGGCGACCGCGGTGGCTTTCTCTGCTCCTGTTTCTACCACCAAGTCAAGTGACACTCCGAAGAGTCGCAAGGCTGCTGGGCGAACGGGGCGGAAGGAACGCCACCGCGGTCGGGCGGGTCGGTCGGGCCGGACACGCCGGCGATAAATGTTTCCGGTGTCAGTGAGGAACTTACCCAAATGGGTTATTTCTTGCCGGATGGAAGCATAATAGTTTAAGATTAAATGTCCATGGGTGTAATAATATAAAGAAAACAAAGCTTATATCAAAATGGAAAACCTAACTGAATTATTTGGTAGGGATGTTTCACAAATTATTACATCAAAACTATGTTATCAAAAGTGTATTTTTGAAAATTGTTATAAAGAATCATCGATGTTAAATAAATATTGTAGAAGACACTGGTGTGTAGATGGACATCCAACAACTCAAAGAAAATACAGAGGATATTGTTCAGATTGCTTTGATAGAATAATAAAAACAGATAAAGATAAGTATTTACATATTGTAACTAGAAAAAATATATTTTAGATATTAAATAAAAAATATTATATTTAATAGTATAATTGGTATACCATGAAATATAATCATTTCTTTAGGAATAACCTTACAAATATTGCAATATGTTTAGCAGTTTTATTTTTGGTATATTATTTGTTTTCAAATTATAGATTCGCCTATAAAACACCATTTGGTTATGTTGAACATTTAACTGATAATCCAAATTGTAAAACATTTAATTGTTCTAGTGTACATGGACCATCTGGAACTATTTATAAACCATGTGTATCAGGTGACCCAACATGCAAAGATGGCCAACGATGTAGTGCTTGTGTATCATCCAGCACAAATCCTTCATGTACTGGAGGAGATGGTAACTGTACTCCTGTTGGAGGAGACCCTTATTATCAACCTGCAACAAAAACAAAAAATTATCTTAAATGTTGTCCCGGTAGTGAACAAAAATTAGGCACGTGGGATAATACAGGTAGATATTACTATAAATGTGTTTCTACATGCACACCAGATGGAAAGGATTCGTGGGAGTCAGGAAAACATATGACTTGTTGCCCTGGTACAAAAGAGTTTTTAAAAGTTTGGAAAAAAGGCGATACTGCAAGATTTAGATGCTGTAAACCAGCTGGATCTGGACCAGGACCAGATCCAGGATTTACATGCAAAACAGATGTTGATTGTGCTGACCATGGACAATGTGGAAGTGGTGATTGTATTTGCCAAAGTGGAAAATGTATACCCAAACCAACTAATTGTCCAACAGTACCTTGTCCATCAGGACAAACATGTCAGAACGGAACATGTATACCAAGTGGTGGAGGAGGAAGTTGTCCAACAGTACCCTGTCCATCAGGACAAACTTGTCAAAATGGAACATGTATACCAAGTGGTGGAGGTGGTAGCTCGCCTGATATTCAAAGTCAACCCGGTAGTACTATTCAAATAGTTAATAATACTAGTGAAGAACCACTACATGTTTTCCTAGGAACAAAGAATGATAAATGGACAATGACTAACCCTGGTGGAAATGGTGCAATTTATGAAGCGGTCAGATGGGGTAGTTCACAAGATTTAATCGCTTGGGATCCAATAGGCGCTGGTAACATATCAGAAGCTATTATACCAAAAAATGGCTATATAATTCTAAATCTCCCAAAGGATATGCATGGATCAGCATTTAGAGTAACACCCCTTAAGTTAAAAAATAATGATTATTATCCATTAAAACTTTCAGCTGTTGCAAGAAGCAAAGTTATGAAACAATGGCCAATATTGCTAGAAGGGGGAGAAGATGTAGTAGCAGATTCCAGCGCGGTGGATGGAATTAATTTTAGAATGAAATATGAATTAACTGGAAAAAGTGGTGTTGAAACTATGGAAATACATAAAAATCCATGTGCTGGTTTAGATCCAAAGTACCAGTTGGAAGTTGGATGTCGCAACCCAGCGTTAATTGACTGTTCAAGTCCTACATGTGATTGTAAACCAAATAGTCAGAATTGTAAGTTTAATGATTGTTCTGAAAAATTATTCAATATTCCACCTGGTTTACAAATATATAAAACAACGTATGATGGTGGTAAACCTGCCAATAACGAAGTTGTTAAACCTTTTATAAATAAAACTACTAATCTCAAAGATGGTTCTCCACTGAGAAGATACTGTAATGATATACAAGAAAATTCAGGAGATTTTACAGCTTATTGTTATGACTATAATGATGTTGGTTCTTCACCCTGGTTATCACCACCTTATAAAATGAAAGTAACATATATGGATTTGTAAATAATTTTAAGAATAATATAAATGGATACAAATCTAAAATATCCAAAATTAATAAAAGATAATAGGTTCTGGGAACTTATTATTTCTCAAAAAGGGGATAATGTACATATCAAAACAAGATATGGAGTTATTGGTGGAAAGATTACAGAAACAAAAGGACAATCATTTACTAAATCAAAAGCACAAACTTTTGCTAAAAAGAAATTTACTGATAAAATTAGAAATGGGTACAAACCTGAAAGCGGTCTAAAAATAAAAAATACTCAAATTAATAAATTTGTTAAACCAATGGGTGCTGTTCTTCTGGAAAAAAATGAACATAAAATAATATTTCCAGCAGACGTCCAACCAAAATTAGATGGCTTTAGAGGAATTGCTATTCAAAGAAAATCTAAAGTTGTAATTGTTTCCAGGAATGGATTACCATATCCACATCTGGAAAAAATAAAAAAACAATTAGAAACATTTCCTTTGATAAAAAAAGGATATCAATTAGACGGTGAGTTATATTTACACGGGCAATCACTAGGCGAACTAAGAAGTGTTTTAGGAAGAAAAAAACTTAATAGTAATAAAGTTAAAGAACTTGAAAAAAAGATAAAATATTGTGTGTTTGATTTTATTTCTGAAAACATTCCATCTGAAAAAAGACTTAATATGTTACAAAATGCATTTAAGTCTTGGAAGTCAAACTTGGTCCATCTCATAAAAACAAAAACAGTCAGATCAATTAAAGAAGTTAATGTACTACGAAATAAGTATATTGAAGAGGGATATGAAGGAATAATTGTCAGAAATAAACAAGGGTTGTATACCTCTGGAAAAACTTCTTCTGATGTTTTTAGATCCAAAGACTTTAAAAAGAATGTGTTTAAGATTGTTGGAGCTTTAGAAGGTAAAGGTAATAATAAAGGAACAGTTATATGGAAATTACAATGTTTGCATAACAAAAATAAAACATTTACTGCAAAACCAATGGGTACAAAAGAAGAAAGAACTCAATTATATAAAAATAAGGAAAAATATATAGGATTAAAGATACACGTGAAATATTTTGAACTTGACAACAAAACCGGTTGTGTTTCAAGACATCCTGTTGCCTTAAAAATAAATAATTAAATTTTAATCAAAAATACCAAAATGTTGCTTAATACTTTGTTTGCTAATTAATTTTAATGGTAACAAAAATGAAACTAATTTTCTTTCAACATAAATTATTACCAATAAGATTAATGCTGACACACTAAGCCACGTATACATACTAACATCGTATGTTTTATGTAAATACTCACCTATAAAAGGAATGTAATATGTGGGTAAGAAATAAGCAAATGTGATAACAACTGTAAATATTAATAATTGTTCATTTGTGTTTTTTGAATGTCGAATTACAATAACAAATAACCAGTATAACACAAACACGTTTATAACAAGACTTGATAATAAGTGGTACCATTTAACATTAACCTGTGAGTATAAATCGTAAAAGAATGGTAATTCATCAGGATAGAATATTGAAGTTAATGTTAATACAAGTGCTATAATGTCAATGTTTGGTAAATAATAAATTAAATATGGTTTGTTATATTTGTAAATAAAAAATGGAACAATTACCAAAAATATTATTAAAAATATACTAACTCCTATAATCCAATTATATGAATAAAGTTTATTTTCATTTATAAGTTTTTCTTCTTGTTTTAAATAATTTTGTCTGGTATTATTGATTTGTTTAATCGTACTTTTAATTTTATTCATTATTTATAAGTAATATATTAATAATGAATAATATTATTGTTTTGTATGATACTGAATTTACAGCATGGGAGGGAAGCATGAAACGAAATTGGTCCAAAAAGAATGAATATAAGGAACTTGTTCAATTAGCAGCTTTAAAGGTAAGAATGAATAATAAAATCGAAATAATAGATAAACTCAATATTATAGTAAAACCTGTTAAAAATCCAGTATTATCTCAATATTTTATTAATTTAACTGGAATAACTAATAATAATATAAAAAATAAAGGAGTATCATTTAAAAAAGCCCTCGGTGATTTTTATTCATTTTGCAAACATAATAATAAATTAGTTAATGTTTATTCATATGGAAATGATTATACAATATTAAAAGAAAATATGAACTATAATAAAATTCCTAAAAAATCAAAATTTAGAAAGTGGGAAGAATTCTTTTTTGATATAAGACCAATTTTTGATTTTCACGGAATTAATACTAATAAATATACAAGTGGAACTGTTTATAAATCATTAAATATAAAACCAAAAAATCCTATTGTTCATAATGCCATGTGGGACACAATGTCTCTTTTTTTAACAATAAAAGCTCTTCAAAATAAAAGCTCCTTGTAAAGATAAATTAAAATAATATATACATAAATTTATACCAGTAATAATGAAGAATATCTACATATTGTACACAGGTGGTACAATTGGCATGGAAAGAAATAAGAAAGGAGCCTTAATTCCTTCAAGAAAGTTTATAAAACAAATAATTGATCGGTTAAAAATTAATAGACACTACAAAATAAAACACACATTTGAAGCTCTAGATCCATTATTAGATTCATCAAATATGAAACAAAAGAATTGGATTATTATGGCAAATCATATTCAAAAAAATTATAATAAACACGATGGATTTGTTGTAATACACGGTACTGATACAATGGCATATACGGCATCAGCTTTATCTTTTTTGTTACAACATTTGAATAAACCAATTGTTATAACAGGGTCACAATTACCTATTATTAATTTTAGGACAGACGGACTAAATAATCTTGTTGACTCAATAAAAGTAGCAACATTACCTATACCAGAAGTTGTTTTGTGTTTTGGAAGTTTTATTTACAGAGGCTCAAGAGTTAGTAAAACACATTCAGATGATTTTCAAGCATATGAATCTCCTAATTTTCGTTATTTAGGACATATTGGTGTAACTATTAATATTAATAAGTATTTGTTAAATAAGAAAACTAAAAAGAAATTAGAAACATTAAAAAAATATGTTAGTAAAAAAATATTTATGTACACTGTTTTACCTGAACATAATTCTCCATATCTTAAACATTTACATGAATTAAAGTTAGATGCATTAATTATTCGTGGATATGGAATAGGAAATGTTCCTTCTGATAAACCCTTTTTAGATGAAATAAAAAAAATAAATAATAGTGGAACAGTTGTTGTTGCTACAAGCCAGTGCATGTATGGTCGTGTTGATTTATCAACTTATGAAACAGGTTTAGAACTAAAAGAACTTGGAATCGTTGAAGGTGCTGATATGACAATTGAAGCAATATATGCCAAATTATGTTATTTACTAAATAAGTATAAAGATAAAAAAACAATTATAGAAAAATTCTCTGAAAACTTAGTCGGAGAACTTACTTCGGGTGATACCGTTATACATGATGAGTTTTCAAATCTTATACCAGCCCTTTGGTCTTCATAAAAATATATCCAATTACATATTAAAGATAAAATGACCAGTTATTTAAAATCATTTGCGATGGCAGGCTCAGTTGTTGCTGGGATACAATATCTTGCAAATAAAGTAGACCCTGCATTAGCAGGTGTATTATCTGGAATCCCTATTAGTATCCCTTCAATGTTGTTAGTAAATACTGCAAAAGATAGCAAAGAATTTATATGGGATGCAAGTTTAATGATTACTGTATTAACAATTGTTACTTATTTAACATGGTACTTATATGTTAAACGAGGAGTATCAAAAGAAAAATCAGTTGCTATTAGCATGGGCATATGGTTTGCATTTGCAATGTTGTATTATTTTATTGTTGCTAAACATAAATAGAGCTAATAATAAAAGTTCCAATATTTATTATATTCTTTAGAATTTAAGGGATTATCCCATGGGCCAGACCTAGTACTTGGTGGGGGGTTATATATAGTTGGTCCATTTTTCTTATATTCAGAATCATATATTAATTTAATGTCATTAATTATTTTTTGTAATATTTTTTGTAAAATATCAAGGTTTACCTGAAATCTATAATCTGCAATTACAGTAGATGGAAATGAGTGTATTATAGATTGCATGTGATTTAACACACTTCTTTGTAAAGCTTCCGCTATATCTATTGTTTGATTTGGAATTTCTTGTCCCAACTTTGCTGATTCGTAAACTCGAACTAATTGATTTGCAGAAATAAGAGCTTCTTTAAAATTTTTTGTATCAAATCTTGCAAAAGGACACATTTTTACAAATACTTTTACTAAAGCTGGGTTCATATACAAAACAGAATCATATGTCTTACTAAACACCAAGTTAAATTTTTTATTCATTTTATCAGAAAGCTTATCTAAATTTTCATTGTCCACAATTTCTGTTCCTATTTGTTCCATTCTACCTCTTTTTAGTAAAAAATAGGATACACAAACAGCAAATATTACCGAGTAATATGTGTTAATTGCTAAATTAGATCTTACTAAAATAGTAGTAATAATAATTCCAATAAAAATAACTTTTAATAATAAATCAGCTGAGGCATTATTTAATAATTCCACTACATTTTCATAATAATTACTAAAATATGTATCATCCTCTTGTTCATTTGGTGCACTATAGCCATCATTTGATTTACTGGGTATGTGAAAATTATGAAAATCATGTTGATAGACATCAATCGAATCATGAAACATGGTAAAAGAAGAATCATGGTGAGAATGTTGTCCATGTATTTGAGTACTTGTATCACTTGAACTTTTTGATTCTTTATCACCAGTGCTTTGTTTAGAACGTCTGTGTCTAACAGACTTTAAATTTTTTTTTAGGTTTCTATGATGGTGCTTATCTTTTAATTTGTGAATTATATGATTTGAATGTTTATGGTGAACAGACATAATTAACTTTAACCTTAATATATTAAGAACTCAAAAAAACAACCATAAATAATAAAGACATAAATATAAAAAAAACACCAATATAAACCATTCTATCTTTTACAATAAATACATTTGCATAAACTTTAGCTTTTTCTTGAAAGTTCATATTTTTTAATTTGTCTTGTTTTATTAAATGTAATAAATCAACAAAAACAGCAACTACTGTTAAAACTGTTCTATTTATTATTTCACCAAGTGGGAGATTATAAAATCTCTTGCTATCTGCTCGTTGTAATAAATATTGATTTGCTTTATTACCAAGGTGTTGTAACTTATCTTTTCCTCTTGAAAGCATCATTGTATTGTAATCTGAATAAGAAAACAAAGTTTTATCATTTAATATATTTGTAGGAACAGATGTTCCTTTTTCGTTTTGACGTTTTGCATAGGGAGTTGATGGTAATTGTGGTAAACTCCTACCAAGATTAGGATTTTTATAACTTGTTATACCAGCTGTTCCACCAAAGGCATCTGGTGTTCCTTCTATGTTTGGATTTACAACAGTTGGTGTAATTACAGCTGGCCCATCGGTAGGAAGTTTATTAGCCCAATCTTGTTCCCAAGCAGGTGGTTTAACACCGGGTGTTTCGGATGGTTGCAGTATCGTAAAAGACATCGTAAAATAACTAAACAATTACTTTTATTCCTTATACTATACCAATAATTCCTTTAAAAAAATGAATTCGAGAAATAACAAAAACTTTAAAAATTATGTTACAAATGCTTATATACTTAACGTAAATGAGGTATATAAAGACTGCAATCCACCAAGAAATAATTTTGTTTATAATCAACCAGAGCCAATTTATGCAAATAACTGTAACCCAAAAATAAATTATCCATGCCCTGTCCCAAATAATATTAGATGTTGGAAGGAACCATCGATAAATCAAAGAAATGAAACAGTTTTTAATAATATTCAACGGGGAGGAGTTATATGTGAATTTAAACCAAGAACTTACATAAATACTAAAATAAGTTCCAGAAATTTAACTGAATTCGTAAGACCACCATGTGACTATATTCAAGATGTTGAAACCGAATTTTATTTAATACATGGTGAAAGCTCAAGTTGTTCTAAGTATTGGAAAAATAGACATTTTAAAGAAACTTAGTATCTATTCCAGCAAATAGAAATGTTATTATGATTGTTATAAATACTTGTATCATTACAATAATTTTAGCAATATGTGTTTCTGGTGTAATATCTCCAAAACCTAATAAAGTTTGTGTAGATGTTGAAAAATAAAAAGAATCTACCCATCCTAAATGATGGTCTCCTCTTCTATAAAAACCTTTATTGCCTAATAATTTATAAATTAATGCAAATATAATAGTTGAAACAACCATTAACTTTAATGAATTTGAACTACGTAATAATTTAATTATATGCATTACTTAATATATAAGTATATTGGAAAATATAAAAACAAAAAGGTTGTAAATGCTTGTGACGCAACTATAAATTTTGCTATTGGTGTTTTGGGTTTCATATCAGGATCTCCCAATAAGGTTTGTGTGATACTAGAAAAATAAAGATTATTTATAAATGTATTTTTGTGGTCATTATAATGAATATGGTGATTTCCTAATATTCCATAAATAATGGCATATATGAAAGTTGCAACAATTATCATTGGAATTGTGTAATGAATCATCTTTATTTTCTATAATATTAAGTTATAATTTTACTTAGATCTCCAATATTTCCTCTGTATTGAAAATGTGCAACATCTCTAAATCCACTTCCTCCTAAACTTTTTGCAATTTGAACAACATCCGGTTTATTATCACCTGGTCTGTGGGATGAAGTAAGACTAACATCAAATTCTTTTTTACGGTGGTCATAATACCAAATAACTGCAAAGTCTGCGTCACGATGTTGACTGGCCATATATTTTCCAACTCGTTTTGTCAAACCAGGTTGTGCATAGTTAAGTACATATACCTTATAACTTCTATTATTAGCCTTAAATGTAGCTGGTTGTGCTTTGGAAGCAATTTCTAATTTCATATTTTCAGCAAATCTTTCCATAACTTGTCCCAATACTGCCAAAAAATTAAGACCTTGTAAACTTGTTCCATCTGTTAAAAAAACATGTAAATCTCTGAATAATGTAACAGGGTTTGTATTATATTCAGGTTTTGTTTGATTTTTTATAAACTTAACAGCAAAAGCAGTATTAATTGGACTTGGGTCTGGTAAATATTTTAAATATAATTTTGCATCTCCACTATCTATAGATTGGACAATGTATGGTACCTTTTCGTCTGGGTAGAAGAATTTCCACACAGCAGCACATGCAGCATGACTTGCAATTTCTCGCGAACCAGTATTTGTAATAAATGCATATGGCAATTTAGCAACTTCATCTGCCCTGTGGTTATCTATTGTGATAAAGAAATTTGAAATATTGTGAATATGTTCTATAGTTTCTTTATTGTATGATAAATCAACCACAATTACATTTTTTCCTGTTATTTTACTTTCGACTGCTTTTATTTCTCTGGCAATTCCAAATTTTTGAAAGTTGGGATTAGTACCAATTATTGTTATTTGTTTATTTATTTCCCCACCATCTGTTACATAATCCCAAGCAATATATCCAGATATAACACCATCTGCATTTGATTTATGAAAAATAATAACATCAAAAGATTTTTTCTGTTCTTCTGTAAATTGTCTAGAAAATTCAACAGCATTCTCTAAGCTTTTTTCATATTCCTCTTCTGTTTTATATTTTGACCAATTCTCTCTTGGTTCTTTTCTTGGAAATAAAGTATTAGAAGAATTAGTAGCAAGGCGTATTATTCTGTCATAAAAACGATGCATTTCTTTTGCATCTCCAGGGTTATTGGCATAATTATTTTTTGCCTTTTGTAATTTATTTTTAATATTTTTATTACTCATTGTTTAACCTATATTAGATTGTTATGAGTTATTATAGATTTTTTTCCATTATAAAACCACCGGGTGTTGCTCTATGTACTTTATATTTAAACTTATTATACAAACATATTGCTGGTATATTTCCATGCTCTACAAATAATAATATTCTTTTCTTTTTTAAACATTTTACGTATTCGTGACATTTTTCCAATAGAAACTTTCCATAACCCTTTTTTCTTTTTCTCTGGGAAACACAAAAATTATAAAGATAACAGTCATTTTCTGTAACACCCTGTTCTTTGATATTAGAATATGACTTAATATCTGACGAGTTCAATAATTCTTTGGTGGGACATAATAAAAATGAAATGGCAACAATTTTCTTTTTTTCATCTAAAGACGTCGCTACAATTGTAGTGTCTAATAGTTCCATATCGTCATCACTTTCTTTATCAAATGATTTTTCCCAAAGTTTTCTTATTCTCTTCTTCTCACTTGGTCTGAGATTATTTTTCGAAAAAAATTTACTTTCGTGCTGATTTGTTTTTGTTGTTTTTTGTAAGTCGTTTTCCATTTATAATATTTGTTGTATGATATTATAACTGACTAACTTGGTCTTAAGCAATTATGGATTTCTCAGTTCCTCTTCCAAGATTAGATTATGACGAACATGGTGTAATAAGACAGGATTATAAATATTCCGACGACTTAATTAACCCTCGTAATTGGAAAGAAGATGTAAGTGATTTTGCAGGACGCATTAACGAATATATTGACCAAAGAGATAGATTTGGTGATATTCGTTCTAGAGAACTAAGAGAAATAGGACTTCCATTGGGGGAAGCAAGAAAAACAATAGATGTTTTTCAGACAATGTCTGGAGATATTTTAAATAACAATATCTTAATAAATATCGGAAAAACAATCGAAAAACAATATGAACATTACACTCCAGTTGCAGGTACTCCAATTTCTCAAAATGTTACAACGAGCATTATTGATGTTGATAGGCTACCAAGAGAAATATCAAATTATCTTATAGATACATCTTCCATTGGAAACAGTCTAAGCAATGGAATATCACTTTTAGTGTCTCCAGATAAAATTGAATACAATACAAAATTTATTGCGGATAATGATTATTATGGTGGAAGAGTGGTTGGAGAAAACCCAGACATATCTAAATATGGATTATATCCAGAAATTGTGGGAACAGATGTAGCAAAGATGACAAGTAGTTCAACCGACATGACATCAGTTGCATTTACTTCAGGTGGATTATTTGGTTGGAAATTTGTTACTCCACAGCAAAGAACTGTTGGAAGTGCTGGAGATTTTGGGAGTATTATTATTGATATATTGTTTAAAACTCTTAAAACCGGTGATAATGATTTAGGAAATTCTACTGAAATAACAGATGATTCTAAGAATAATGTTATGTTTATTTTCAAAAAACTAAAAAATTATTACGACCCATTAATAACTTCTAATGTTATTAGTGACTTGGCAAATGTAAATGAAGATATTGGACCAAACCCAAGTGCTATCGCATCTGATAGAAATCCTGTTGTTATTGGGGTTAAACAGGATGAATATAGAAAACCTGATATTTATGCACTATGGTGTGTACATCGTTCTATAAGAACTCCTTTTTACAATAGAGAAATCATAAAGGATAATGAAGCAGGTGTAAATATTCCTAATTTGTTTGGATATACGATAAATAAAACAACAGGATTTAATATTGAATTCAAACCAAAACCTTCAACATATAGTGATGATGTAAAACAACTTAAAGATAAAATTTTAAATGCACTCAAAGGAAGTAGTGACAAAAAAACTTTATCTGTATTATCTGTTAATATTTCTGAGTTAGTAACTGAATATAATGTTCCAATTTCTGAAACAACATCTTTAGCTAATACGAGTATAAATAAAGATATAATTGATAGATTAGATAAACTGGGTGACCAAGCATGGTTTAACATTATTTCACAAGCATTTACAGCGTTATACTTAAGTTTATTTGTTGCTGCTGACACTGATTGGCCAGATGTAATATTAAAAACAGGAATTGAAGGAACAAATGTTCCATTACCCAGACTTGAATATAAGGTACAGGGTTCTCCTTCTCCTGGCAATATCGAAACTTTTAATGACAAAATTAATTTAATAAAATATGCCAATGCAGAATATAATAAATACAGAAATACTTTAAGGTCTTATCTTGGAATTAACAAAAATAGTACCATGGGTGGGACATCTTTAATGGGTTCAAACCCAATATCTCTTCAAAAATATGGTTCCGTTATTAGTTATCCTGGTGATACAAATGTTTTGGAAAGTATTTCTGGTTACATGACAATGTTTTTATCAGACATCAACACTGTTGAAGAACGACTACAGCAGTCTCTCAATAATATGAGTAATATGTATTGGTACAGAGACGTGTTGAGATGGTTAGAAGTTTTATTTAATATATTTAAACCAAATGATGCTCCACTTGGTAGATCTTATTCAAGCACTGAAATAAAGGCACGATTTTTTCAGTTAGAAAAGATATTAAAAATTTTGTACTCAAAGGAAATAAAATTAATGATTGATTATCTTCAAAAATCAAAAATATTACAGAGAAGATATGAATCTTCTGGAAAAATTGATAAAAGTCTGGAAAAACAAATTAAGATAACATCCTATTATACGCGGTCTACAATTTGTTACATTAAGAGACAAATTTTAATTATTTATTACTTATTGGACAAATCTTTGGAAAGTTGGTGGACAATTTCTCCTAATCCTGCTGTTAGAAGACGAAGAGCTGTTGCACCTGCTTTTCTTGAAGCTGACTTCAAACCAGCTTATCGCATTATGAAGTCTTCTTTAATAGAGTGGTTTAGAGGAGAAGTTTCTAGATTAACATCTTCTGTTACAGAACCCGAAATGATTAAAGAAGTAAGAACTTTGGGAAGAGATGTTTGCGAGTCAGACAAAAGTAATCGCCTTGTTAAAAAAACAACTTCTAATAAATATTTACAAGATGAAAAAATTTCAGCAATTCGTGCAGATTCTCGCTTTTGGTTGTTACTGGTTGCCAATTTAAAGAACAAAGACATCGCAGATATTAGTTCAGAAATACAAAATCTTCAACGATTATACATCCCTGTATATATAAAAGAGGGTAGCAAGAGAAAATATTATTTATTTGATATAATGCCATTAGTATTAAAAGGAAACTATAAAGGAAACTTTGGTAGAAAATCTGCACCACAATGGTTAACTGCGAGAGACTTGGCAAAAACAAGATTTCCTAATAGCAATAGTGGAATAGTAATGATAGCAAATACTTCAAATAATGTTGCATATCATAACAGTTGGCAAGCTATTTCCGTTGATTGGTTTGATAAATTAGTCAGTAAATCAGATGATGCTGCTGCGAGTTCTGGAGACCCTGATAAAAAATTATGGCTGATTCGGACTGGACTTTTTATATTAATTAATGATAGGGAAATTTATAACTCAAGTGTTTTACGCAAAGAAACATTGGGTTCTAATGATGTAGATACAACAAGTGGTGGTGTATCACAAATGAGAGCATTGCTTCATTTATACCAAGAATATACAAATAGTAATAAACAATCAAATTCTAAATTTTTGTCGTTAGTGTCAAGAGATTACATTAAAAATGAAATGACTAGTTCGGCTGTTCAATTTCATACTATTTAAGATAAATTATATCAATAATTATAGTGGATAACATGTTTGTCATTAAAAAAAGGCCACCTGTTGAAACAGAAAGTCAAATCGTTGGTCAAACTAATCAACCTTACCAAAGTAGGAATAATGTTAATGAAACTTCTTATTTAAAATATGAAGATATTCCAGAAGAATACAGAAATAGCATTGTGGAAAAATTTATAACACCCATCGAAACTAAACTTAATTTTACTTTCGAAAAGTTACATAGCCTTGGTAGCAAAGAAGCATTAGATATTATTAAAAGGAGTATGTCAACTATTAATGGTAACCTAAAAGATATTTCTGATAATTTAGACAGAATACGTTTAGCTGAAGCTCGTGCCGGAATTGCAGATTTAGGTCTTAAGGGTTTTGAAATGTCATTAAAATTAGATAAGGGGTTGCAATTAGATATCACACCTGATTCAGAACACTATGAAATATTTTTTAATATTGTGAGAAAATTTATATTTAAGTATGGTGGTTCTGAATGGCCTCCTTCGATAAACAAATATGAATATTTTAAATATGACAATCCTTCAAAAGAACTATGTTGTTTTTATTGGCCGTTATATGGTTATATAAAAACATTATTTCATAAGGACTTTAAAGGAGATGTTGATCTTACAGATTTATTTTTATTATCAAAAATGAGGTCATATTGTAAAGATTTTTTTCCACAAGCAACACCTCAAAAAAAACAGGAACAAAAATCTAAATCTCAATCACAATCACGTTCACAATCTGGAAGGCGTAGGAGAAGAGGTGGTGACCCACCTAACAGGGGTAGAAATCGAGGGAGACAGGGTCAACAAAACAGAGGGAGACAAGGTCAACAAAACAGAGGGAGACAAGGTCAACAAAATAGAGGGAGACAAGGCCAACAGAATAGAGGGAAACAGGGACAACAAAACAAAAAAACTCAACAAACTACTTCAAGTACTGGTTTGTCAAATAAACTAATTTCTTCAAACTCACAAGGATGTAATCCTGGAAAATTATCAAAAGTTGAAAATTCATTAAAAAAAGCAACTGTAGCATTAGAAAAATCAAATGTAGTTCTTAGTGTTGATGGAGCAAAAGTATCCACAAATGAATATGATTCTTTAAGACAAATAGTTCATAGATATATTAGATCTCGTACTGATAAAGAACTAATTTATGGCGGAAAGACTGTTGAAGAATTTATAAAAGAACAAAATCAAGGAAAAATATTTACTTATCCTGCTGATGATGATTCACTAGAAGATAAAAGGGCAAAGTGTAAAAATTTGTCTATTGGTGGTTCTGAACCTGTTATATTAGATCCATTAACAGGTACTGCTTTTACTTATAGTAACTTACAACGATGGTTTAATCCTAAAACAAAAGAAATTACAGAACAAATTCCAGCACAGGGTAGTCGGCGTGCGCAAACAAAAAAACACACAGTTAAATACACAGACCCTTGTAATTATATTCCACATTGTATTAGTAAGTTTCAGGAAAAATATCCATTACCATCTCCCATGTGGAAGTTACAGCAAAATGAACTTCAGGGTGTAAGAAATAGATTTATGAAACTATTAACATTTTTACTCGTTTCGCTTCAAAAAATGTATGAAAATATCAAACGCAAAAACATTGGTGATTTTAGCAAAAACGAAGAGATGGGCAAAATACAAAAATTTTATGATGAATTATTACTTTCTATAGAGCAGGAACGTGATCAAAATAAAAAGCAAAAGATGTTTCATCTGAGAAATTCGGTAGAGGCCAAGTTTGGTGACATTCTAAAGAAATAGAACGTTTTTGTTTGGGAGGACTTGGTATAGATGGTACAGTGGTTGCTAATTTTTTCTTTAATGTAAATTTTGTTATGTATGGACTATTTGTAATACTATCACTATCTGAAAAGGCCAGTTCTATTTTCTTTTTAAGAATGTTATTATTCTTTTTAACTTTTATTTCAATACTTGCGACTTCGTTATTTATAAATACACATTTCTTTAGATTTTTTTCAAATTTAATAGAATGACTCATATATGTATTCTCACCCAAATGAGTATCATGAATTTCATAGTTTATATCATTTTTTATTTTAGTGACATTTTTATTATATTTCCATTCTAAAACTGGTAAATATAATGGAGACCAACTTTTATGATTTAATTTCCAATCATTTACATCATCACTTAAAGTATCAGTATAAATAATATTATTTTTAATACTGTTTTTATTAGTAAAATTCTCTATATTCGTATTAGTATCGATTATATCGTGGTAATTATTAGTTTGTGTTTGTGTCTGTGAATTTGATTGTAAATTATTTAAAACACTATTATATTTTGATTCTTTATTATTTTTTTTGTCTTTCTTTCTACCATTATTGTCATCACTATCATTATCACTATCATCATTGTTTTTATGTTTAACTTTTTGTGTTTCCATATTTTTATTTATCCAAGGATGGTCAAATAATTTTTCCCATGTTAAACGTTTATCATAATCAGTAATTAGCATTTTTTGTATTAAATTTATACATTCTGATGATAGATTGGCATCATCTGGTTTTTTATCAGGTGGTATTCTTATTAAGGGGTCGCTGTTAAAATATTTAATTAAGTCTGTTATATGTTTTATATGGCGAAGTGGATGATGTCCAAACAATAATTCAAACATCACCATTCCAATAGACCATATATCTGAACATTTATTATAAGAAGCAGAAATTAAAATTTCAGGCGCCATATATAAAGGACTTCCACATAATCTATGGAACTTACCACTGTTATTTAAGGTTGCTAAACCAAAATCACTAATTTTTAAATTATAATTTTCAGAAAGTAATAAGTTATCAGGTTTTATGTCACGGTGGTAAATACCAAGCGAAAATAAATATTTTAAACCAGATATAAACTGGCGCATCAACCGGTTTACATATTTTTCATCTAAATACCCTCCTTTTCCTAGAAAAGTTTTAATACTTCCTCTTGGACAATATTCAAGAAAAACATATATGTTATTTTTCTTTTTATCGTGATGATAATCATACATTTTTATTATATTCGGATGCCGTATGTTTTGTAGTATTTGTATTTCTCTCCAAGCTCTTCTTTCAATTCTTTTGTTATTACTTGATAATTCAAACTTTTTTACAGCAACATCAAATCTTCGTAAAGTATGATGTCCTAAATAAACAGATGCAGATGACCCTCGTCCTAGCCTTTTCTCAGTAACGATATAATTACCAACAACGAAAGTTCCAGGTTTATTCAGTAGTGTTCTTGATTTTAATGGAACCGTTCGTGAATTATCCATCTTCACATATTATCTGTTATTTTTTATTTTTTTATCTTCCGTATCGCCAACTTATTCATTGGTTTATTACTTAAATTACTTTTTCTCGGATCAAAACAAAAATACCCACATGATTTGTTATATATATGTGAATTACTTTCACGTCTTGCATTATGAGGAGCTATTATTTTTTTTCCATTAAAATTTTCCATCCTTGCATTTGTAGCTCCGGGTTTATGTGACCAGTATCCAGATGAATCCATTCTATAAAAATGATAATCGGTGCTGTTACCATCATCTACGGCCAAATATCCTTTTCTATAACCATCCGGGCAAGGTTCGGAATATGTACTTTTTAAAACCGATGGGTTATCTGCTTTTATTCTTTCAAACATTTTGTCACATGCTCTAATATCATCATCACTTAGATAGGGGTATCCAGAAGCATATCCTGGTTGTGGTTTTTTCTCAAAATTATCCTTGATAATATCAAGAACATATGCATAACAATTATGTGTTTTTTTAATTTTCAAGTTATCATTCCATAATTTTTCGTCGAAATCAGGCTCGCTTCCGTTTAATATTGAAAAAATTGCTTTCTTATTTTTATTACCTTGTTTAAATCTCCAAGTCAACATACTCGTATATATATCGTAATCCTAAAAAAAATACTGAAAATACAGAATCGCGAAATGTTTTCACGACGGCAAAATCGAAATAAAATTATTTTTTTAGAAAGACGTCTCGCTTTTATTGAAGACAAACTAAAAATGTACGAGAACGCTAAGGGACCTATAATTAATATTTTGCCTGTAAAAGTATATGATATTGTCCCATTACATGAACAAGATTTAAACAGTAATAATGTCTTTTTCCTAATTGTATTAGTAATTAGGAAAAACGATAAACGGTGTCCAATTATAAAAGTATCTGAAAAGGTTTTTAGAGAAATTTCATTATCTGATAATGATATTACAATTGACGATTATATACATACTGAAACGTTTGCTGAAAAAACGATTGATAATAACAACGAGTGGATATGGAAACGACGATAATTAATATTCAACATATTTTATAGTATTATAATTTTTAATGCCTAGACGTCTATCTTTTTCAGCAGATATTTCTATTTTAAACGAAGATTGAGAAATAGAAAAAAAGAGTCTATCCTCTACTTCAAAAAAAAGAAAAAAAACACCAGCTCCGATAAATAGAAAATTAAAAACGACATATAATCAACAACAAGCACAGTGCGTTGCGGGAAGAATGGAAATTGAAATAAATAATCCAAAACTTTTTGAGCTCCGTCAACGGGAAGAAGTAATTGTTGAACATTTACTTGCTCGATATAAATTTTATACAAAAATAAATAAGGTTTATAGATTATCAAATACTGCCCTTATCGTTCTGAAAAAACGTCTTAGTTTTATTTGATTTGGTCTCTTTTATAGGCCTTTAAAATTGATTTCTTATTTATGTGATTTCGGTGAAATAATGCAAAATGACATCTAAGAAATGTGCAGCCGCTGTAAATGTAGCAATCCGTAAAGCGCTAATTGCTAAGAAGGATGATGATTTTTTGTATTATATCCTTGAAGAAGTATATACTTTTAAAGGAAAAAAGAAAATTAGAAAAAAAGCATACCGTAACTGTATTAAAAATGTCAAAAGTGGGTGTACATTATGTAGTGACCACTTGAGACAAGAAAAGAAGGGAAAATTAGTTCGTCTTGATAAATTAATTAAGAGTAAAAGTAAGATTCGGTGTGTTAACCCACCTGAATGTTCTAATAAGACCAGTTTACCTTCTGCAAAACAACCGATACAAGTTAAGGTCTCTAAGAAGTCAAAAGAAAAGATGAAAAAATTATTACAAAAACCTCGTAAAACACGTGTCTTAAGTGCTTCTTCATCCGATTCTAGTTCTGATGAAAGTGACAGTGACAGCAGTAGCGAAAGCGAAAGCGAAAGCGAAAGTGACAGTGAAAGCGAAAGTGACAGTGAAAGCGAAAGCGAAAGCGAAAGCGAAAGTGATAATAGCAGCTCTTCTGATGAAGAAGCTAAAGTTACGTTAAAAAAACGAGATTCAAAAGTCAATTTAGTTATTAAGGCAATTGGAAATGATAAGAAAAAGGTTAAACCTGTTGCTATCAAAATTAAACCAAAGCCTTCACGATTAAAAGATAAAAAAACTAGTAAAAAAATTAGTTCTTCTCCAGTTGTTGAGGAAATTTCCTTAAAAGAATTAGAATCTGAAGAAGAAACAGATGCAGATGAATATGACGAGGATAACTCTGATGAGGATAATTCTGATGAAGAAGAATCTGATTCATCTTCAGACTCTGACGAGGCTGAAACAAAATCTGATATTATGAATATTTTAGGAGGATCCAAAAACAAAAATTTGTCTGAGGAAATTGACAAAAAGTTCAAAGCTCCTACTCCATCATTATCAGAATGCAATAAGATTTTTACATCAAATAAAACAAAGGTTGTAAAAAGAAACCAGCCTTTGTTTTATAATGATAAAACACAGATTGTAATGACGGTTAATGGGAAGAATACTCCAGAAGCGATTGGAGTACTATTGAAGGTTGAGTATAGATTTGCCCCAATTATTTTTGATGGTAATTATTGTGCTGTTGTAAAATCACTTGCATATAACAATTATCTTGTACAGCGGTGTGTATTGACAAATTTTGTCTATTACCCAAATGATGATAATCAGTGGGTATATGTTGGTACATACACTGAAAAAACAAAAAGAGTTGAGTGGAAAACATTAAACTTTTAAGGAATATTAATTTATACCATTGGACATTTAAAATGGGACAAAATCCCGTTCTCTTTAAGTCATTTAATATACATAAATTACTTAAATGGTATAAGTTTATATAGTATAGAAAGTTCTTTCAAAAATGAAAGATAAAAGTATTGGGCGAAAGCGTCCAGATGTAGTTGAAAGAATAAAAGCCCGAAAGGGAAAACAAGAAACTGTTATCAAATGTGCTTTTTCAAAAAGGTTGATTGAAAAATCTTTAATGGTAGAAATACAAAAATGGGTTCATATCACAAGTAAAGTTACAAATAAAGGTTCTTTGGTTTTTAATCGTCTATTGCTACATTGTCTTAATAATAATATCAAGTTACCAGATTTGGCAGACCAGACACTTTACTTACAGTGCTTTAATATTGGTGTTGGTAGATTAATTAAAAAAATAGAAGTTCTTAATGATGTATGGGAAACTTATTTTACAGATTTTCCAGAAATTAAAAAGAACCGAGGTGATACACAAGCTTATGTGTATGCTTCTAAACAATATATGACTAACTTTAAGAACTCTTTAATTTTTACTTTCAAAAATCGCCAAAAAGCATACATTATTAAATGGTGTTCTGTGAATAACATTACTGAAAAAGGAGCATATCATAGTATCCAGTGTGCCATCAATGGTTGGGGTTGTAGAACAAAAGTACCTGAAGAGGCAGAAGATTTTGTGGAAGAACAACGAAAAATGTTAAAAGACCCCGATGGAATTACTTTTACTTGGATAGGAATAAATATGGAAAGAGTGGTAAAATATTTTTATCATATCTTAAAGTTTATGGAAAAGTATGATGATACCAGAAAGTTTAGTTTAGCACCCATAAGTTCTATCAAAAGTCATTTTTTAACCATTGATACAACCGTTCTTTATGAATTAATGAAGAATGTTAAATTGATTGATATGAAAAGAAAAGATTTTTTGGCTTTAAGAAGAGAACACTGGGAAAGTATTTTTAACATTAATGGGTTATGTAAAAAAGGGACGTTTTCCGATATGGTTAAAACAGATGGTATAAGTGCTTGTTTTCATTTTAAGGTTCCTAAAGTTGATAAGAAAATTGGAAACCGAATGATAAAGAAGGCTGGCAAAGCGACGCGGGTTATAGCAATTGACCCTGGTAGGTCTAATTTAATTTTTGGTGTTGAAAAATTAGGTACTGGTAAAATTAAAACTTATAAATTGACAAGAAGCCGTTATTATACAGAGGCTGGTATGAAAACAGCAAATAGAAAAGCAGCCCATTGGGAAAAAGACATAGAACAAGAAGAATTGATTTATCGTAAAATAAGTCCTAAAACCACAAAAGAAGAAGTATGGGAAGAGTTTTTACAAAACTATTATAGTGTTTATAATAAACTATGGGAAGTTAAAACTAAAAAGAAATGGTCACAAGAACGTTTTAGGGTGTATTGCCTTAAAAGGAGAGTTCTGGATAAGTTTTTTTCAAGTATGAATGGTAATATAAAACCTGTAATTGCTTATGGTGCGGCTAAGTTCAATCCAACAAATAAAAATGAACTTTCAGCGCCCACTACATACTTATCAAAAAGATGTTCCAAGTTTTATCCAACTGTAATGGTTGATGAATATAATACAACTAAAGTATGTGCTGATTGTGATTGTAGGTTACATAAAGTGGTCAAGAAAAAACCAGAAGGGTTACGTGAGGTTCGAGGTTTGCGATGGTGTAGTTCCACCAATTGTCGCACATTCAAAGACCGTGACCTAAATGCTTCTCTTAACATTTTGCGGTGTTTTCTTATGAAGACCCAGCGACCAAAAAGTTTATATCGTAATTCTGGTAGTCTGAAAGTAGCAGTTAAATCATTTATGATTTATGATGCGAATAGTACGACTACTGACAAGGCGATATGAAGACAGAGGGTTTTAACTTTTGTTAAAATCTATCTGTTATACACCCTTGAAAAAAAAAACGGGATTTTGTTCCATTTTAAATGTTCAAGGGTGTATAGTAATTGAGTTAAAGGGTTTATTAAAATTAATAATATTATAACAAAATGTCATCATCAACGGCAAATAGAAAACCTTTAGAAAAATCAAGAACATTTCATAGATTGAAACTAACAAGCAATGAAGATTTTACTATACCAGAAACAGCAACCTTGTTTTGTTCGGGAGGTGGCATATTTAGAAACGGTATAGCTATCGGAAATAACAACTCTATCATTCCTGGAAGCATGCGGTTTTCAGAAAATAAATTACAATACCTAAAAAATGAAGGGTGGTTAAACATAACAGGATTTTTCGAAGATAATTGTAGGGAAAACTCAATTGCAAAGTTCGGAAACGATGGTGAACTAAAAGATACTGATATTTTAATAGAAAACAATGACATTAGTGGAGTTGATGTATTAGAATCTGAATATGTCGTTCCACCCGATGGTAAACATATTAAAATTGGAAATATTCAATGGCCAAAATCGACAGGTGACACGAATAAAACATTAATTTTTACAGGACCTGGTGTTATAGAACCAAGTGATGGGCCTGTTCTCATTTATGATTCAGCAGGTGGAATAAACAAGCTTGTTTATTTTGAAAACACAACTGGGAAATTAGTTAGTTCTGGTGTTAGTGTCTCTGGACAAAATGTGGTATTTGCATCATCACCCCCACCTACTTCTTCATCTCCAGGAACTGCAGGTGAATATGCTTGGGATAATGATTATATGTACATGTGTGTAGCAACAAATACTTGGAAACGAACTGCGTTAAGCTCTTGGTAAATATATTGATATATTTTTAATCTTTTTCCTTTGATAAAATATATTACTAATAAGTATTCAATATGGGAGCAGCACAAGGAGTTCCTTCTAATAATCAGAATAAAGGTAACAAATCTTTAAGTGAAGAAGACCAGCTTGCTCAAGGGATACTTGAAATGGCTAGTCAACTTTACAAACAATATTATCCTAAAATGAATGACATAACCCTATGTCAAAATCTTGGTCTTGTTGCATCCAATAAACTAGAACAATTTGATACATTTACATTAAAAAAGGTTTCGGATAAACAAAACAGTGGGGATATAACGCTAAAACCCGTGTTTATATCAAAAAACTCCAATCACGGAGCGTCGTTTCAACTTGAACAAATGCCAGATTTACCAGATTATTTTGCAAATAAATATGTCAGTATTCCAGAAGGGCTTGATAAAAGAAGAACATTTTCAGTTTCATATTTGTCAAAACAAATTATGAATATTTTAAGATATGGTGATGTACAAGATAGCCATAAACAAGATAGTCATAAACAAGATACGCGTAAGTATGATGACAAAAGAAAATTTGACCACAGGGGCAAAAAACAATTTAAAAAGAAGTTTAGGGGAAAAAGATTTAGAGGAGGTGACGTTGAAATTGTTAAACCAACTAATGTATCTGTAAAACAAAATAGAACAGAAAAACCTGCTAATGATGAACTAACAAAAGAACTTATGAAATTTAAACATAATTTAGAACAAATTACAGAAAATAATAAACCCAATAAAGGTCCTAACAAACCCAATAGACCTAATAAAGGTCCTAACAGGCCTAACAGGCCTAACAAACCTAATAGACCTAATAGACCTAATAGACCTAATAGACCCAATAGACCCAATAAAGGTCCTAACAAACCCAATAGACCCAATAAAGGTCCTAACAAACCTAATAGACCTAATAGACCTAATAAAGGTCCTGACAGACCCGATAAAGGTCCCAATAAACCCGATAGACCTAATAAGGGCACCAATAAACCAATCAAGCCTGATATTTTTGATATCATCGATGTTCCAAATAAAGGTGCTTTTCCCAAAATAGAAAATAAACCAGAACAACCAAAAGAGGTTGGTAATAAAAATAAAAACAAAAATCTTAAAAAGGCACTTGGGTTAGTAAAAAATAAAATAAAAAATGTTAACAACAATGACAACAACAACAATGAAAACAATAATAACAATGATAATGAAAATGAGAACAATAACAACAATAACGAGGATAATGAAAATAATGACACTGAAAATGTTAAAGGCGTTAAAGGCGTTAAAGATGTTAAAGACGAAGGTTTATTAGCAACTGTAATAAAAAATGTTATACAACCAGTAGAAAATATTGGTAAGGGTAACAAAAATAATAAGGGTAATAAGGGTAATAAGAAAAACGTATCCAGAAAGAAAACTATTTCAAAACAAGATTTATGTAAGTTGATTGCACATCATTATATGGTTCGTGCTAATTTAGTGGCTGCAATTGCAACAGCAATGCCCTTAAAGTCGGCTCCTGGATTTTGTGAAAGTAGAATTAATGCTTTAGAAAAAGGAGAACTTTGTTTACCCCCTGATTATGAAGCTGTTCAATCATTACCTATGTTAAAAGCATCTAGTATTCTATCAAGGTATGTCAATAATTTTAACCATGGTGCGTGTAGTTCTGTAAATGGTTATTATAAAAGAAGTGATCCTGCAAGAATGTTAAAAATTAGTGAAGGTGATAATGAGCTTCAAAAAAAATATATCGAACATGTGCAATTAATGAAAAAGGATTATATTAATAGTTTGGCTATTTTGAAAGAAATTTTGGAAGAGTTATTAAATAACCCAAATATGACAAATGCAGATTTGAAACTTCTTTCAGAAAAGACAAAAGAAACTTTAGATAATATGTATACTAACTGCCAATATGACTACATCTTAGGAGTAATTACTTTATTACAAATTGATTATCAACTACCAAGAATTAGTTCCAGTAGTATGAATAACCTAAAAACAGCTCTTGATGATAGGGCTAAATAAATATAACTTAAATATACAAAGACGTGTTTGAGGAATATCAATTTATACCACCATGGACAATGCCAATAATGTTAATTTTTGTTGCAGGATATCGTTTATATACACATCCACACAAGCTTAAAATGATGATAAATGATTTTAAAGATCCACAATTTATGGGGATTCTTCTTCTTATTTTTCTGTTTTTATTTTTTGTAATTGACCCAAATACAAAAAGGTCAAAGGTTACAAATGACCACGCTATTATTGCTGGTATCAGTGCTTATTTTGGACATCTCGATCTTCCACTCAGTGCCTGTTTCCTCAGTGGTGTATATACGTACTATACATACAAACCACCAGATGCATTACTAGATGAATAATTAAACAAAATGCAGTTCTTGTAACTTTTCAAAAATATGTTCTTCTAGCTCTAGTTTATTATAACAATTATATTTTCTACCATCTATGGTGATAAGAGTAATGTTGTTTTCTTTACATAATTGTCTTTTAATTATGTCTCTAAAATGCTGTTCCAAAAAATCAGATATTCCGTTTCTATGAAAAAAGGGAATATATTGATAATGTTGTTCCCCATTAAATTCAAATGCTAATTGATAATCCTTGTTATATCCATCAAGTTCAAGACCTTTTAAGCATCGAGGTCTTCTTTTCGGAAATGGTTCTTCAAAAAGGGTTTTAAATGCTTTTCTCACTAATTTCTCAGAACGCCAAGATGCACAATTTGGACAACATGTGCCTTTATTTTTTATACAATCAAATGTTGCTTTCCATTTATATTCACATTTTTTGCAATACCAATGTAGTTTGCTATTGTTATTTATATATTGTTTGCTTAATAATATAAAAGGTTTATTATTCTTTTTAATCCAGATATTTATTCTTTTGGTTGTGTATTTCTTTTTTCCAGAACACGTTGGGCATATTGCTTTACCATATTTGATATTATCAAATGTGGATTTTCTCATATTATTACACTTTAAACATAAAATATCTAAATAAGTATTACAATTTTTATACTCATCACTCAATAATTTTAAATCAGGGCGCTCATTTATAAACCATTGACTTACTTCTTGAAATGTTAATTTCATTCTTTTGGAGCATTTTGGACATCCCCTGTCACGTGATAAATGATTATAACTAATACCCCATGTATAATCACATTTTAAACATTTTACATCTAATTTTTCTTTACAATTAACATATTTATCACTTAATAAAACTAAATCTTTTCTATTTTTTTCGATATATATTTTAATTTCATTAAGAGAATGTTTTTTCTTTCCGCTACATTTTGCACAATTATGTTTTTTGCATTTCATACTATTAAATGTTCTTTTAAATTCGTAATCACACTTTAAACATTTCCATCTTAGCTTTTGTGATGTATTTACATATTTTTCGCTAAGTAATACAAACTTTGGTTTATTTTCTTTTATCCAATTTTTGACATCATTGATAGTGAATGAATATGTCCCATTACATTTATGACATTTTGTACCTTGATTTTTAATACTTGAAAAGGTACTTTCAAACTCATAAGAACATTCTTTTTTAGAACATTTCCATTTCATATTTTTGATATATCCAGTATATTCATTACTCAGTAGTATTAAATCCGGTCTTTCTTTTTTAACATATTCTTTTATATCTTTTATTGTATATCTTAAAGATTTTGAACATCTTAGACAACCAGCTTTATCATATCTAATTTGACTATAAGAAGTTTTCCAGATATAGTTACATATATTACACTGCCATTCCATTTTTGTTTTAGTATTGATAAATGTTTTACTTAGTAATTTTAGTTCTTTACGTTCTGTTTCAATATATTTTTTTATTTTGTCAAAGTTTAATGAATTATTTTTCAAATAACACTTATTACAATTGGTTTTACTATTTTTAAGTTTCGAAAGACATGTTTTCCACTCATAATTACATATAGAACATTTCCATTCCATTTTGTACATAGAATTTTTATAAGTTTTGCTTATTACAAATATAGTTGGTTTATTTGTTTTTACCCATTCACACACTTGTTCGTATGTAAGTTTTTTTGTCATTTTGGAAATAATTTGATATATCACATTTTATATATTTAAGTGCTTTTAATACCAATGTGGTAATTTATGGTGGCGCCAAAGCACGAGAAATTGGGGTTGTTGATGGCAATGGTTCATTTGGTTTTCCTAAAATGTGTCCTAAATCTCCAGGAAGGGTTACAACACTGTAGGTTGCAGTAATACCATCAACTATAGATGCTACGCCATTTTCGATAAAATAGGCAAGTTGTGTAATCATATTTCCGAAGCTACCGCTATTACTAAAATTATTTTGTCTTAACCCGTCCCCACCAGATTGTTTAAGTTCATTTTGTAATCTTTTTCTAACCCTTGTCACAATTTCTTTATGTTGTTTTCCCATATTGGTATACTATTAATATGGGAAATAAACTTTACATAGCCGCAACACATAAATATGCTTCCTCTTTACACATATATTCTGATAAAATAATAATAATCTTTTTTGGTAATAACTTATTGTGAACCCAGCAATAATAATTCGATACTCCATATAATTTTTTATTTTTACATTTTAATTTTCTTAAAGTTATTGCTTCACATTGAAGGTCATATGATACATTTGGTACATTAGGTTCAGGATAAAAATATTTAATAACACTATTATATATGTTTCTTAAAAAATCCATATAACTATAATAATTAATCGATAATGTCTTAAATCACTCTTCAAAACACATAAGATACACACATACCAGCGGTATCTTGAGATAACTCGTTCATTACTAAACTCATCACTTTTGGAACATATTTCTGATAGTGTGTTCCGCAAAATTGGTTGGATTTATCCAGGCTGATTTTGTTTCCGCACCTTTTATGTTTTAAAGTGAAAGCCCTACAGTACTCATCATAATACTTATCAAGTAAATACTGACATTGACGAGCAAGTTCTTCATGTTCTTGAAATTCTAAGATTTTCTTTTTTAATGTAACAACTAATTTACCATACCGACTGTATGGACTAAATAAAATGTCAGAATACTCATCTAAATACTTAAAAATCTTGAGCAAGAATTTTATTTGGTCTGGTTTTGATAAATCATTAAAATTATTTATCAAGGGTAATATTTTCTGTTCAAATTCAAATTTTCTGTTTTTATTCTTTTTATAAAACTGAATTTTATGTTCAATTTCATCTCCATAAGACATACGCTTACCCATCTTGATATTTGATATACTATAACCTATTTAAGTAATAATCATTTTTTTCAATGCTTAAAGCGATAACGTTTTGCACAAACCACGATGTGTTTTGTCAGTTTGGCATGCCTTACACATAGTAACACGACACCGTGAACATCGTTTTTTGCACGGTTCGCAACATGAAAAACAAACACCGCCCTCGTTAATATATTTTAAGTATAACTTGAAATTGTCATCATCAAGAGACATCTTTGCTATCTTTAATGTAGTAGATACTAAACCAGCCATTGATGCCATTAGTGCTATATCCTCTTCAGAATCAGCTGGTATCGCCCATTGGCTAAAATAATAGTTTGTGTACATTGTAAAAATTTTGCGTTGTTTTAAGAAGTCATTACGAGCACTAATGTACACATAAGACATCTTAAACTGTTCTTGGAATACAATTTGAGTAACTTTAGCGTTTATAGAACGATTCCTGTTTTCTTCAACAATCAAACCAGAACACTTACCCGCGTGTTTTTTCAACACCGATGATTGGCAATTCCGACAAAACATAATCGACATGCAGTTTGAACATGCATAATTAGATTCGGTTCCACCACACCCAAAACAGATACCGCTTTCGATATCTGTCATAAGGTCTTTTCTCTCATCTGGTGCAATATATGTTTCCAGCATCTTCTTTGATATCGAACGAGGATTTTTCTCTTCGGAGTTTTTAATCATATCAGAGACCGATACAGCATTTCCAAATAACATTTTCAATTTATTTTCATCTGTTTGTTTAGAAGACATTGTTATCCTTTAATATGAGTAATATACGAAAAAAAAACATCAATTTTATTGTGTAATATGTCTGCAGTTATTATCATCAACTATAATTTTTATATGTTTATTCATCCATTTTCTCACATCATCGATATGGCTTACTGTTAAAATATATTCGTTATAGCCCAATAAAGTTTTTAGAATAATGTCTAGATTTGACCTTGTTTTTTCGTCCAAACAGGACCACCCTTCGTCACAAATAAAGAAGTTTGGTTTTGATACATTTGATAAAGTTTGAAATGATATTCTAAATGCTAATTCAACTAAAAACTTTTCGGAGCCACATAACATTTTCGCATTTAAACCATTTTTGTGAGATTGTCCAAATTGGTTCTCTTGTTTTTCATTCCATATTCGGATTGATGTTTCTTTTCCCTCGTTCTTTATCTTAACTTTCATCCCAGAATATTCCGATAGTATTAAATTAACAGTGTCTTGTAACAGGTTTGTTATTTTCTTTATTAAATATGAAGGTATGCCATTGTGATGAGACATGGAAATAAAATGATTAAGTGTTGATGTTTCTTCATTAAGCTCTTTTAATTTTTCTTCATTTTTGTTAAATTCATCTAAAGTATTTTTATATTTTGTTAAATCGAAATTTAATTTTGCTTCGCCCTTTATAATATTAATGATTTTGACGTTATTATTTTCAATTAAATCAGTTAGCAATGTAATAGTTTTCTTTACCATATCATTTTCTTTTTTGATTTCAATATTATTTTCTTTAATTTGTATTTCTCCTTGTAATTTTTCAATATCCTTTTCTATTTGATCTAAATTAGTTATGTTTTTAATATACTCAGAAATATCATGTAATTTTTTTGTTAGTATTTTTCTTTTACCATCAATGGTTTCGTTATAAACATTATCTTCTTTTATTTGAGTATGAATAGAATCAAATTTTCCTGTTAGGTTATCTAGTGTTTGGATTAAGTCTTTGACTATGTTTATTGACTTTACGATTTTTAGTTTCTTTTTTAACTTTTTAATTTTACTATTTTTGTTTTTGATTTGTGTTTCCACATCTTTCATTTTATTTTGCAATTCTAATTTATTATTAAACTCTTGGATTGCTGTTTTTAGTTCTTCAATATTTTTTTCGTATCTTTCCTTTTCTTCAAGGGAAACTTCTCTTAAACATAGTTTCTTTTGATTTGAGATACTTGAAGTAAGTTTTTCAACCTTCTTTTTGGTTTTACTATGGTCAGTTTTTGTATCTTTTTCCTCTTCTATTTTTTCTTTTGCATCAAGTACAAATTTATTATCACAACAAAATTTACACTCTGGATTATATTTATGACCTTTTAGGCGTTTTTTAGCTATTTCAATCGTTCTAAGTTTTTCATCAAGCAATCGTAATGTGTTGGTATAAACTTGTAATTTTGTTTCGTCTTTTTTTAATTGTTCAGCATCCCATTCTCCTGTGACATTATCAAATGTTTTTAACCGTTCATATTCTTCTTCAACTGCTTCTGTTTCATCTTTCAGGTGTTCATTTAATTCTTTTAGAATATTTGTTTTATTTTTTATTTTAAATTTGTCTTTTACCTTTTCCAGAGTAATACATAATTTTTCTACAGGTTTATTATTTATTAGTTCAAGTAGTTCTTCTTGCAACTCTTCTATTTTTTCTTCTAGACTATTATCTTCTTTGTCATGATTGTTTTCATTAATAAAATCACTTGCTAATTTTCTATTTTTCTTTATTTGTTTTGTTCCTTTTTCATAAGAACAGTTTTTAACTTTATCTTTGACCTTTTTTCCACGTGCCTCCTTTAATTTGTTAAATACACCACTGATTTCTTCCCAAACAGATTTAAATTCTTTTTTGGATTTTGTTGTATCTTTTTCCTTTAAATTGTTTAATTGAGATTCTAACTTATGATGTTCATCATTTACATCTTCACCTTCCCATGTTTTATCAATATTCCCTTTAATAATTTCAAGCTCTTTTGCTTTCTTAATTTGAATATTTTTTAAAGAATATAATGGGAGCCCTGTGTTATCTTGAATTAAAGGTTTCAATGTAGGTAATAATTTTTCTTTTTCTTTTCTTGTTTCATGAATTTGTAATTCTAATTCTTTTTTATTATTTGTGAACTCAACTAATTCATCTTCAATTTCTGATACTTTTGAAACAATAGTTTGTTTATCAACACTATTTAACTTCTCATTTAAACTTTTGATTTTATTCTTTACTTTTTTAAGATCGTTTTTTGATAATTTATGAAACTTATCATATAAATCAAGTTGAAATATTCTAGAAGTAAATTCTTTTTGATTTTTTCCAGACATCATTAAAAAATTATGAACACTATTTTGTGCCATAAACGTGATAGTCATAAAATCATCGTATGTGCCTAATAGTGATGTAACATAATTATTAGCATCGCGTGTTGAACCATCGTGAATAATTAATCCATTTTTTTCGATAGTTACTTTTATAGATTTTCCATTTGTTTCTCTTTTGATATTATAAATGTCTTTTGTGTTAACATCTTCAAAACGTAGAAGACAAAAGATATTTTGTTTTTCTTCACTGTTTGAAGAATACATTAAATCATTATATGAGTATGTGTCTGTTCTTGTTGATTTTCCAAAAAGAGAAAAAACAAGAATATCAAAAATAGCGGATTTACCAGCATTATTTTGAGCGATGATACCTTGTATTCCTTTTAAGTTATCAAAAACTATTTTTTGTTTTTCACTATAACATAAAATATTTTCAAATTCTAAATCTAATAATTTCCATTTAATGTATGGAACTTCTTTGGCAGTTACCTTTTTATTATAATGCTGAATTAAGACATTTAAATCTTTTTGTTCTTCTTCATTTAATATTTTACCCTCTGAAGTAAGCCAGGATAAAGCATATTCTTTTTGTTTATTAATATTTAAATCAAACACATATTTGCTATCACAAGACTCTGGAATATCAGGAGAAAATGATGAATGTACATATGTTTCTTCTTCAACATTATAATCTTTTCTAACATCATTTTGTATTTGGTTAATAACATTTTCCATTCCAGAACCACTTTCTGTAATATCCCATTTAACATATAGATTTTGTGGTAAATCTATAAGAGGTGTCATAAGTTTTCCATCAAGTATCTTAAAGTTAACAAAACGATAATTATTATCAATTGTGTTATGTTCAACTTTAGAATTCTGTAAATCCCACAAAATATATCCATGGTCTCCCCAGTCTTCATTATAATCTTTCTGTATCATTGAACCAGCATAAGCTATTTTCTTTTTTGGATCAACAAACTGGGTTTTATGCACCCCACCTAGTAAAGTATAATCAAATTCTTTAAAAGTAGAAATCAACATTTCTTTACTACTTGCATGCTTTCCATTGTACAAATCACATTTCTCAACTATTCCGTGATAAAGTCCTATATTATATTCATTCTCTGGAACATCTTTAAAATCATGTTTAATATTATCGGTAAAATAAGTAAAATTAATGTTATTTAAAACATAAGACCCTTTTTCTGTTAAATGGTTTATATTTTTAATGCATGAGCCTCCATTTGAGATAATAGCTTTAATATTTTCATATTTATCATTTATTCCAGGGATAATTATGAGAGGACATTTTCGTGATATCTCAAAGAGAAATTCTCTTGCTAAAATTACTTCTAATGAAGTAATGCGATTTTTTGTATTTAACAAATCTCCAGTAATAACAACTGCTGAATTTTCTGAGGTTATTTCATTTAAAAATTTATTAAAAACTTCTTTGTATTCATTATGTCTCTTATCACAGCGAATATGTAAATCAGAAATATGATAAAGGCGATGAATAGGTTCACTTGTAGAACTATTTAAATGATGAATCATTTGTTTTTCTTAAGATATTAATCTTAATTCTTTATATGATAACATAAAAATATATAAAAACTATTTTTAAATTATTTCCACACGTTTGCGCCTAAATATTTATTTAAAAGATGCAAACCTCTTTTCATTCGAGTTAAAACAATTAAGTGAGAATATTTGATAATATCATCCATTGAATGTAACATATCCCAGTTACCTTTCATTGAAAAAACATATGAATCTTTTTTCATTATAATAATTTTATATTTGTGTTTTTTAACCATTAATTCTCCTTTACGGTCAAGACCACTATTAAGAGATGGGTCAAATATGTTCCATCTTACTTTATCAAGAAATGTTCGTGAATACATTCTTCCAGCCCCAACTGTTTTATGTTTTGATTTTTGTGTATACGTTGACAAATATACTTCTTTTTCTGAAGAAAATATAAACCATTTTGCTGTTCCAACTAATCCTACATTATTATCAATGCTTTTAAAAGCATTTTCTATATATGTTTTTGATAATAAATCATCAGAACCTAAGATAACAACTGCTTTAGGGTTATATTTTTTACACTCATATAGTCCTGTCAAATATTTGTTTCCTAAAGGTCTATTATTTGCGAAACAATAATCAATATTTTCATCAATGCATAAATTTTTGTCAGATGTAGTTGAAACAACTGCAAGTATTTTACAGGGAAGTGTTTGATTTAAAAGAGACTTAAAAACTTTCTTAATAACATGATGTCTTCGAAACATTGGTATCATAACAACTATATCTGCTTGTTCTCGTTTAAACTTTTTGTTTTCTTTTAAAAAAGAAATATTATTAGATTTATTAGCTTTAATAATTTTATTAGATTTTTTCTTTCCAATACTATCATGTATAACAGTGTAAGCCATGTGTTTTAAAATACTTTTTTCATTTGCTTTTTTTTCAATGTGTTCTTGGTAATACTGAAAGGGGTTGTTTTTGTCAGTCATATATAAAAAATTACAGATAGATATATTTTAAGGTGGAATATTTGTTAAGACTAAATATCTTACTTATCAGTTATGGTTATTTTATAAAAATAGTAACTTTCTAAATATTTTGTTTTAAAAGATTTGTTAACATAAAAATCTTAATAAATGTTATACGTAATACATATAAGATGGCAAATACGACCAGATATACAAAAGCAGTTAGAAACCCAGATGGGAGCATGAATTGGCTTTCATTGTTAATGTTTATTGTTGCCCTTGGTGTTTTAGTCGCAATTTTATATTTTGTAATCAAAACTATTCGAGATCAATATAGAGGTACAATTGCTGGAGAACCTTGGTTGGTGGAAACCACAAAATCGGCAGCTTCCCAACAAATTGTTTCTGGACAAAACATTCCAAGGTCAAATGACGGACAGTTTGGTATAGAATTTTCATATTCTGTTTGGATTTATATTGACGAATGGACTGATAATTCGAGATTTATTACTAAGGATAAGGACGGAAAAACAATTCAATTAAGCCATGTTCTACACAAGGGTGATTCAATAGCTAATCCAAATCAAAGTCCTGGTATTTGGCTTCAGAGGGTTAAGAATGATATGAGAGTTGTTGTAAAGATGAACACTTTTAATACATATACTGGGTGCAAAGGAGAAGCTTGTTACCTGGAGAATTGTAGTATTGGTAATATCCCTATGAACAAGTGGTTCCATCTTTCTTTAGTTGTAATTAACAAAAACTTAGATTTGTACATTAATGGATTTTTAAAGAAACGATGTCTTCTTAAGGGACTTCCCAGACAAAACGACGGAGATGTATATCTCAATTCTTTTGGAGGATTTAGAGGTTATCTATCAAGAGTGAGATACTTTAATTATGCATTACCGATATGGAAAATAGAACAAATTATGAAACAAGGACCAAGTCAATACTTTGGGCCAGACTTGACTCAGTCCGTACCGCCATATTTAGCTTATAACTGGTGGGAACAGAAATTTGGAATTCCCCATACGAGAGCACCTGTTTAAAAAATTAAAAAATTGATATTTTACAGCTAGGGACACATATATATAATGCCGTACTATGGATAACTTTCAAAAAAAGGAAGAAAATATTTTACCTTCGGTATTGCCCCTGGCAATTAAGATATCCAAAAACAAACGACCAGAGTGCGTTGTTTGTCTTTCTTCGGATACCAAAAGATTATTGAAGTTACCATGTTGTAACAAACCAGTTTGTCAACAATGTGCTACTAAACTGCACTGGAAAGAGGAGAAACACAAAACAAAAAAGTGTCCTCATTGCCGACAAGATATTAAAGTAGAGAAAAAGAAGGTGACCGTGACCCGATTCACATGTATTGAGTTTTGGACAACGTTCTACTTTGTTTCTTATTTGGTAATGTCTGTCGCCGCCATGGGGTTTGCGATCTACGATATTTACAATCGATCCGACGACAATGGTAGTATCGCTGACAATATTATTGTTGGTCTTATCGTAAATGGCCTTATTGTGTGGTGGTTTGCATGTGAGTACTTCCACGAAAAGGGAAACATTTGCAAGATGCCATCTACGTGGTGGGGACTTGGACCGGCGATGGGAACGTTTGTTATCAGGTTTTCCCTGTATTACGCCCCGTTGCCAGATGAGTTTATGCGTACTTATTTTTGCAGCTTTTTGTTTATGTGTGCTGCAGTTGTGGCGTTCTTTGTTCTCTGGGGAATTGTTGCAGTCTTAATTTTATTTTGGAAAACAATCCGTCCGATTTTTTGTGATTGTGGTCACAAGGAAGAGCGTGAGACGTCCAATGTTGAGTTGAGCCTGGCATAATTTGTCCCAGTAAAAACTGATTATTATAGTAAAACAATCTTTAATATGCTTATCAAATAATGACGCGCAGTGCAGCTCATAGATATAATAAGAGAAACCGATTTAACAGAACTAATCAGAATGGAAAAAATGTGTATTTTCCATTGTGGTTAGCAATTATTGTTTTTGCTTTTTTTATTTCAACCGGATTCTTATCTCCAACTGGAAAAAGATATCAGGAGTACCAGGGAAACGAAACCATTGTGTTTCAAAACCAGGGGAGAAAAAAGATATTTGCTAATTTTACTCATCCTGATGCCAGAGTTATTGTCACCATGAACCATTATAACTATCCAGACATGATGGAGTTTGATTGGTTTATTGCCAAAGGATTTAATGATATTTTACGTTTTTACGACTTGGGAAAAATAATTCGTAAAATGAAATCAAGACAAAACATGTGTGATTGGAAATATGTCAGTGAACAAAACTATGATTGCAAATGTCTTATTGGATTTGTTTCATATCCAACATTTAAGTCGAAACATGCATCAATAAACTTTGTTGGTGTAAGAAAAGAGTGTAAATAAATTACATCAAAAAACTAAAAGGTATAACCATAAAGACCATTATCATTTAAGCAAAAAAACTTTGCAAAAATGTAAAAGATAATTATATGATTATCGTTGAATAGATATTTCTTACTTATTTATATACATAGTAAAAATGAACCAAAATGTATGGGGAAAATGCGGATGGGTTCTTATTCATAGCATTGCTGTAAATTATCCTGAACATCCATCACCAAGTGAGAGGGAAAATACAATTAAATTTTTCACCGTTCTAGGTGATGTGTTACCATGTCGATATTGTCGCCAGCATTATCGTGAGAATTTAAAGCGTCTCCCGATAAATGCTGATTCTAAAATGGATTTAGTGTGGTGGACAATAGATTTGCATAATAGGGTAAATGCTTCTACTGGCAAACGAATATTGGGTAGAGAGGAAGCTTTGCAAAAAATAATAGCGATGTATAAAAAATATCCTGATAATCCAGAAGGTTATCAGATGTTGTATATGGGTTTATTGTTATTGTTTTTTATAACAATATTCCTTTTAATTAAGAGAAGGTGAGTTACAAATATCATCTAGGTAATTTGACACTCTCGTAAAAATAGCAATTCTTTCTTTATTTTTTGCTTCAAGTTTTTCGATTGTTTCTTCTTTACCGAACCACTGAATATCACCAATTTCTGCCTTTTGATGTATGTTGTCAGGATTTACAGAAACTTCTATATTATTCTTTAATTCTGCAATATAGTAAATATGCTTGTAAATAACATTATTTGACCCGGTAAAAGTTTCTTCTACGGGGCCAATATTTTTTAATAAATGAGTATCACACCGGTTAATGTCTGTTTCTTCGCAAAATTCTCTAACAGAACATTGAATGTCAGATTCTTTTGGAACCCGTCTTCCTTTAGGAAACCCCCACTCTGGTTCATCTCTTGTTGTTGTAAGATTATCAAGAAGAGATTTAATCGTAAAAGTATTTCCGTGTTTATCTTTTGCACCATTTAAAAGAAGGCTTAGTTTCTTTTTGACTCGGTTATATTCATTAATTCGTGTTCTTGACTTTTTTTTAGAAGTCCAAAGTCTATTCCATATTTCATCTGACGTGGTTGCACCTTTTAAAAATGCATGTTCGTCTTTTGTCATATTCTTTAACATTTTCTTGATGTAATCAACATCACTAATATTGTATTTAACTCTTACAAATTCAGCAAACGAAAGGCTATCTTTCCTCCTGATCAAAAGATACTTAATAGAACTAGGTTGGGTTACAAATGTTTTTGGGTCTGCATAAATATTTAAATCATTGTCAATTCCGGTTTTTTTCCAGTCAGATTTTGATGTTAGATGCTCAATGGATTTGAGGTCCTCTGTTTTAAAACATATGATACCTAAACTTGTAATAGGATTAAAACATTTTTTGTAAACATGTCCACTTTTGCCACAGTTGCAACATACTATATTTTTATTTGAATTAAATAGTTTTTTTTTAGTTTTACTTTCCTGCAGAGCAGATTCAGTTTTCTTGTCACTCATATTGAAGTGCGGATAAATATATAACATTTGGTGCCTTTAAGTATAAAAAATATCAGTTAAATTATTAGAGGTTAAATATGTCTTCGGTATTTGTCCCATATCCAGATCTAGAAAACAAAGACTTTTACAAAAAAATATATCATAAAAAAGAATTTTATGATACACAACCCGCACCATTGCCAGATCCTAGTAACCAAAGTGAAGAAACAATGTCTCTTTTGTTTCCATCTCATAGTGATTTTAAGCTTCAATCTGGTCAATCATTTCTAAAAAATTTTATATCCGAAGCCACTCCTTATAGAGGTATTTTAGTGTTTCACGGAACTGGTTCTGGAAAAACATGTGCTTCTATTGTTATTGCTGAGCGTTTTCATGGAAGGGTAGAAGAAACAGGAAGAAAGGTACTTATCATTGCAAGTCCAAATATTCAAAATGAATTTACGAGAACAATTTTTAATTTTGAAAGAGAAGCATCCAAAAAAAGTTTAAGACAGGTTGTTCAATGCACCGGAAGAACATACAAGCTTGGTGCTGACGCAAAGTATTTGACAACAAAAAAACAAGAAGCACAAATTTCTAAAATGATAAAAGACGTATACGAATTAATAGGAAGAGATAGTTTGAGAAATAAACTTTTGAGAGAAACAGGGTGGAATGGAAACGAGGAGACATTAAATGATAAGTTTAGACAAAAAATAAAAGAAATATATTCAGATAGAGTAATTATTGTAGATGAGGTGCATAATCGTGTTGCAACTTCTGATAAAGATGATAAGTTTCCAACAGCATTGCGTGCAATTGTTGGGAGTGCTGAAAATATTCGATTAGTTTTAATGAGTGCAACACCGATGGTAAACTCTCCTGAAGATATTATGTTTCCTATAAATCTTTTACGGTTAAACGATAGAAGACCATATATTAAACCAAGAAGTGTTTTTAAAACAAATGGTAATTTTGCAACAGGTGGTGAAAAGTTGTTAAGAGAAATATGTAAGGGGTACATTTCATATGTTCGTGGTGGAGACCCACCTAGATTTCCATATAAAATAACGCCACCTGAAGCATCGGTTCCCAAACCAAAATATTTATTTAATGGTGAAAAAATACCAAATGATAAAAAAATAGAACATACTAGTGTTATTGAATGCATTATGGATAGTTTTCAATATAATACATATTATGCATCATTGAAAAGTGAACTTAGAACAAAAATTGGAGGGCTATTACCAGGACCATCACAGGCTGGTGATATTGTATTTCCAACACCTTCTGAAAAATGGGGAATCTATGGTGCTGGTGGGTTCGGTGGTTCAAAATCTGACGAACATGCTTTACTTGAAGTTAAAGATAGTCGTGGAAACCCAACATATCAATATTCCACTTTTTCACAAGGATTTTTATTAAGAAAAAACTTGGAAAGATATTCAACCAAGTTTTCTTCGATATATGATAATATAGTTAGTTCAACGGGAATATCATTTGTTTACTCAAGGTTTGTTGTTTCCGGAATAACACCACTTGCATTAATGTTAGAAGAAAATGGATTTGAACCAGCTATTATAACAGGTAAAGAGTACGTGCGATTTCAGTCAAAAACAAAGAAGCCATCTATTTGTTATATGTGTGGTAAGGTAAAACATGGACCCGAAGACCATACTTGGTCCCCGGCTAAATATGTCTTACTTACTGGAAGTCTTGACTTATCAAAAAGTGATATAGCTAAGATATCTGGTTATATTAACCGCGAAGAAAACATGTATGGTAAGTTAGTAAAAGTTTTATTAGGTTCAGAAGTATCTGGGGAGGGTATTGATTTTAAAAGAATTCGCCAAGTTCATATTGTTGAACCTTGGTATAACCAAGCTAAAATAGACCAAGTTGAAGGTCGAGCAATTAGAAATGGTTCTCACAGAGACTTGCCACCGGAACAACGAAATGTTGAGATTTTTAAGTATTGTATTGTTCCGCCAAAAAAATTAAAGGGAAAGGAAGAAGAAATAGAGACAATTGATGAACATGATTATCGTATTGCTGAAGATAAGGACAAAAAAATAAAGAAGGTTGAATATATTTTAAAAGAAATCGCAGTGGATTGTTTATTTCAACGAGATAATAATGTTAGAACTGTTCATCGTACTATTAAATTAGAAGATTCAAGAGGACAAATTATAAATTATGTAACAGGTGATAAACCATATAGCCGAGAATGTAATTATATGAAATCATGTTCATACAAATGTGTCTGGGAACCAAAAAGTGTAAAAGATGTTGTTATTAATAAAAGTACATATGGTGTTGAATTTGCTGAAGCTGATATTGAAAAAGCACGAAATGGCATATTTGATATGTATAAGATAAATCCGATTATTGATGTCATAACTATTTTTAATACTGTTAAGGAACGGTATCCAAATCTAGAAGATATTTATATTTATTTAGCATTGGAAAGCTTAATGGATAGAAAAGGTAATTATGCTATTCAGGATAAATATGGAAGAGAGGGATATCTCATAGAAAGAGGAGATTTATATTTGTTTCAACCATTTGATTTATATGATTATAAGTCTCCTGTGATATATAAAATAACTCCATTAGAAACAAAACCTGAAGATATACCATTTTCAGCTTCTAATGTTGAAAAAAGAGTGAATGTTCAAAAAGAAAATAAAGTAACTGGGAGTGATATTTTAAATGATAGGTTAAAATATTATAATAATCTTGTAAACTTATTGCAAAACTATATCAAGAAAAGTTCAAAGTATAATTCTGTTTTTGTTGGAATGGCATTATACAAGCTATCCGATAGTAACTCATTAAGATTATTAAAACATATTATATCACCCGATTATTCAAAAACTAAAAATAAAGAACTTGATAAATTTAGAGATGCAGCAGTTCAATATTATACAAAAAAACGGAATATCTATAATTATAAAAAGACATTGGCCATTATGGTTGGTTCTTTATGTTCTCAATGGGGAAGGTCAAAATATGGTGCCAAAAGAACATCTAAACAAAAATGGGGCAAGTGTGATGCTGATATTGAAGCTCTGTTATCAGGAGAATTAAATAGTTTTAACTATTTATCACTGTGGGATAAGGTTTCTGAGAACAAACGAATACGAGAAGATGAAAGTTTATCCCGAAGTGAATATTTGTTTATATTGAAACAGTCTGGAATAAGACCTATGTATATAGGAACCGTTGAGTCAAAGAAAGTCGGTGGTCCAAAATATTTGAAACTTCTTGATTTTACAAAAAGTGGTGATGTTAATACGGTTTCAAAAAGAAAAGAACTTAGAGGACGTGTATGCACATCATTGATGGTTCCTGTGTTAAAAAATATTTTAAGTAATTTAGAAGAAAAAGTTGATAAATTAAAACTTCCAAATATTAAAATTCCGGAAACGTCAGCAAGAAAAGTTTTAAGACCAAATATGTGTCTAAAGATTGAATTTTTACTACGACTTCTCAATGATAATACAGATGATGTCTGGTTTTACGAAGGCTTTTTTTCCAAGGACGATATGGACTAATTAAAAACCTGGTTTATGCGCTGAAAATTGATTAATACATAAAGAATATATAATAATATAGACAATACGATGACATCACAACTTGATATCTCAAATCTTTATACCCGTACAAAAATGAAACGTACGGTGACAATTCCGGCGTCTGAATTGACGACGAATTTTGATGATAATTTGCTTATAAAGCTTCGCAATGACGTTGAGGGAAAATGTAATCGAGAAGGTTATATTGAAAAGGGGTCTGTTGAAATTATCGACCATGGTACTCTAGATACAGAAGTAATTAGATACAAAGGTGATGTTAGAGTTAAGGTCACATTTACAGGTAAAGTTGTAAATCCTGTTTTTGGTGAGATTATCGAATGTAAAGTTCGACGATTTAACGATTTTGGATTAATGGCGTATGCTGGACCTTTAAATATTGTTATTCCGTTTGGGGATAAAAAGAACAAAAAAAGTGGTAGTCTCAACGTTGGACAAAATTTAAAAGTTAAAGTGGTTGAATCCACTATTATTTTAAATGATAACCATATTGATGTATATGCCACCTTCTATGATGAAAAGGAAGATGCCAAAACTGATATTGGTAAAGCCATTCCCATGGAAGAACTTCTTGGTGACCCATCAGATGATGATATTGAAGACGATATTGCAGAAGACATTGGTGAAGATCTGAGTGAAAACGAGATTGATGAAGAAAGTGATGATGAAATGGACGACCCCGATGAAAAGGAAAATGACATTGAACAAGATAATTTTGAAGGTGAATCAACCGATGAAGACGAGGAATCTGGGGAAGATAAAGAAGATGAAGAAGAATCTGTTGATGACGAAAAGGAATAAAAGGTAAACTTAATTAACCTTTCCTACCTAATTAACCTTTCCTACCTAATTAACCTTTCCTACTTAAAGAAATTAATCATAGTAAATAAAGTTAAATTACGAAATAAATGGCACGGTTAGTATTTTGCAACGAAGTAAATAATAAGATAAACGATACAAATAAATCTTCAAAAGAACAAAAAAAACATCCAAGGATTTCGATTGATGGTAGAAGAAAGATAGTTGATAAAGTAAAAACTTTATCAAAAGATGTGCACATGGAGATTTTTTATTTTTTAAAAAAGAAAATTAATGAAGACTATACTCTTAATCAAAATGGTGTTTTTGTTAATTTAAACACAATTGATAATGATACACTATGTGAATTAAAAAAGATGGTAAACTTTTATAATAAAAATGAAAAAAAGCTAAAAGAAAGCTATCTTGAGAGATATTGCAACAATAATGAAAGACACGAGCCATCTGAAAAAGATGTAAATAGTACAAGTAGTTCTGCTGAAAACTCAACAAATGATGGTTCAGGAGATTCTGATGAAAATGATGTTGAGGTTAAAAATATTTTACCTACTAAAAACGAGGGTGAAAATGTAAACGAAAGCGAAAATGTAAATGAAAGTGAAAGTGAAGACGAAGATGAAGATGAAAGTGAAAGTGAAGACGAAGATGAAGATGAAAATGAAAGTGAAGACGAAGATGAAGATGAAAGTGAAAGTGAAGACGAAGATGAAGATGAAAGTGAAAGTGAAGATGAAGACGAAAGTGAAAGTGAAAGTGAATATGAAAGTGAATTAGACGAAGAACCTAAAAAGAAAAAAAAATAATTAAAATAATTTATTTTTAGCCGTTTAATTACTTAAAGCAAATGAAGAATATAACTAAGCTGTATAACACAATGGCATTTGATATCTTGAGACAACTACAATATTGCACTGGCTCTGATTATGGAGATAATCTAAATCTGGCGCCATCGCGAATAATTCCTATAAGTTTGGTTGAAGATATTAGCAATGAAGTTAATGATGACAATGTTATTTATTATATTCCCCCACGATTGGGAAATGAATATGTAATTTGCGAATCTGACAAAAAATTGCCAGAACCTAGTGCATATTTTCGCTCTCCAAATACATTTATGAAATCATTGTTGTATTTATCTAATATGAGTTATTACAATAATGCTCATTTGCCTGTAAAGGCGAATAGGATATTAGATAAATATTTGCGAGATGTTTTTGAAAAGTATTCTACAAAAAAAGAAAATATAACGTACAAAAAAATAATACAAATAATTTTAAATAACACGAGTGGTGATTTTGACACGGATCCTGATAAAAACCCTCATTACAGTAAGTTTATAAAGCTGATTCTGAAAGAAGAAAAGTGTAATATTTTAGTAATTCGCTCAGACGATAAAGGAAATTTTTTGGATACCGTTCCTAATAAAATTCCAACTTTGGACATAAAGGAGAACAAGGACATATATTACATTTTGTTACAACATTCAAACGGGTTATTTTCCCCTTACGGCAAGGCATATAAAAATATTTCTGATTAAAAAACTGATTAATACTTAAAGCGTGTCACTATAATAAACAAATCTCGTCTACTATAGCAAGGGAACAAAATGTTTACAATACTCGATGCAGAAAAGTCTCGTATATTATCATTTATTGGAAAGCAACTTTCTAATTCAAAAAATGAGTTAGAGGCACGTTTATTTCCACCGATCCCGGGTCAACCCGAGTGTGTTGATTACTATCAATTCAATAGAATTTTACGGAGATACACTTACCCAAAAGAAAAGGGTGGTTTTGGCCTGCGAAAAGAACTGATTACACAACTAAATGTAACCAGTGAACGAAGTCCCGATATTCGAGAATCTGTTAAAGGCCAAGATGCTGTAAAGCTGTATTGGTTAACAGATGATATTAATTTAGTGAAAAAGCATTCTCCTGATAACGTGTATCAAATGATAAAGAAAAAGAAAGACTTTGTCAATCTATTGAATTATCCTGTGCGTGTTTGTATCAGTGAAGAACAGATTACTGGAAAAGATGATTATAAACTTTTAACAGATGTAGAGTTCCCTAAAGAATATAGGTTACAAAACCGAATTTCTGTTTACACAGAAGATAATATGTTTAGAATAGATTTTACATCTGTAAAATTTGGAAGAGGTAGAACCTTTAAACAATCAAAAGTTGTTAATTCATTTCCATGTCATGAAATTGAAGTAGAATTAATTGGAGGAAATAAGGCAAGCAAGGATGAAATCTTTGTAAGTTTTATTAAACACGTTGGGTTGTTATTGTCTATTTATTATGATACTTCTATTTTGTTAACAAATACTTTGAAAAAGGTAGTTTTGGATAATTACAAATTGTTGATTTCAACAGATGAAAAATTAAGAAAAAGCAACAGAAGGGGTAACAAAAATAAAAACAAGAAAATATATAGCTATAAAGATTTTATTACTGCTAAACCAGTAACATTGCACCGGGATAATATCCGGAAAACAAAAGGTGTTAATAACATTTTGAAAAACTATGGTGCAACATACAAAGCTGATGGAATGAATATGTTATTATATGTTATTCCACAAGCTACTATTGCTGGTATCAGCGAAGGAACTGGAAATTTATTTTTAATTGATTCCAATTTTGATGTTCGTGCAACTGGAATAATACTATCTGGGTGGGATAATTCGATATTAGAAGGTGAATATATCAGGGAGAAACATTTGTTTCTTACTTATGAAATGTTATTTGCAAAAAATTTGGATATTAGAAATAAACCACTAGAAAGTTTTAATGATCAACAAACGTCACGATTAACTTATTTAAAAGATTTTATTAAAGATGTAACAGAAAAGAATGAATCAAAAAATTCACCTGTAAGTGTTACAGAAAAACCATATATGTTTGGAAATGATCAAGAAATTTTTGCGAAAAACAAACAATTGTGGGATGAAAGAAAAGGATTAGATTTTCATGTTGATGGGCTTATTTTTACCCCAGCTACAGAACCTTATCCAAATAAGGCAGGAACTTGGACAAGATTGTTTAAGTGGAAGCCACCACATCTAAACTCGATTGATTTTTTGATTGAAACAGTTAAAGGTGCAAACAAAAAAGATAAATTGTTTCCCTATGTTGAGGTGTTCGACGACAGTGATGTTAAGATGGACCCTTATGCTGTAACACAATTTAAGAAACTTAAGTTGTACACAACAGGAACGTCTGACAAATTTAACAGAAGAACGGGAAAATTGGATAGAAAGCCATACCCTAAATTGTTTAAAGAAGTGGATGTTCCTGTAAACAACCAAGGACAAATTATTTCCAGGGATCCATTAACGGGTCTAACAGTAGAAATTTCAGATGATACTATTGTAGAATTTTCATATAATGAAAAACATCGATTTGCTTGGATACCTATTCGTGTTCGTCACGAAAAGACAACAAGATATCGAAAATATAATGACAATTTTGGAAACTCCTATCTTGTTGCTCTTGATATTTGGAAAAGTATTGTTAATCCTGTTACGGATAAGATGATAACAACTGGAGTAATTCCATCTGAATCAGAAAACAAACCTGTAAATGTCACCTCTAATACTTCTGTTTCTGGACAGTATGCTATTATTGAGACAAAGAAGGAAAGATTACCATATCAAAACTTCCATACTGCTTATGTTAAAAAGAAATTATTAAAAATGGTTTCACTAGACCCGCCTGATTCTGATAGAGGAAGTGGGTATTTGATTGACTTTGGTGTATGCAGAGGTGGTGATTTGAATAGGTGGAAAGAAATTGGTTATCAAAAGGTAGTTGGTATTGATGCCGATATCAAATGTATTGAAGAGGCGATTAATAGATATCAAAATGCTATGGATAACCGTTATAACATCACATTTTTATGTGGTGATTTATCTAAACTTATTTTTCCAAAACAAGAAGCAGCTTGTGAGTTGACTGAAAAGATTTCTGGAGTTGTAAATTGGAAGGAATTGATGAAAAAGAGTTTACCTCAAAAATATATGTTTGATGTAGTGAGCTCACAGTTCGTTATTCACTACTTCTTTTTAAATGAATTATCACTTAGAACATATCTCCAAAACGTAACCGATAATCTTAGGATTGGAGGATATTTTGTTGGAACTACGTTTGATGGTTCAAAAATATATGATTTTCTAAAAAGAAAAACAGAAGAAAAGGGAATGAAGGGAGACGAAACGATATGGAAAATTACCAAATTATATGGTAGGAAAAAATTTACAGATGGTCGCCCTAATTGGGGTATGGCAATTGATGTATTTATTAACTCTATTGGTTTTGCTCATAAAGAGTATTTGGTGAGCTTTAAATATTTAGAAAAAATAGCAGCTGAATATGGTTTAGAACTACAAGAATTAATTTCCTTTTCAGACATGTGGATGGAAGGAAATGAAAACAAAGAAGGATATAATCATAAGATTGTATCTGATATTCGTTCTATGAGTGATGTCGAAAAGAAATTTAGTTTTCTTTCTTCTGGATTTATTTTCAAAAAAGTAAAGAACGCTCCTGACTCAACTTACAAAAAGATTGTTAAGCTTCAAAAGAAAGCTAACAAGAACAAAGAAAAAACTGAAAGCGAAAGCAACTAAAGTTTAAGTTTTTTGTATTTAATAGTTTAATAATGTATTTTAAATTTTTCATAGTTAATTCACACCTTTGATAGCAGGGTATAAGTATATCAGCAACAAATATGTATGTTTTACCAGGGGGTTCCAATATTATTGGTATTTATAAAAGCATTATTACTATAGTTACATGGCTTATCTCCGTTATAATTATTAAGTGTAAAACCTTCTTTTGTTGGTAACAAATACTACAGTTGATAATATTATTTTTAATAATATTATGAGAATAAATGTTACTTTTTTATTTTTTTACTTTTTGGCAAATTCATTTATATAATAAATGCTTATTATTGTCTGGTAACACTTTTAGTTGATGGATTTTGCATATATTGTGTTAATTTTTTAGGAGAATCAGTGTATATATAAATAGAACGCCCCCTTTGTAGTTCGCCACCGTGTGAACCATACTTTGCGTTAAGTCTCGATATGATTGAATCATGATCCTTATATAATGTATCCGCTGTACCTGCGAAAAGTATAGACCCGTCTGAATCAGTTGGTGTTATATTTTCAATATCAGATGGGTTACTATAGAAATCTAATGTTTTAAGAGAACTTTGAGATAGTTCCTTTAATAAAGGATAAGCTGTTAAATAAGTATTTGCATTATCAGATGGGTTAAAAACAGCAGCACGTGTTATTGGTGCATATTTAGATATTAAGTCTGGAATAGTAGTTGCAAATGATGTCCCTTCATTATAACCAGTTTTAGACAAATTAGAAAAATTAATTTGAACGTGATTACCTGTAACTGGATTTGTTAAAGCATCTTTAAAATAATAGGGAGTTGCAGGTGGGGCTTTTATTGGTGGGTTTTTATCTTGAATATGGTCACTATCATTTGGACCCTTTTGTCCATGTCTAATAACAATAACAGCTTTGGGTTTACCACCACCTCCAGGTGGAACATCACATTTATCCCCTGTCCAACCATCTGTACAATTACATTGCCCATTTGTACACGCACCATGTGCACCACAGTTTATACCATCGCATGGGTCATGTGGTTTAATTTGACATTTATCACCCGTCCAATCGTCTGTACATATACATTTTCCAGTTTTACATGAACCATGTGCGCCACAATTTACATTTGTACATGGGTCTTCTGGTTTTATTTGGCAGTTAAAACCTGTCCAACCGTCTGTACATATACATTTTCCATTTTGACACGAACCATGTGCTCCACAATTTATCCCATAACATGGGTCATGGGGTGGAATGGGTGTGTCACATTGAATACCTGTCCACCCTGTGGAACATACACATTTATTATTTACAACTTTACCATGTATACATTTATTTTTAGGTGGCACAGGTGGCACAGGTGGTACAGGTGGTGTATAATCGGTTCTACATATTTGATATCTTTGAATATCGTTATCAGTAACTTTGCATGATTTATATTCCTTGTTTAGCACATAATAACAATTTGACATGGGATTGTAATTAGATATACCAAAATGTTCATAATAACTACTATTTGTACCAATAACAAACAATAGTGCGATAATTATAATACAAATTAAAACACAAACTTTTTTGTTCATTTTAAAAGTTTTATAATAATAATAGACATAAAAGAAATGACACTATTAAATAAGAGACATTCAGTTTTTTAATCATGGATGTAAAAAGTGAAAATATTGTAAATATTATAAATAGTACAAATAGTACAAGCAGTATACCACTTACGACGTCATCAACACTGTCAACCGTTTATTGTCTAAAAGAGAATGAAAATAAACCCCCTGATAAAATCATTCTTATAAAAAGGAAATATCTTGATTTTGTATTTCCAGATATGTACACTTCGATGTGTGAGCTAAAATCCAAAATTGACGAGAAGGATAATTCAAAGTTATGGGATAAATCAAAAAGAAAAGTTAATCCATATGAATTAGTGAACGTACTGGGTACAAATATTTTACAAACAGAGAAGGTTAAAAAATGTGAAAATTATGTCCCGCTTAGCAGAGCATTTTTTAAGCTAACTGAAATTTTATTATCAATAGATTTGATTCCGGAAACATACAAAAGATCTTCTGGTGTTGTTGCTAATATCGCAGAAGGACCAGGTGGGTTTATAGAAGCAATTTACAAGCATAGAATAGTTTCTGGAATAAAAGATACTCATTATGCAATTACATTACATTCTAAAAATAGAAATATTCCTGGATGGAGTCAATTACAACGAAGGAAAAATCACTTTTTGAATAATAAAAATGTAATATTGAAAACTGGAAATTTATATAATGTGCGTTCTGTAATTAGTTATTCTAAATTATTCAAAGGAAAGAAAGCATGGTTGGTAACATGTGATGGCGGATTTGATTACAGTAATGATTTTAATAATCAAGAAAGAAACTCAAGAAAAATAATTTATGCAGAAATTACAACAACTCTTTTGATTCAAGAAAAGGGCGGAAGTATGGTATGTAAAATGTTTGATTTGTTTACTTATTTCTCTTTGCAAATTATTTATTTATTAACACTTTTTTATAAAAAGGTGTATATTATTAAGCCTGTAACTAGTAGACCAGCAAATTCAGAAAAATATATCGTTGCATGTGGATTTAAAGGTGTTGAACAAAAAATCATAAATTCGATGTTGAATGAATTATCTCATTGGGATGAAACACATAATAAGAAATATGAAAACTATATTGAAAATTCTATATATTTTCCATTAAACGCCTTTAACGACGATAACATTAAAATTCTTGATGGTCTTGTGATTAAGAATATTAACTTACCTGACACTTTTATTGATGAAATTAAAGAAATTAATTTATCTTTAACACATAATCAAAAAGAATATATAACAAAAACATTAAACTATATTAAAAACTATAATAAAAACAACAGTGCTCATGATAAGTTATTACAAAAAAAGTATTCAAAATTATGGTTTAATAAATATAATATTTTAAATAAAGATAATATCTTTAAATGACACTAGACACTTAAAAGAATACAACCTATTCAGTTAAATAGAGAAACGCAGAATGAGCGCAACAAAAATGACGGATATTCATTATGTTAGAGAAAGCGAGTGGAAAACAAATAAAAAAATTAATACATTTTCAAATTTGAACTCTAGACATGTAGTGCTGATGAATAAGATAAAAAAGTTTTATAGTGAAAAAGACAACTTAAAAACATTAATTTCTATAATTAATGGAGAATCGTTCTTATCCTTACGAGTTATTGATTTTTTTGTGACAAACTATGCAAGAGAAAAAGAAATAATATATGAAATTCCACCACCTAAAAATAGCAACAAAAGAATTGAAAAGTTTATGGTTTATTATAGTTATAAGTCACAGTTAAAAGCATATTCTAAAAAGCAATTTGATCCCTTTTGTCGTAGGGAACGTATCTTATTTTTTATAGATAAGTATGATGGTATTGAAAATGACCCGGTTAGAACAACTGTTGGACAGTTAAACTTTTTTAGGTGGGCAATAAAAAACAACATACTTGAATATATTTATAAAAATTATGAGAGTATTGAAAATGATATGAATACTTTTTCAAAGAAAAATAAGAAAAAGGTAACAAAAACAAATAAATCCAAAACAAAACCCAAGAAGGAAAAAACTAAAAATACTAAAAAATCTAAGGCTTCATTTGTTGTGTCACAAAATAAACCAAATACTGATCTAACTTTGTCAGCAACAAAGAAAGTTAATAAACATAATATTACAATCACTGTTAAATTCAACTAATATAAATAAAAATATACAACTAATTTATAATAATGAGTTACCTACAATTATTTAGTTTTGAAAAACCATTTCTTTCTGGAAGTGGTTTATGTTATCCATCTTCAGATTATTATAGTTCATACAAAGGAGCTGCATTGGGATGCTCAGGTGGCGCTAAAAAAAGAACCAAGTCTGCGTCCAGAAAGCGCAAGACTGTCACAAAAAGGCGTAAAAAACCAGTTAAACGTAAGACAACTACTAAGCGTAAAACTACTAAGCGTAAAACTACTAAGCGTAAAACTACTAAGCGTAAAACTACTAAGCGTAAAACTACTAAGCGCAAAACCACTAAGCGCAAAACCACGGTGCGTAAAAAACCAGTTAAGCGTAGAACGACTAGACGTAAAATAATCACGCGTAAAAAAAAAAGATAAATTATAAAGGGGGTGTGTGTAAAAAAAAGGTCAAGCCGCGTTTGACTCTAAAATATGATAATCTATTTTCCTGTAATATGGTTCAGCGTAAATATTGTAAAAGTCAATATGGAAGCGGTGGATTAACATGTTGTGCTGGACCAAATACGGGAAGTATACCACCAGATAAGTTAGAATTGCTAAAATCTTATAATAATATGTTAAAATCAAAAATTCCATATAAAAATTAACTCCCAGCCCAAAATAAATTCTCTCAATTATAATATATAGAGAACGATACTCCTTTTTTGAAAATGGCTAATGTAAACAGAAATGGAAACCGAAATGGGAACCGAAATGGGAACCGAAACAAAAATAAAGCTAACAGGGCCAACAAGGCTAACAAGGCCAATAAGGCTAATAAAAACAATAAAAATGCACCTGGTTTATTAGAATCAATGGGGTTAGTTGCACCTGCATCTTCTAATAACAGAAATAAACTCAACTGTGTATCAGCATGTTTGAAACAATCAGGTGGTCGTCGTAGACGTGGTGGTACTTTAGGTCTTAGGTCACTTGTAATGCCCGCAGGAATTAATCCTTTCCTTGCCACTGCAGGCCTTGCTGCACTTTCTAGCTCTGGAAAGCGCCGCCGCAGAGCCACTGGTCCTGTGAAGAGACGTCGCAAGAGGTCTGTATCTAAAAGCCGTAAGAGAACCGCGTCCAAGAGCCGCAAGAGAACTGCCCCTAAAAGACGCCGAAGAACCGCGTCCAAGAGTCGCAAGAGAACTGCTTCTAAGAGCCGTAAGAGAACCGCGTCTAAAAGCCGTAAGAGAACTGTGTCTAAGAGCCGTAAGAGAAGCAGAAGCCGTAGTCGCACTCGACGCAGAGTTCGAAGAGGAGGTAATGTTATGAAACTTCTCTTTCCCAGAGGATTATCATCCACTTTAACAGCTGCTGGTCTCGCAGCTCTTGCTAAGAGTGGACATACTGGTAAACGCGCAATGAGCACCCGTAGAAAACGTTCTCGATCCAGAAGCAAAAGCCGTAAGCCCAAGAGACGCGTCCGCAGAAAGTCCTTGGCTGGTGGAGCCAAGAGAAAGCGCAAGACCACCAAGCGCAAGGTTTCCAAAAAGCGCAAGACCACCAAGCGCAAGGTTTCCAAAAAGCGCAAGACCACCAAGCGCAAGGTTTCCAAAAAGCGCAAGACCACTAAGCGCAAGACCACCAAGCGCAAGGTTTCCAAAAAGCGCAAGACCACCAAGCGCAAGACCACCAAGCGCAAGGTTTCCAAAAAGCGCAAGACCACCAAGCGCAAGGTCGTGAGACGCAAGTCTGTTAAGCGCAGTGTTTCCAGAAAGCCTAAACGCAAAGTTACCAGAAAGCGCAGAGTCGTAAGACGTAAGCGTGGAGGTTCCTGTAGTGCTCAACTAGTTGGTGGTAGACGTAGACGTTCTGTAGGAAGACGCCGCAAACGTGGAGGTTCCTGTAGTGCTCAACTAGTTGGTGGTAGACGTAGACGTTCTGTAGGAAGACGCCGCAAGACCGGAGGAGCATGCTCCTGGTCAAAGCTTAGTGGTGGTGGTAAAGGGCGATTTAATAAACGCTCAACTAAAAAAAAAAAAGCTCTAAAAGGCGGTAAAGCTCGTTCTCGCTCACGCGTAACTAAGCGCAAAACTACCAAGCGCAAGGTTTCCAGAAAGCGCAAAACTACCAAGCGCAAAACTACCAGGAGAGCCAAGCGTGGGGGCAGCTCCCAATTTTTAGCACGAAGTGCATATGCAAGAGGACCCAGTAACTATGGAAACGGAAGTTGGTGTGGTTCTGCTCGTGCTCAATTCGGCAACTTTTCCAATCCTTCATACTATGTTCCCAATAGTACACTAAGAATGGGATGGGCAGCACCACAATCATCTGGAACAGTTGGTTCAATGTGTGGTTCTAAGTAAATAAAAACTAATTTAACATAAATTTAATATAAATATTATCGCAATATACTAAAAATATATTTCGAGAATATGTTATACAGGTGAACAACCCACAATGAACAAAGGTCTTTCAGTTGGAAATAAAGTATATGTTCCTACCCCAAGTCATGGTTTTGTTGAAGCGGAAATAACAAATGTTAAAACTGATAACTCCAATAATAACTCTAATAATAATAAAATTACATCATTATCTGTAAAGTATGTTGATGATTTTATTAAAGAAACATATGGTGAAGATGATGTTGTTTATTTAGAATCAAATATACAAAAAATTGTTCCCAAAGATAAAAATGGTAATCGACCTTTTTATTGGATGTTTCAAAACAGAAAAGATTTTCCTGCTTGGGTAACTAAAACTTTTATGAAATATAGCAGTTGTGAAAACAAAAAGAATAATAAAAATAATAATAATAAAAAGAATTTTGATTTTTTACCTAGACAAAAATTCATAAGAGACTATCTAGGACATAAAAGTCCGTACAGAGGATTACTTTTATATCACGGCCTTGGAACAGGGAAAACATGTGCTTCTATTGCGGTTAGTGAAAATCTAAAAGATACAAGGAATATTGTGATTTTACTACCAGCTTCTTTAAAAGATAATTTTAAAATAAAAGGCCTCCAAAAATGCGGAGACCCTTCTTATAGCACAAGTAATGGTAATCGGTTGATTAATGAAAAATATTCATTTGTCTCATACAATTCCTCTACAGTTGTAAAACAACTAGAATCATTAGGTTCATTAAATAATAAAGTTATAATTGTGGATGAAGCACATAATCTTGCCACTATGATGGTAAATGGTTTGCGTGGAATGGGTAAACAGGGATATGATGTATATAAGTTTTTATTAGAAGCAAAAAATAGTAAGATAATATTTTTAACGGGAACGCCTTTAGTAAACACACCTTTTGAAATTGCAATACTTTTTAATATATTAAGAGGTCCAATAGAAATTATTATTTTTAGAATAAGTAATTTTAGTGAAGAAACAGTGGATAGTTACATTTCAACGCTTATTAAAGACGAAAGAATTGGTTGGGTAGATTTAAATAGACGAAACCAGTCTTTAACTGTAATAATGAAATTAAATAGTTGGGATATGGAATTTGAACAAACTGTCAGATTTGTAGAATCAAAAGCAAGACTTTATGACGCATATGTTAACTTTGAAAAAACTGATAAGTATACATTATTTCCAGAAACCGAAGAAGAATTTGAAAGTTTTTTCGTAAAAGATGATAACTTTATTAATAAGGATATGTTCCAAAGAAGAATTGTTGGGCTAACATCATATTTTGAGACAACAAAAGAAACGAAAAGTGAATTTCCAGAACAATTACCAAATAAAATAGTGAAAGTTCAAATGAGCCCACATCAATTTGAATTATATCAAAAAGCAAGAGAAATTGAAAAACAAAAAGAAAGAAAAGCAGCACAACAAATGAAACAAAAGAAAGGAGAAAAGGTTACAACATTAGCAAGGGTATTTTCTAGAGAATTTAGTAATTTCGTATTTCCAGATGATATTATCAGGCCTTTCCAAAGAATGAGATTTATTACTTCTGCACTTGAAGAAAAACTAGAAAAAGAAAGGAAAAAGGATCCAAACTCAGAAGAAACTAATAAAACAGAAGAAGAAGTAAAAATAAACAAGGAAACTCTTGTCCGACTTATCAATGAAGCTTTAGATAAACTAAGTGCTCCAGACAAACCATATCTTAAACCTGGTCCAAATGGTTTGTCTCGATATTCTCCAAAAATGGAAGCAATGTTAGAAGAAATAAATAAAGATACAAGAGGACTTGTTCTCGTGTACTCATCTTTTAGGACGGTTGAAGGACTAGAAATATTTTCAAGAGTATTAGCTGCAAATGGTTATGAAAGATTTAATCCTGCATCAAGTGACAGAAAGTATGATTATAAAAGATTTGCCTTTTACTCTGGACAAGAAGACATGAAAACAAGAGATGCAATTGTGACCACATTTACTAGCTCTGAAAATAAAGGAGGAAGAGATATCAGAGTGTTATTGGTATCTTCAGCTGGTGCTGAAGGTCTTGATCTCAAAAATATAAGAAAAGTTTTAATTATGGATGTATTTTGGCACGATGTTAGAATACAACAAATTATTGGACGTGCTGTTAGAAAAAGATCTCATTATGATTTACCATTGGAACATCGGTCTGTCCAACCTTTTATTTATCTAACAGTATTTTCACCAAAACAAGAAGAAATATCTAAAGAAAAACTAACAACTGATGAACATATTTACAATCTTGCCAAAAAAAAGTTGAGACTTAACAATGATGTATTAACAGCTGTAAGAGAATCAGCAATTGATTGTATGCTTAACCAATGTGATAGTCAGGACAAATGTTATCGCTTTTTGGGAGAAAAAGAAGGATTAGCTTATTTGCCACGTATACAAGATGATATAGTTTATGGGTATAAACATGCTCACACGAAAGAAGTGCAACAGGAGTTGGTAGTTGCTGGTATAACAGATTTAAATGAAATTGTTTATAAAAAAGGAAAGGACTGGTTTTCTGGAAATGGAACTAAGCTTAAAGCAAAACCAAAGATAGTGAAAGGTAAGAAATATGGTTTAGATTTAGCCAGTTTAGAATTATTTGATTACAACAGTGTTAAAAACCAAGGTATACCACTAAAAGTAGGCACTGTTAATGAAGGAGATGGAAAATTTAATGAACTATAAATTTTTTATTAAGTATATCTAATTCACATAAAGAGAAGGCAGTTGGTACGACATGGAATTATGAAATTTTTATTTTTCCTATTATGTCAAGTATATCTGAGTGCTGGTTATATCCAATCCTTTGCGAAACCTCGATTTTGCTTAAAAAATAATTTTAATACTCTAGAACAAGAATTATGTCCAAAAAAATATAATTTTATAGTTAATTCAGGAAATCAATTACAGTTTAATTATAAATGTTTATGTAATAATACAAAAATAGACGATGACTGCTGTAACACAATTGATGAAATAAAATATAACACATTTACGATTCCAAATTATGATAGTAAATGTTTAACGCTTTTAAAAAATATGTCCTTATCCTGGAACGAATGTGTTAATAATTATAAATGGCAAAAATGGATGTATCATGAAACATATTATTACAAACAACCAGAAAATAGTATTCCAATAAACCAAGTTGATTATAATTATATATCAGCATTTGACTCTAGTAATCATTTATTAAGTTATTACATAGATTTAGATTGGAAAGAATTAAACAAAAATATTAGAGATGAAAAGTTTATACACTGCCAACTTAAAGTTAATCATTTATATTATCCAAATGCAGGTTGTCGATATAAAGGCGCTGCTGGAAGTTTTGATTATTGTTTAAAAGAAAATAGTGATGAAAGAAGTGGGCTGTGTCAAAAATTAAGTATTAAGGTTGATCCAAATTATTTTGAAAAAGATAAAAAAATAAGAGATGCAAAAAACAAAGTTTTAAAACAGAAAAAATTACTTTTTCACGGTATGGGCCTAGATCAATCACTATTGGCTGAAAAAACCTCATATACTTTATTAAATGAATTGAACATAATAGCTCCAAAAGCTGTTTACAGTAAACTATTTATTAATAATACTTACAATGGTGTTTATTTACTTGTAGAACACATTGATGACGAATTTACAGAAGAACATTTTAAAGATGACTATAATAATGGTAAAGGTGCTTTATACAAAGATGTTTTATTTAATATTTATCAAGATGATTATTTCACAAAAAGACATATTGAGGGTAAAAATGAAAATGGATTTATGTTTGAAGTAGCAACTTCATTATTGTTTTATACTTCAAAAGAAGATGCGAGATATATCCTGGAAACATATTTTGACGTACATTCTTTAGCCAAAGTTATTGCATTTAATGCAGTTATTGGACAAACAGACGATTGGCAAACACGACATAATTTTTATTGGTATGTGAGAGAAAAACCAAAGGATGTTAAGAAATTAGTAATGATACCATGGGATTATGACAGGATGAATGATATTAGTTTTGCGGTTGAAAATAATGCACCTGTTAGAATTAGTATGCCAAAATGGTGGACAACATTTCCAACATATTTTAAAGATAACAGATGTATTTATAAATTGTATCCAATAATTCCTATCGTATGTGACTTATTATCAAGTGTTATGGTTGAAGGTGGAATGAAAGAATTAGTTAATACATATATAGATAAGTTTGCATTTACTCATATAAAACCAAGTTATATTAACTATCTTTGGGATAATTGGACAAAAACAATTGAACCTGATTTGACAGATGATCCAACTGCTTCTGATAGATTTATAAGACAAAAAGCAAGGAATTACTTATTCGGTCATATTCTTAAACATCGCCGACAAAGAATTCCAACATTCAATTCAAAACCTTCAAACCCTTAAACTTTAACAATTATTTAACAAAAATTTATCTACGCGTTGGTGACCAAGTAGATGGGTCTCCTCCAATATTATGTTTTGTTGGTGACCAGGTAGATGGGTCTCCTCCAATATTATGTCTTGTCGGTGACCAGGTAGATGGGTCTCCACCGATTATGCGTGTCGGTGACCAGGTAGCAGGGTTTCCACCAATAATACCTGTTCTATCTCCTCTACTTGTAAAAGCAAGAACTCCTATAAACAATAAAACGAGGAATGCAATAACTAACAAAGTGTCCATTTTATATATTATACTATAAATAATATTCACTGGAATAATAATTCATCCATACCAATTCCACCATGGTCGTTCCACATATGGTTATATAATTCGCTGGAATAACTCTTCCCGAACTTCCTGCTGCATTCGAAGCACCAATGCTCTTCGCAAATAGGACAAGTAATATGATGGCAACCCGAGCTCTTGCTAATTTGAGCGCCACACTTCTTTCCGTCCTTCACACCAGGACATTCCTTAATCAAAATACTGTCTGGGTCAGGGTTGACACACTGTTCGCACTCAAAGTTTCCTCCGAAGTTAGGGTTTTCACCCGCACACACCTTGGGGCAAGCAATTTGTGCCTTGTGACAAGTCTTACACCAACCGTAAACATACTTTCGGTCAAATTCAGTGTGAATAATAGCGTACAACCAACGGTTATACGGCTTTACAGTTGAACGCTTAGGCTTCTTCTTACAGAATGGACAACAAAGCTGTCCCTGTACAATCACATTTCCACGTGTTACAGAACCATACCAATTCTTCATACAGCCCTTGCAGACCTTAATTTGGCACTTCTCGTTTCCACACAAATCAGTAAACTGACCTACATTGTGTGTGTCCATGCAAAGACAACACAATTCTTGTGTGTCTCCATTCTGAACATAATCCAAGATTTCAGCCAATAATTCTTCTGAGTTCAGTACTGGCTTTCCATGATGATACATCTCAAGCTTTTCATCATCTGGAAATGGTGCCAATTCAATATCACCCAAGTTAATGGGATTGGACCACTCCGTGATACTTGAAGCATCAATGGGGTTAATTCCAATGTAACGCCATAGTTGAGGGTTTTGCTCAACAAGTGTTCGTAGGTTTACCTGAACATCCACAATTGCAGAGTTTCTACCCTTTGAACATTGCATGCACTTCTCCATAACTTCTCCATCTGCAACTTCGGATACATACTTGTTTCCACAGCGCTTACATGAGTAATGTGGTGCTGTCTTCTTCCTACTTTGACGATGAAAGTGACATAGGCCACCTGAGTAATCATCCATATCTGCAACGTCAATTCTGGCATACAAGCCGGCACACTCATTGCAAGAAATAAGGAAAGACTTACTGGCACCACCAAGTGCGCTGGGTTCGGGCCAGCTTTCCTTTGGAACATCAAGACATAATCCGCATGTGCCGTCTGCATCAAGAAGAGTCAAAGACCTCTTCCTCTTGCAAACACGGCACTTTGTCTTTGTGTCATAATAAATTTGTCCTCTTGTGGGAGTAAAGCCAACATTCGCTGTAAATGACTTGTTTAGCTTTTCCCTTAGGTTTAACAAATAGTTAATCTTTCCAAACAGCTTTTGCTCATCATCTGTCAGCGCAAATGAAACCTTCGAAAGAAGCTTGATAAACCCAGGTGAAAAGTTCAGAGGGTCATCAAGCTTAATCCACCGTCCCTTATAATTCAACAAGAACTCCTTTGCTCGATCAACAAGAATTTCATTTCCTGACAAATAAGCAATAGAAGCTCCAATCAATGCTGGGCGAGTGGAAAATAGTGTACCAGGACACATTAGATGTGGTAGAAGGCCAAAAATCTTCTTAGTCTTCATACCCAATGGCACATACATTTCTGGGAGATTTTCAGGGTCTCCACTGTAAACCTTAATTCCAGAAAGCATTTCAAGTACCTTCTGGAATGAAGATGGGCTACAACTTCTTGAAATTTCAAGAACGTCCTTGCGATCCATATCCTCAAATCCTGCTACACGGATAAGTGCTGGCAACTTTGTTTCTACCTTGGAAATCTCTTCCATAATATCTACTGTTGCATCATACGAATCCTTAATCCAAGTTTGAAGTTGCTTACCATCTTCCAAAGACATCTTTGCTGGTAACTTTGAAAGAGTCTTTTGCAAAGCAATAACTCTTTCATCTTCACGTAGCTTACATGCTTCGCGCCAAAGTCGACCCAAAACAACGTTGTATGTCAAACACAAAACCTTGTCTGCCACAAAGAGCTTCTTGAAAATACTAAGTGTCTTGTTCTGGAACTTTGTGTTGTTCCTGAACTTCTTAATCATTCCCTTAAAGCTTACATGCATAATAGGGTCAATGTTAAAGTCAACAGTTTGGGTTGGCTTGTCTCTAACACCTGGAAGATATCCCTTAGCGTTGTTTTCATCATCAAGAATAAACTTTCCATTGACCATTGGGTTTTCTTGAAAAATAGTAAACTTAAAGTCTGTCTTCTTTTCAAATTCAATCCCAATATTCTGGAGAATAACACCCATAATAGCCTTTGTCAGACTGTTAGTGTTTGCCCCTGGAATGATAATAGTCTTTCCAAGGAGCAAGTAATAAGAATAGGTTCCAAACCAGTCAGAGTTTGTGATAGTATAGGTCATAACACCCAAATCATAAAATCTTTGACAAATCTTAATCCAGTCAAATTCTTCATTCTTCTTCTCCAAAGTACTCTTTTCATCATCGTAATACCCACCATGAGAGTTGGAATTACTCTTATGATGAGGAGGAGCATCTGTCAAATGAATATGAATAATCTTAGAATCGTCACCTCTCTTCTTGCGCAGTTGTTCGATAATTCTGAACACAAAGTTACAGGCAGTCTTCTGCGCTTCAGCGTGGTCCCCACCTCCCTTCATATGATGAGAAGAGGTGAACTTTAACAATTCCTTTAATGTCTTCTTAAATCCAGAAAACGATGTAACCTTTCGGTAATCATAGTCACCATAAAACAACATCGCAACGTACACGGTGTTTGGAAACAACCTTGTCGCAGCAGAAATTTGCTCAAATGCCAATTGGGCCGATGAGTGAAATTCTCCCATCGAACTTGTCGAATCCATAGTAAATAAAATGTAAATATCTTCTTCTGAGAATTGAGGAAGTTGTACCTTTTCTTCCAGATATGCCATAGGAATTGCCTGTGGCGGTACGGGAATAGCTTCAACCTTTTCTTCTTCTCTAATAGAGTAATGGACATTCGTGTTCTTCTTTCCGTAAGAGGTCATAGTTAGTTTTAAATATCAGGGAAACTGGTTAATAAAAATCAATTTCTCCAAATATATATATAAGCGAAACGTTGGTATATTTGTATAAGTATATAGTATACAATGGAAGCTAAAAATGCGACTACGTTTAAACATCCCCATTTATCTTCTTGGAATGAAGAATTATCCAAGAAGATTAAGAGTAAAGAAGGAAAAGCAACAGAGATATCGACTGAGATAAACACATTAAAAGAATTAAATAATTCTAAGGAAAACGAGATACTTTCCTTAGAAAAAGCGATGGATAAGACACTTAACAATGTTGAAAAATATATTGAAAGATATTCTAATGGAATAAAAGAGAAATTAGATAAAATTCGAAGTAAAGAATATAACAAACCACGGGAAAGAAGTGAAGCGTTATTTTCTTTATATAAGGAGTTATATCAAGATGCACGAGTATTTTTTTCTAGGAGAGAATTTAAATATGAACCCTCCTCTTTAAAATTGGAACTAAATGATAAAATATTAAATTGGTTAACATATTTGTTTGAGGACGATTATGACAATAGCAATAATTGGACCGATGTTTTAACGCCAATTTGGTCTATTGAATATCAATATGCTGATATGGAATCAAAATGTAAAAGTTTAAATAAAGTTTTTGAAAATACAACAAAATTGTATGAAGATAAGAAAAAAATTTATGATAAACTTAGCAATGAACTTAATATGATGAAAAAAGAGTTAGAAGCATTACAAGATTTCTCAAATAAAATTAAAGAGTGCAGAAACAACAAAGTAGAACCACAAAACTTACCTGAAGAAATACCAAAAGATATAAGCGCTGACGAGGCATTGCCTTAATAACTTAAAGGCACATAGTGGTGTAATATAGCAATGGATAAACTGTCATATAGTGGTCAAGATGTTAGGAATATTCTTTATGAGCGTGAACCAACCATAAACAATCTTTGGATGTATGTTAGAAGTGAGAACTTTACAAATATTGTACTAAAAATATTTAACTCAAATAGGATTTCTATATCAGAATATTTTAATCTAAAACAATTTATCGAAGATTCTAAATTTTTCCTTTTTAATTACTTTATGGTAAGACTCCGTATAAATGGGATTAGTGAATATCATCATTATATTGATAATCGTTCAGAGATAAAATGTAAAAAGTTATATACAAATTTAATTTATCCAAATAATATTGGAAAAAACAAACCCGTCACAAATGAAGAAACTTTTTTCATGTTTGATGTTTTAAGAGAAATAAATAAACATTTATTAGCATATTATATTAATTTGTTTAACATATTTCCATTTGATATCGCAAATAATATTTCAAATATTTCATTTGTTTCATATTAATCAAAATAAGTGATTCTAAACATATAACTTGTTTGGCTTTTTCTCTTTAATAAAAAATATTCATTATTTTCAATTTCATAATCACCACTAACATAAATATTATTTTTGTCAACTTTAGTTACATAAACACCACCTTTATAGTTTATATCCTCTTTACTATGTGAAACATAACCTTCCTTTTTCTTTTTGATAAACCCAATTCTTGTTATTTTTTTAGGTGTAAACTTTCTACCTTTTTGTGGAAACTTAATAGTTATTATATCATTTTTGATATCTATAATTTTAAACTGCCCTGTGATTTTATTAGTCTTTGTATATTCTAAAAATAATAAATCTCCAATTGATAAATATTTAGATGCAATAATACTTTTTTTATCTGCATCATCTGCAAATGTTCCTATTTTGTTACTAGAATTATTAGGGTCTGTATCTATAAATAATCTTAATGATAAAGTAGCAGTGTCTGATTTGCCACTGACTTTTACACCATGCACATAAACATTAGGATAAAACCCGATTACTTCTTTTGTATATAAGGAATAAACATATAGCATATCATTTTCTTTTATATCATGATTATCTGGAACTTCAATAATATTTGATGTATCCTTATTTTTTATATTTATTACATCAACCCTGTCTTTAATTTCAAATGGTTCCCCATCAGATGTTAATAAACGGAATGTTAACTGTGTGTTAACAGTATCTGGTCGCTGCCTTTCTAATATATGTGCTCTCATTGTTATAAATGGTAAATCACTATTTCCAGGAATTTGTTTAAGCCGCGCAAAGGCTCCTTCTGGGACACCTGTTCCAATATTAGATGAGCCCCATTCGCTTACACATAGCCAAATATATGGCTCTCTTAATACAGTATTACATTTTGGAACAACTACGTCAAGACATTCAACTGATAAAATGTTATTTATATTTTCTAGGTTAACAATTGTATTATTACTGTCAGTATATTTAAATATTATTTCTCCATCTATCTTAACTATATTTTTTTCATCGCTTTTTACAAGTGGTATAGAGAAGTTAGTTGGAGAAGGATGCGTGCTTGAATTTCTATATTTTGATAAAACTGTTAAATAAATAGTTTTTGGTTCCTTTTCAACCTTTTCAATCTTCTCATGAACAACTTTTGGAATTTCCCTTGAATTAAAAGCACTTGTGGGTTGATTGTTAATTTGTTGAGGACTGTGTTTAGGACGAGGGGGTGGACGGGAAGGTGGATAATCATTATTACCAGGAACCTGTTTTTTAAGAGATTGTGGTACATCAACAATTTCATCTGCATTAAGAAGATTTTCATCTAGACCATCCATGAAAGAATTGTATCGTGGGCCATCTGAAGTTTTGTTTTGTATAAAGAATGAGTCATCACTTGGAATGGGATCGAACTTATGTTGTTCAGTTGGGGGAATGTTAGACTCTTTTGGTTTTGGTAATTTGTTTCGGAGAGTGTCATCATCTGTTTCTCTTTTTCTCATTAATTCTTTGAACTTATTTTCAGGATTAATATCATCTTTTGTGTTTTGAGGTAGTGCAAAATCAATCGGTTTCGGTTTTCTGGCAGCATTTTCTCCAGACCTTTCCTGTTCTCGCTGGGTAAACATCACGTTTGTAAAATTTTTAGAAGAGTCTACGTTTGTAGGAGCTGGGAAATTATCAAGATGTTGAGATGGGTGCAATGACGGGCTATTTACAGGTTGTGTAAATTCTCTTGCATAAAACGTTTTTAACTCTCTTGGTTTTCCGGTCCTAGCATTGGTTCTATCTTCCCCTGGGAATATTGAGAATTGAGAACTTGTATTTTGATTGGTCCCATATAAAGGTTGTCCTAAAGACATTTCTGGAGCAGGTTGAAAAGGTTGTTGGGTTTGCAAATGTTGGGATTGTTGAGAATGATTGGAAACTTTTGGAGGAGAACTATTAACATGTGACGCAACCAATGCGAGTACCTTTTTATTTAATGTTGATAGCCATCTTTTTCGTTCACTTTTTGGCAAAGTTCTGGGTGGATTACTTTCTTTATAAACATTTTCCATACTATGGAATATTACCGATTTGTGGTCTTTTGTAAATTGTTCTTTGTCTACCATGTCCAATAAGACACCTTCCAAAAGATTAAAATTTCTTTCTGAATAGAATTGTTTTTCTAATTTGGAGTGCTTTGAACGTTTATTAGAACCATTTGATTTTTTTTGTTCGGACATTTTTCCTTATTTTTATTTGTATATTTCCTTATGTGTATTTTTCTTTGTAAGTTTTTTCCGAATAATGATATGTTAAAGAGAATGACTGATAGAGTTAGCCGAGATTATTCACATGGAAGATATACATCATATAATGCTGGTACTCTTATTCCCAGTGGGAGACAAGGTCCTCCTCCTCCAATGATGACCCAATTTGACCCGAACACACAAGTAAGACAGGTCGTACATGGAAGAGGTCAATTTACAGAAGAAAAAAATATTGTAACCCACAATCCTTATCCAGAAGCATTAAATGGGCAACGACCGATGACTATAGTTGCACCAACGTATGATCAACATATTATTAAACCTCCAAAAGCCAATGTCACACATGGAAGAATACCAGATATTGAGATTATTTGTAGCGAGGATAGAAACTTTACAACATATCCAGATTCGTGTAACTATGTTATTAAATTAAAAGATATTTACAAAAATGTTACATCTGTAACTCTTTTTAATGCATGTATTCCAAATACAGCGTATTTAATTGGAAGACGAAATAATCTTATTTATTTTCGCGAATCAATATGTGAAAAACTAGTAGCTGAAATACCAGTTGGTGATTATAACCCAACAGATTTAGTTAATAACATTCAAGCTGCATTGAATGCAGCTGGTGACAGTACTTATACTGTTATACTTGATGGACTTACAAACAAATTTACAATTAAGTCTAATCTTGCAGGTGGAGAACATATTTTTTCTCTAGATTTTTATGGATGCTCAGAACCACATGATAATAGAACCAGAGCAGTATATCCACCGCGTTCAATTGGTAAAGTAATTGGGTTTTCTCGACAAAACTTTTTATATGCCAGTGGCAAAGCTGGTTTAACATCTGGTAGTACTTCTATTATTGGAAATTCAAAAACTTCATTTTTAACTGAATTTTCTCCGGGAGATACCTTTTTTGTTGGAGAATGTAATCAAATATTTACAGTTGTATCAGTGGCAAGTCATGATGAAATGGTAGTTACACCGGCTGCTGCGTGCACCGCGAATAATGTATGTTTAGCAAAGGGTAGTCATACTGCACCAAATAAGTTTGATTTAAGTTCAGATGCTTTTGTTATTTTAGATATTCTTGAATTAGAAAATGTTAGAAGTAATTCTACACCAATCGACAGAGCTTTTGCTATTGTACCAATGGTATTTCCACACAACACAAAAAACTTTGTGGTATCCCCTGTTGGAGGAGTACCACCCTATATTAAGCATTTTAATCCACCCCTTGCTCGTTTAGACAGGTTAACCATTCAATTTAAAGATATTGATGGAAACTTAATAAATTTTAATGGAATTGAAAATTTTATGGAATTCCGCATTCACACCATTAATGCAAGCGGTAAATATGACCCAGGTGTGCTTAACTAATTATATAAAGAGAACTATAATACACAGTACGTAGAAACATGTCAGAAATTAAAAAACCAGGACAGGGTAACAAGGGAACTGCAATCCTAACGCTTATGGATCTTTCCTTTAATGAACTTAAAACGGAAGTAAAAAATAAACTAAATCATTCATGGTTTACAAATTTTTACATTTATAATCTTGACGGAATTAGTTCAATGTTATATCATACTTTGCGAAACAAAGACCTAATGAAATTACTCATTGCTCGAACAGGAGATGATGATTATTTTGGATTGGGTTCTGACACTGGAATGGCAATGACAAGTCATCCAGGAGTAGATGATTTTGGGCACAGTGGGTTTTCCATGTCACAAACCGTGTTTCTCACACAACAGCTCCTTCGTAAAGGAATTGATGGTGTTGCTGAGTTTTATAAAGCTAGACAGGCTAGACACCCTCTTGTTTCTGAAGAAAAAGCAAACAAAAATACAGCTGCCAGTGATGATGATGGTGATGATGATGATGATAATGATGATGATAATGATACTTCTGATGTTTAATAATTATCTTTTAAAAGTTATATACAATTATGCCAAAAAGAGGTCCTAGAAGTAAAAACGGCGGAGGTTATTTATTAATAGGAATTTTATTATTATTATTCCTACTGGCAATTGCAACATTGTGCCAACAGTATGATAATTCTGTGAAAGAAGGTTTTAGACGCAGAGGATGGGGAAGACGCTGGGGTTATCCCTGGTGGAGACGTTATTATGGTGGTTATGGTGGTTATGGAAGAAGATATCCTTGGTGGAGGACTTACTGGCCCTGGGGTGGGTACAACCGAGGTTATTATTATTATTAAATCGAATGTTTTGAATAATATTTGGAAAAAAAAATAAATTTTTCAAATAGTATTATATAAACATGTATGTGCTTTGCGTTTTAATCGTTGTTGCTGTAATTTTATTAGTTTTAAATAACGTTTACACCCCAATATCCGAAGGATTTATATCCTTTGGATATCCATGGCATCGTTCTACAGGATGGGCACCAAATTGGTGGAGCAGATGGTGGCATAGACCCTGGTATAACAGACCCTATCGACCATATTATTATAGTTCTTGTCCAACTGGGTGCGTTTATTCAGGGTATAGCTCAAATAGACGAAGTGGGTTTAGATGTCTTGATCCAGGGGCAAATTGTCCAGTAGGAGACCCAAGGTGTTGCCAATATGACTATGATTGTAATGCTTGTTAATATTCCAAGTAACAAATATTATGTAAGATAAATTATAATCTAAGAATTAGTATTAGAGATGAGCCGTGCTATCAATTTAAATCTCGCAAAACTTAAACGTCAAATAAATAATAGTACAAACGTTAATGTTTTGAAAAAACCACGAAGGGTTGTAAGAGTAAAACGACCCGTTAAAGTTAAAAAACTTGTTAGACCCAAACCCCCAAATCACAATAAAAACAGTGGTAGTACGTTTTGGGACTTTTTTTATGTAATGTTATCATTGGCTGTATTGTTTTTTATAGTAATGCTGCTTTATAACTTATATTTATCTTTCAGCTATGGAACATCTCAAGCTATAGCAGACCAACAAACCGCGATTGCAATCGAAGATAAAGTTAAAAAAGCACCAAAAGGTGTTATCATTGATCAAGAAGGTGCCCCCATTTCAATAGAAAGGGGTGGGAATATGGCGGGAAATAAATATTTAGCTCTTTATGGCGGAGAAGACTTTATGAGAAGAAGTCGATATTCACCATGGCGTGAATCAAGTCCCTATGCACTATACCCTGGAAGATATAGTGGTGGTTATGGGTACAATCGGTATAATTCTGGATATTATTCGCAATCAGATGATGGTGTTACTAAAATTTATTATGAAAATAACACGAACCCTGATAGAAGTAATCTTAACGCATATATCAATAATCAAAATAATTATATCAGAAATATCAATAAAAGAGTAAGACAGATTAATATGGGAAGAATGTATACACCTACTTTTTCCAGGGATAAAGCGGCATTACGTAAAATAAGAGGATATGAAAGAAGATTAGCAAACCAAGTTCATAGAGAAAGAAAAAACCAACCTTATTTACCAGATAGAAGTAAATATTATTAAATTATTATTAAAACTAAAAATTGAACAAACTACACAAACTTATCAATATAATAGTAAAAGATGCAGGCTTTAAACGAAGTTAATAATTTTGCACACAGCTTCCCAGAATGGATTAAGCTAAAATCCGATGCGGGAAACGGTGTCAAAAACATCGTTATTAATCAATACTATCCTTTTTACCACTTTTTAAAGGATGGTGAAAAAGTTTATGATGTCGAGGGTGATATTACTTGTTTAAAACTAAAAAGTGTTATTGAAAAAATAAAACAACTCAACGCTAAGATTTCTCTTCGTTTCTTAAGAGAAATTGAAGACAGTGAATTTGAAGGAACAATCATGGAATATTTAACACTTGAACTAATTTGGGATGTTTCTATGCGTGTTGATGGGATCAAATAATTCAATTTAATAGTTAAATCAAAAAAATTGATGTATATTCATGAAATATCCACATCAACAACTACCATATGAGCTTTCTTCAACCGAAGAAGGAAATAATGAGTAATCCTGAACCCGAGTGGGTTAATTCAAAGCTTGACGTTGCGACGTTTATTGCCATTCACACCGGCGCGTTGCGAGAAAGTAAATTAAAGAAAACTGCTGGTGTTCCTAGCGATATAGAAAAGTTTCAGAAACTTAATTCCTGTATCAACTGCTGAGAACGTACGCATTGATCCACTTTAAAGGGATATTATAGTCACATACCGTTATGATAATATAAAATTGATAATACCAGCCTTAAGACAATAGATATGATATTTTGAAGATGAGCTTCATAATTCCTATGGAAAGAAATAACAATTACGACCAGAAGGCGGTGTCGCCCAAATCATTGGAGAAGAAGCTAGTGACCGCTGTTCTTATCGCGATTCACACGGCTACGCTGAAGGGTGATCTCCGCAATGCCGGGCTGAAAAAGGTTCGTGGTATGCCAGATCCTCTTCAGGTGGCGCAAGACATTTGCTCTTGCCTCAACTGTGAGCAGATTTGCGCTTTACCCAAGGCCTATTTTTGCACCGGTTGCTGGGCGTTGATTGACAAGCTTGGTATTCAAGGGAAATTAAAGTCATTTGTCTCTACTGGGCCAGATGACTTCGAGAAGAAGGAGGAAGAGCAACTGAAGGTGATTTTGTGTGCGCGAAAGCTTCTTACAAACCACATCTTTTTTATTCCTAGAAAAAAGAAGCCTTATTCGTTTAGTTTCAAGGCGAAGTTTTCCAAGGTGTACAAGGCTGCTTCCGCTATCACGCGGTTCATCGCTGAACGAGGAACAATCGCTGACGCTATGGACCACGCGAGAGTAGAGGATCACCGTGAGGTTGCTTTGGCAGAAAGAATATCAGCAATGAGACTTCGTAACAGTGCAAACCGCACTTCCGATTTTGACATCGAGGAAGACCAGTTGGTGTGCGACGATTCTGACTCTGACGAGGATGAAGAAGTCAAGGTTGAGGTTTTGCCTTTTAAGGCGCCATCTCTGAAGGAGTTAAATCTGGAGAGTAAGCGCTTTACTGGCGTTGCCATCCCCACCACCATCCCTGAATCCGACGAAGGCAAGGTGGAAAAGGTGGAAAAGGTGGTTGAAAAATCAATCATCCGACACTTTCCCATGTCTGACGACGAAGACGAAGAGGGCGAACGGCTGACGATCGGCGATGATTGGGATGGTGATGTTTATGACTTTGTGGATGTTGACCTTTTGGACCCGGTTGACGACGACAAGTTGTTGATCGTGAACAATTCACATGCCGACTTTGTGCCCGCGGGGTTCAAGGAGGTGTTTGTGGGCCTATGCCCGTCTTTTGGAAAGCAGTACGGTGACCTGTGATACTTTTGACTTCTGATTTTATTTATTCCCTGATAGTAAAAATACAACAAAATGCCTAAAAAAATAACTATTTATGCTGGGTCATTTAAACCTCCTCACAAGGGGCATTTATATCTTGTAAAAAAAATGTTAAAAATGACTAAACCTAAGACTAAAACTGGTTATCCTGGAATAGTTTATATTTTTATTTCAAAAAAAGAAAGAGAACCATGTGATGAAATAACTGGAGAAATAAGCAAAGAAGTATGGAAAGAATATATTCAAACATTACCTGAAAAAGACCAATCAAGAGTTAAGTTAATACTAAGCAAACTTTCTAGTCCTACTCAAACAGCATATGGGTTTGTAAGTAGAATAGCTAAACCAGGGGACGAGTTTTATTTAGTTAAAAGTGCAAAAAATGCAAATAATCAAAGATTTGCTTCATTTAAAACAATTAAAACAAAAAAGGTTAAGTTTCATGAATTAATTTTGCCGGGATATGAAAATCTAAATTCTACAGACATGAGAAAGGCCTTAAAGGACGGAAATAAAAAAGAGTTTTATAAATATGTACCAAAAATGAGTTCTGTTAAAAAAAATAAGTTGTGGAAAAAACTTAAAAAGTTATGTTAACTATAAAAATATTAGATTAATGAAAAATCATTGGTCCATTCCATAAGTGTTAAGTTTTTACTTTTTGGATATTTATAAATTTTAATGTCTTCGGGATTTTCAAACATTTGCAGATTCAATGCCTTATACTTAGAAATACAATTATATTTGTATATATGAAAAACGTGTGATTCAAAAATACAAATTCCATCTGTAGGGATTTTATTGCAGTAATAGCAAGGTTTTCCGAATATTGACGCAAATCCAACAGAAGACATTTTATTTGGTGACTTAAATGGTTTAACCAACTTTTTAACATGTTCAACAACTGTTATCTTTTTGTACAATCTCCTTTTTTGTTTAGAAGGAACATATTCCTCGTCGCTGGAATCAGACGTAATATCTTCTGATATAATCTTCCGCTTTTTGTGAGGTATTTTAAACTGAAAATTATTCATAATATCTTTTTTAAATTTAGATTTTTTGGCGCAACTTCTACAAAAATAAACGTCTTGTGGGACGTTATCGTATGAATATACATAAGTTGCATTAAAAAGTTTATGAAGATGCATTTTCTTGCAAGAAATCTTTCTTCCGAAATCCTCTAAAATATGGATTTTTCGCAATGACCCATTTGGGTTTATTGTTGCTCCGTAACGAAGGTTTTCCATTTTGACATTTATTTTCAAATGTGTTGTATAAATAAATCTATTTTTCTAATTTAGTTATACGGAACGATAACGGAATCACAAATGAAATATTATTTATTGTTATTAGTTTTAATATTGATAGTTTTAACTATTTTAACACCGTACAGGTTTGTTGCTTTTAATAGAAAAGTGCATCAATGGCATTGTGACCACATGTATCCTTTTCATGAAAAATTAACAAAAAAAGAGAATGATTATATTAATAACTGTATTTCACTATCTTACTGGGAATTATTGAGACCGTTCTATGCTATTTCAGACCCGTTTATTAAAAGATTAAGTTATTTCACATATAGTCATCGAGTAATCAATGGAAGCTTAAATTCATCGAGAATTGCATATGGTTCTGTAATTAATCCTGGAAAAGCTTATCAGTTTGCTCAGGATGTTTTAACAGAACGAAACATACAGTGCGAAATTATACAAAATAATAATAATATATTTGGGGGGTTAGGATGGGACGTTGACAGTGGTCATTTTAAGGTTTATTTCAGATTTCTTAATTATGAACACCTTGAATCTTATTATAAAAAACTACTTCCTGATATGAGTAATAAGTGTAAAAGTGGTATACTATCAATAACATATGATAAAGGTGGTAAGATATTAGAGCGCAAAATATATTGTTATCCTAAGGATATGATGGTTGCTGAATTAAAAAGTGATGTTAGAGAGGATACACAACACGATTGTTATGGCAATGAAGATTGGGAGCTGAAATTGAATAAAACAGGAAAAAAGATTTTAAAATTGTATAAACAAAGTGGGTATAAGCTTGACGCTATTACTTTTAAAGATAGAATGAACTACACTATTTATTTTCCCATGATCGGTTAAGACATCAAAAAAAAATTGAAACGAAATATATCAAGGGGTATAGAATAAAAAGTCGTGCCCGTTGGGTGGTTATCACTGGTCATTTCTTAACTGATTATTATTAAATAATTAGTGAAGAAATCACAAAAATTGAGTGGTAATTGTTTGGCGGATGGGAATGTGCGACCGGAGATCACCCGGTCTCGCGCTCACGGGGGTTGCTCGGGCCTAGTGTAGTGTTAAATATTGTTTGCTTTTGTGTTATGAGATTCATTATAAGCGGAGGGGAAAAGCCTCTTTTAAAAAGTTCAACAGGCGATGATTGCAAAAGTACCATAATCATTCGAGCCTTAATAGTTAGTATATACTTAAAGACGAATTGTGTAAATATTAAAAATGAAAGTAATACGAGTTAACTGGATACCAAATGAAAAAAAAGAACTTGGTAAATATTATTCATGTTATGTTTTAGATTTAAGCGATGAAGATTTCAAAACGATTTATAGTGTTCTTAATGATACTAAAACTTATTATGAGGTTTCTGAATATAAATTAGGACCAAATGAAGTAAATTCAGATTTTAATAAAGATTTAGTCTTTCATTATTTTGGCCTGGACATATGTTATGGTTAATTAGGAGGCCTATAATATTTTTTTCGTAATTGGTTCATGATTATATCATTTATTTCTTCCTTCTTCATTTCATGCAGATTATCACCTCTTAAGTTTGAGATTATAAAATACATGCTAAATATTCCACATTCTGAATCTCCAAACTGGAACCGGGTTGTATTTGCATAGATGTCTACTTCTTTTTCAATATCAAATGTTTTCAAATAATAATCTTCACAGCTTTTTTTCATTTTTTTAAGAAAATTTAATATCATTTTTGGTGGTGCCATTCCAACAGAATCAAAATATAATATTAAACATTTCTTAAAATCAAAATAAGTAGCAACCCAATGTGAACCTGGGTCGTCATGCTTATCTAAGTTGAATATAACACCTAGTTTAGTTTTACCTAACCTATTTATTAGTATTTCAACATTAAGACCTGACAAAGAACATGTTATAGCACTCGGGCAATCAACTGGAACAGGTCCCATGAATAAAAAATCTGGATACTTTTTTTCATATTGCTTCATAACATCCCTAATATCATCAGTTGTTAACCACTCAAACGGATTATTTTTCCACTCTTTTGGCATTTCTGGTTTAAATGTTTCTTTAAGGTGTTTTCTTGCATATGGTGCTGGGACGAATTTTTGTTCTAACCAACACCATTCATTATTACAATCACGTTTAAGTTTTTTATTAAGATCTACCCATAATCTTTTTTTAGATTTATTACCAATTGTTATGTGATGATTTTTTGACTTTTTTTTGTTATATGCTTTAATTAAAAAAATAAGGTCTTCTTTGCTATAACATGTGACTCCATCAGAGTTAATATCTGGAGCGCAAAATAATTCTTTAGTTACTTTACTTGATTTACTCATCTTATAATATTTTAAAGAAGAATATTTATGATTAAACGGTACAAAAAAATTGATGACTAATTTTTGAGAAATGTTTTAATTTTATGATAAAATGAACGAAAACGGTTATACCGAGAGGTTAAATAAAGTGAAGTCCCGAAAGGGACAACGCATTGTCAAGTACAAACTCTCTCCTGTGAAAAAGGAAAGGATAAGAAAAGGATTTGGAAAGAAAAAAGAATGACAAAGGTAAAAAAACGAAGCCAAAGTTCTAAAAACGAGTACCGTTCCCTTTGGACACGTCAGAAGAATAACCTCAACAAAAAGAACTTAAAAAAGTTTCTTGGTTACTGGCACTGGGGATGTTATGGAGATGCTTTTTCATGTATGGGGTGTGCTTTAATGGCTCCTGTCAAGGGAAATCATCTTCCCCCTAGTAAAGATGCCATACAATGTCCTACATGCAGGGGGTGGGTTTACAGATTATCCGAATGTACCCTTGAGGTTTTTGGGTATAAATGTATAAACACTTTGTCCGACTCCGACGAGGACTAGATTTATTGATAGTATCACTTAAAGCGTTTATATATTTTTTTTATTAATTTAAAAATTAGTATAGTACACAAAATGTCTAAAATCAAGGATAAAACGATTACGCTTGTTATGATTGTTAAAAACGAGTCAAAAGTAATTACTCGTTGTTTTGACTCTGTAAAAGATTATATTGACTATTGGGTTATATGTGATACTGGTTCTACTGATGGTACACCTAAAATTATAAAAAAATATTTTAAGAAAGCAAAAATACCAGGGGAATTACATAATCATAAATGGAAGAATTTTGGACATAATAGAAGTTTGGCCATCAAAGCTGCTAAAAATAAATCAGATTATTCTTTACTTCTCGATGCTGATTTTGTTTTTATTATTAAAGATAAAAACTTTAAACAAAATTTAAATGCAGATGGATATCAGATTAAATATGAAGGTGGGTTGGACTATAGACAGATGTTATTTGTAAAATCAAGTCTTGACTGGAAGTATATTGGTGTAACACATGAATATTTAAGTTGTGGTTCTGTTAAAAATTTTAAAAATCTTGACGCTTTCACTATTTATCATAAATGCGATGGTGGTTCTCGAAGTGATAAGTTTACGAGAGATATTGAATTACTATCACAGGGTGTTAAAGATGAACCCGACAATCAGCGATACATGTTCTACTTAGCACAATCTTACAAAGATACAAAACAATACACCAATGCTATCAAATGGTACAAAGAAAGAGTAAAGAGAGGAGGATGGCCAGAAGAAGTGTATTATGCTTTATTTCAAATTGGAAATTGTAAAAAAATGAGAGGTGATAGCTTTGATGATTTTAAGGAAGATTTCTGGAAAGCATATCTTTTTAGACCAACCCGTCTTGAAGCATTATATGAATTAGTACGATATTGCAGATTAAATGGTATGGCAGACCTAGGATTTAACTATGGTATGGTAGCAGTTAATAATGAATATCCCAAAGATATTTTATTTATTAGCAGAGCTGTTCATGAATGGATGTTTTATGATGAATTAGCACTGTGTGCTTACAATATTCATAAAGGAGATGTTGCTATACAAATATACAATAAAATTATGCCAAAAGGAGTGATTCCCAAAATTCAAGTGAATCGTTTTAAAGCAAATTATGGCTTCTTCAAGAAACAAATTCTCGAAGATAGAAGAAAAGCAGAGGAGGCATTGGAAAACACCAAAAAGGTTGCTATCATTATTGTAAATTATAACATGAAAGAAAGAGCAGATGCAATTATAGATAACCTTAAGAAAACAGTCAAGCATCCTCATGATATCATATTAGTTGATAACGGAAGTGATTTGGTAGAGAAAAGTGAAAACACCATGCTCGCTCTTAAGAAAAATGTACAAACTACAAACGGATGGTTAATGGGATTACATTATGCTGATAGTCTTGAAATTATTAATAATGAAAAATATTTTGCTTATTGTTTTGTTATCACTTCAACTGAAATGGTTGAGGAAAACAAGGATATTATTGCAGAAATGGTTAAAACAATGAAAGATGACGACAGTGTTGTGGGAGTACATCCATCATTAACAAGGGATTCAACAACACACTGGAAAAATATGTTACACACTCCTGGAAAAGGAAAACAGGAAGTATATTTTGTGGATAACATATTTAGTTGTTACAGAGCCAGTTGGTTTAACAAGATTGGCCGATTTGATTCTTCATTAACATATGCGTGGGGTATTGACATGGAAACTGGTTACTTTTCATACAAAGATAGTAAGAAGATTATTCTTGATAATAATATTCAGGTAGGAAAAGAAACAGATGTTGGATACAAATTGAACAGAATGAATATGAGTGCTTCTGAAAGAAGAATTAATGCAAGTAAACAAATTGAAGAATATTTTAAGAAAAAATATGGCGCACAGTACCAAAAATTAATTTATAGAAGACTTGGTTTCAAGGCTGATTATGTAAAACCTCCGCCCAAACCTGTTAAGAAAGAGGTGAAGGAACCTTTACCAACAATTAAGGAGAATGAAGGCGTTGAAGGTGTTGATTATGTCAAGAAAAACTTAGTAAACAAGATACCATTTGCAAGATACATCAAAGAAAAACAACTTGAAACAGAAAAGAAAGTAATGGTCGAAGTTGGATGCACTAGAAATCTTACAGAACAAGATTCTACCTTCCATTTAGCAAATTTCTGTAAAAAGAATGATATTCATTTTGTAACAGTTGATGTAAACGAAGATAATATTAAGACATGTAAGGAACGATTGAAAGAAATTAATCCTGAATTTGAAGCAGTTGCATCAACTGGAGAAGAGTTCTTGAAAAAATATGATAAAAAGATAGATTTCCTTTATTTAGATGGTTTTGATTATTTCCATAATTTCCATTCTCAGGGACGAAAAGATAATTACAAAAAGTATTTAGGATTAGAAATTACAGATGAAAATTGTTGGAATATGCATCTTAACTGTGTTAAAAATAGCACAATGAGTGATAATGGTATTATATGCATTAATAATGTCCTGAACAATGAATATGCTGGAAAAGGAAAACTCGCAATTCCTTATTTGATGAAAAATAACTATGAAGTTGATAGATTATCAGACCAGTGCGCAATTTTGGTAAAATCAAAACCTAAAAATGTGGACTTAAAAATTATTGAAGATGAATCTGATAATAAACAACCACTAAAACCAACACCAGACACAATTAAAAAGGTTGAAGTTGAAGTTAAAAAGGTTAAAGTTAATGAGGTTGAAGTTAAAGATGAACCTAAACCAGTGGAAATCACAGAAGATGTTAAAGTAGACAATGTCAAATCAAATTTTGATGCAAATAAGTTTACTATTGTTTTATTAGGATACAAGGGAGTTTGGGGAAATAGTAGACACACTAATTGGTATCCTTGGAACAGATTTGAAGATGCTTTTAAGACACTTAATTATGAAGTAAAATGGATGTCATTTGGTGATTTTGTAAAATGGGATGACAGATCTACAAGACGCATATTTATTTGTTGGAATGACCCCACGTCTATTGAATTGATTAAGTCTAAATGTGTTACAAAAGATGATATTATCTTGCAAAAACTAACATCTTTAGGAAAAGGAATGAATGACGTAAATTGGGGAAATGACCCTAAAACCTATTTTAAGGATTGGTCATGGCCTTTATACAAAACTGTTGAACACCTATATGATTTAGGATTCAACATTTATGGTTTTGGTTGCAAAACAATTACAGAACCATTTCCTGAAAAAGATAGAATTTGTAAGAAACTTAAAGATAGAATCTTCTGGATTACTTGGGGGTCAACTGTTTATAACCAACAAGAAGTAAAAGATTGTAAACCAATTATGGATAACTTTAAATATGACGTTGGATATGTTGGTAGCAAATGGGGAAAAGCTGGAAGAGGAAATACCGACCAATGGGGTAAATTTATCGAACCCTTGTTGACTGACAAGGTTGTTTCTTTATGGGGTAGTGGTTTACAAGGACAAATTTCTGACGAAAAAACAAAAGTTATTTTAAGTGAGTCAAAACTATGTCCTATTATCCATGCACCTTCCTGGGTAGCGGAAAGAGGAATCCAAGATAGATTTTATACTGTATTTACAACTGGTAGGTTTGGAGTAGTTGACAACGAAGGAGTTTATGATTTATTTGATACAGATGAAGTTGTTTGCGAAGTTGACCCAGAAAAATATGTAGAGAAGTCTTTGTATTATATGGACAATGTTAAGGAACAATTTCCATATATCGAAAAGATACAAAAGAAGATTAAGGAAAAATATAACTTTTATGACATGTGGGAAAATATTATTGAAAATGTAAAGAAAGTAGAATATAACATTGATGATGCTAATTTTGTAAATATATCGAAAGAAGTTGGTGATATTAAAACTTCATTTGTTATGGAATAAATATATTATTTTTTATAAGAAGTAATAACATGAATAACAGTGTCAATAACCCTTCTTAGGTCTTCATCTGATAATGTGGGATATATGGGCAATGTGATAATTTGATTATAAACTTTTTCTGCATTAGGGCAGTTTCCTTTTATCCCTAATGATTTATAATATGTGTGTAAATAAATTGGCATATAATGCACGTTTACACCGATATTATTGTCTTTTAAAGTTTTAAAGATTGTATCGCGGTCTACTGATAAATTTTCTAGTTTAAGCTTGATAATATAAATATGATAAGTACTATCTTGCAACTGTTTTAAAGGTTCAAATAAATCCATATGTGGTTTAAAGGCATCATCATATATCTTTGCTAATGTTTTTCGTATTTGAACCCAAATCGGTAATCTTTTTAATTGGGAAAGTCCAAGGGCACATTGTAAATCTGTAATACGCAAGTTATATCCTAAAGAAACCATATCATAAGAATGTGATTTTTTAACTTCTCTTTCTTTGTAACTTGAAGAAATTCCATGACTTCTAAAGGTTAACATCTTTTGATAATAAGTCTCATTATTTGTTATAATCATTCCGCCTTCACCAGTTGTCATATTTTTTACAGGGTGAAAACTAAATGTTGTAAGGTCTCCATATTTTCCAACACCAACGGTTCCTATAGCATGTGCAGCATCTTCTATAATTTTTAAGTTGTGTTGATTGGCAATATATTTTATTTTTTCCATATCACATAATTGTCCGGCAAAATGAACAACGATAATTGCTTTTGTATTTGGAGTAATTAGGTTTTCAATTTTGTTAGGATCAATATTCATTGTTCTTGGATCAATATCTGCAAATACTGGAGTTGCACCTTCATAAATAACACAATTAGATGATGCTACAAAACTTATAGATGTCACAATAACTTCATCTCCACCAGTTATTCCCAAAGCATTAACAGCACAATGTAAGGCAGATGTTCCATTGTTAACAGCAACCGCATATTTTGCATTTGAAAATTCAGCAACCTTTTGTTCAAATTCAGAAATACGAGGACCTGTTGTTAGATATTTGTTTTCTACTAAAACAGATACAACCGCATCAATATCTTCTTTTTCAATTGTTTGGCGACCATATGGTATCATTTTTGACATACTTGATATATTTATATCTAAATATTAGATTTTCTTTATATCCGAAAGAATAATAAAAAAAATATAATAATATTATTATGAATTATAAGATAAATGAATAATTTTGATAAAAAAAAGAAAGTTGTGGCGATAATACAAGCAAGAATGGGGTCTACTCGATTACCCGGAAAGATTTTTAAAAAAATTCACCAGAGAGAGATTTTAGATTATGTTGTAACTAGGGTTAATAAGTCTAAGGAAATCGATGAAGTAGTAATTGCAACAACCGTTAGAGAGAAAGATGATATTATTGAAAATTTTTGTAATGAAAGAGGAATCAAGGTATTTAGAGGTTCAGAAGATGATGTGTTGGATAGATATTACCAGTGTGCTAAAACATTTTCTGGAGACATTATTGTTCGTGTAACTTCAGATTGTCCTTTAATAGATTGGGAAGTAATAGATTACTATGTTAAATATTATAAAAATAATGAAATTGATTATGTTGTAAATACGTGGTTTGATAAATCATATCCAAGTGGTTTTGATGTTGAAGTTCTATCATTTGATATATTGGAAAAATATTGGAAGTATGAAAAAGATATTAAAAAAAGAGAACATGCTTGTAATAACATAAAAAACTATCCTGATTTATTCAAGTATGTAAAACATTCAAATATCAAAAATAACTTTGAAGATAAATATAATTATCTACATTTAAGTGTTGATATAAAAGAAGATTTTTTGTTAATAAAAAAAATAATTGAGCACTTTAACGGAAATATTAATATAAAATATCAAGACATTATGAATTATATAACAGATGATATGATTGAATTTAATATGAATGATAAAAGAAAAGAAAAAATTAAAACTGTTAAACAATTGAAATAGACATAAAGGTTAATAGATAAATATTACTATACTATGGAGTTTAATATAGGAACAAATAAGATTGGAGAAAATTTTCCGACATATATTATTGCAGAAATATCTTGTAATCATGACCAAGATATTAACAAAGCATTTCGTTTAATTGAACTTGCAAAGGATTGTGGTGCAAATGCTGTAAAGTTCCAAACATATACACCAGATACAATGACTATTGATTGTGATAATGCTTATTTTCAAATTAACCAAGGAACTATGTGGGATGGTATCACTTTATATGAATTATATCAAAAGGCATACACTCCATGGATTTGGTTTCCGAAAATACAAAAAAAAGCAAATGATTTAGGATTAGATTTTTTTAGTTCCCCATTTGATGTTACAGCCGTAGATTTACTAGAAAAGTTAGATGTTCCTTGTTATAAAATAGCTTCTTTTGAAGTGTGTGACCATGTTTTATTAAAAAGAATTGCAAAAACAGGTAAACCTGTTATTATGTCATCTGGTGTGTCTGATTTGGAAGAACTTGAAGAATCATTGGGTGTTTTAAGAGATAATGGATGCCAGAATATATGTTTATTAAAATGTACAAGTTCTTATCCTGCACCTATTGAAAATGCCAATCTTAAAACAATTCAAGATATGTCTGAAAGATTTAATCTTGTTTCGGGGCTATCTGATCACACAAAAGGAATTGAAGTTCCAGTTGCGGCAGTATGTTTAGGAGCAAGAGTTATAGAAAAACATTTTAAGTTAGAAGAAAAAACAGAAAGTCCTGATGATGCTTTTTCATTAACACCTGAAGAATTTAAAAATATGGTAGATTCAATCAGAAATGTTGAAAAGGCAATTGGTACAGTAAAGTATAAAAAAGATGGGCAGGAAAAAAAGAATCAAACATTTAAAAGGTCTTTATTTGTTGTTGAAGATATGAAAAAAGGAGATACATTTACACCAAAAAATATTAGGTCTATTCGTCCTGGATATGGATTACACACACGCCACTATGATAGTATTATTGGAAAGAAGTGTAATAAAGATTTGGATAGAGGTACACCATTGAATAAATTAGATATTAGTTGATACTTTATATTATTTTAGTATTTTTAAAAATAAGAATCTTCATAATTAGAAATATTTAATAATATTTAATAATATTAGTTCAACTATTTAGTAAAATGATATAAACAGATACAAAACATACTTTTATATAATGTACATTTTTGCATCAAAGGATGATTATTTTTCAAATAATTTATTCCAACAACTAAATAAAAAGTATGGTAATATTTACTTTGTAAAAACAAAAAAAGAACTCAGAGAGAAATTAGAAGAAAACCCTGAAAAAATATTCTTTTTTCACTGGTCTTACATAGTTAAAAAAGAGGTATGTGATAAATATGTATGTATCAATTTGCATACTTCTAATTTACCGTATGGAAAAGGTGGTAGTCCATTACAAAATCAAATTTTAGATAAAATTTATTCTTCAAAAGTAAATGCTATACGTATGTCTGAAAATGTAGATGCTGGGCCTATATATTGTTCACACCCTGTGACATTACAAGGAACTCTTTTTGATATTTGGAATGTTATTACAAATATTTCTTTTATATTAATATCTAATATCATTGACAATCCAAATATGGAACCAAAGGAACAAAAGGTAATTGAAAACGAGGTTATTTATAAGCGAAGAAAGAATAATGAACTAAAAGATGATAGTTGTACTAATTTAGAAAAGTTATATGATTGTATACGAATGTTAGATGGGCCCGCTTATCCAAATTCATATATTACACATGGTAATTTTAGAATAGAATTTACCAGGGCACAGTTTAATGGTGAAAATATTTTATGTGATGCGATTATTACTAGCAAATAATTTTTATCATTTTATAAATGAAGATACTTATTCTGGCGGCGCACCCTGATGATGAAACACTTGGATGTGGTGGAACAATAAAACGATTATCAAAAGAAAATAACCACATAAAACTTTTAACATTTACAGATGGTGAAGGTTCCAGAGGTAAAACATCATTTAATAGAAATATTTTATTAGATAAAGTTTGTGAACAATTAGGAATTAGTGAATATTCCGTTGGAACTTTTCCAGATAATCAAATGGATACAGTTCCATTATTAGACATATGTAAATTTATAGAAAAAAATGTTGATTTTGAACCAGATATCATTTTTACACACCATAGAAATTGTTTAAATGTTGATCATCAAACCGTATATAGAGCTACTTTAACAGCATTTAGACCACAATTTGGAAAAAAATATAAAATATATTCTTATTATGTACCATCTTCTACGGATTATAACCCATTTAATGAGTTTAGAGGAAATGTTTATTATGATATTAAAAGCGAAATTAAAAATAAACTTGAATGTCTTAAAATATATGATAATGAAATGAGAGAATACCCTCATACAAGGTCATATGAAAATATATCTAATTTAGCAAAAGTAGCAGGTTCAGAAGTAGGACTCGAATATGCTGAAAAATTTGAACTCGTAAGAAGTGTTATATAATTTTATCAGAAAATATAAATGTCAATGGTTTCTATTATCCCCGCTCAAAAATGTGATGAAGATGGTAAACTAATAATGAACTGGAGAAATGATTTTACAACGCGAAAAATGTTCTATAATAATCAAATAAAAGTTTGGGATAGTTTTAAGAATGAGTTTTATAACTGTTATTTTAAAAATATACCATTATTTGCTGTAATGGACAATAAAAAGATATCATTTGTATCATTTGTTAAAGAAGGTGAAGATTATTATTCAATAAGTATAAATATTCCTCCAGAAAATAGAGGTAAAAAGCTTGCCAGTAAAATACTAGTTGCTTCTTTAGAATATATTAAAAATAATAATAAATACAAAAATATTAAAAAGATAGTTGCTGAAATTAAGATAGAAAACCTTCCATCAATTAAGTCTTTTTTGCGAGCAGGATTTATTTATGAAAAGGATGATATTAAAAATATTGGTGATAAAAGATTAAAAATAAAAAGTTATATGTATTATTTGTAAGTTTAAATAATTTTATTTATTTGAAAAGTATGTTAAATACTAAATGAATATTATAAACGGTAAGATACTTGCAAAGAAAATATCAGAGTATGTTAATATAAAAATTTCAGAAAGCAAAACAAAACCACATCTTGTTATTTTTCAAGTTGGTAATTTAGATAGAAGCGATGTTTATATTAAACATAAGATAAATGCGTGTAATAAATTAAACATTGGTGTAACACATTTAAAGTTTGATACATCTTGTACAACAGAAGAACTTTGCTCTAAAATAAGAGAAGTCAATAATGAATCTATATTTACAGGCTGCATGATACAATTACCTGTTCCTCAACATATGAATTTAACAGAAATATTGGAAATAATAAGTCCTAAAAAAGATGTAGATTGTTGTAGTTTACAAAATATAGGCAAATTAGTTGCAGATAAACCTTGCTATATTCCAGCAACATCGTTGGGGATACTTAAAATTATAAATGATTACAAAATTGAAACTAAGGGAAAATTATGTGTAATTATTGGAAAAAGCATTATTGTTGGTAGAACTGTGCAAATACTTTTATCTAATGAAAATACTTATGCTGCCACTACAGTATTATGTGATAGATATACCAAAAATTTATTTGATTTGGTTAAAATGGCAGATATACTAATAGTTGCTGCTGGAAAACATAATTTGATTAATGACCCTTCAATGATAAAAGACAATTGTATAATAATTGACGTTGGTATTAATACAGTAGTTATAAATAATAAAAATAAAATTAGGGGTGATGTTAACTTTCAAAAATTAAAAAACAAAGCAAAATTAATTACACCAGTTCCTGGGGGCGTTGGTCCTGTTACAGTTTCATGTTTAATGTATAACATATATTTATCTGTGCTTGAACAGGAATGTCGTGCGAAAGAATATTTTGATTTTTTAAGTTTTAATTAGTAAAATGTTGGGAATATGTTTATTTAGAGTAGATGGTAATTCTGAAATAGGTTCTGGTCATTTGATAAGGTGTTTAAATATAGCAAAACAATTAAAATCTTATCAAATTGAATTTATTTGTGTTGAAAATAAAAATTTAGATAAAATATTTCAAAGTGTACCATACAAAATAAATACTATAAAAAGAACAAATAACTCTTGGCTTGGTAATACATGGGAATACGATTGTAATAAAACAATTGAAATTATAAAAGATAAAATAAAAGAAAATATAATTTTAATTGTTGACCAATATCTTATTGACAATCAATGGGAAACAAAAATAAGACCATATATTAAAAAATTAATTGTTATTGATGATTTACATAATAGGTATCATAATTGTGATATATTACTAGACCAAAATGTATATTTTAATAATCCTTATCAAGAACTTGTTCCAAAAAATTGTAAATTTTTGATTGGTCCCAAATATGGAATTTTAAATAAGTCATTTAGAAATAATAAAAGAATAAGAAATGAAATAAAAAGAGTTTATATATTTTTTGGCGGTTCTGACCAATATAATCTTACAGGAAAGTTATTAGAAAGAATTGAGGGAAATTTTAATAATATTATATTTGATGTTGTTATTGGTTCATTAAATAAAAACTATAAAAATATCTTGAAAAAATTTAATCATAATAAAAACATTATTTTTTATTATTCTATACCACAAAACAAAATAGCAAACATTATATATAATTCCGATTTAGCCATTGGTTCAAGTGGTGTAAGTGCTTACGAAAGATGTATATCCGGTCTTTTTTCATTAGTTGTTACATTTGCTGATAATCAGATAAGTAATGCTGTTAATTTAGATAAACTTGGTGTGATTGAGTATGTTGGAAAACATAGTGATGAAAATATTATTAAAAACTTATATTTAAAACTGAAAGAATTTATGGAAAAAACAGTAGAAAAACTAAAAGGATTGAGTGATAAATGTATAAAAATTATAGATGGTAATGGTTTGAACAGAATAATAAAAAATATTTAATAATGCGGATATAAAAGTATTAAAAAATATACTTATAGACATAAAATGAATAATTCATACGTCTACTCATTAGATATCAAGAAATTAGAGAAAGAGATAAATGGAAAAAATATTTTAATAACTGGTGGTACCGGGTCTTTTGGTAAAAAAATGATACATATATTACTTACTCAATTCAAACCAAATAAAATTGTTGTTTTATCAAGAGACGAATATAAGCAATATTTAATGCGTAAATTATTTAATGATATAAGAATTCGTTTTTTACTTGGTGATATACGAGATTATGATAGACTACAAGATGCTTTTCGTGATATTGATTTAATCTTTCATGCTGCTGCATTAAAACAGGTTCCAGCTACTGAATATAATCCAATCGAAGCTATTAAGACGAACATTTATGGTTCTGAAAATGTTATAAGAGCAGCTATTTTTAATAAAGTTGCAAAAGTAATAGCAATCAGTACTGATAAGTGTGTAAATCCTATTAATTTATATGGTGCAACAAAATTATGTTCTGAACGCTTATTTACCAATGCTAATATCATGAGTGGTAAGGATGGTACATTATTTTCTGTTTTAAGATATGGAAATGTTCTTGGAAGTCGTGGCTCTGTAATTCCTGTATTTCTTGAACAAAAGAAAACAGGAATATTAACAATAACTGACCCCAAAATGACAAGATTTACTATTACCCTACAAGATGCTATTCATTTTGTTTTATTCTCAATGTCAATTATGCTAGGAGGAGAAGTGTTTGTTCCAAAACTACCAAGTTATGATATTATGCAGTTAGCAGATGTAGTTGCTCCTAAATGTACTAAAAAAATAATCGGGATAAGATCAGGTGAAAAGTTACACGAAAAAATGGTTAGTGAAGATGAAGCATATAACACATTGGAATGTAATAACTTTTATGTCATAAAACCATTCCAAAATGATTATTTTTCCCAAAAATATGATGAATACTATAAAGAACAATTTGAAGCAAAGCAAGTTGCAGATGAATATTCTTACACAAGTGGGGATAATAAATTAATTGACAATATAACTTTGCATAAAATGATAGACACCTTTTTGCAATTATAAAGACCCTTAATATATTATAGTTTTAAGTTAATCTTTTAAACCCGGAATGACAAACAGGTCCTTTAAGACTATTATCAATGTTATTATTTTTTATTATATCATAAAGTTCTTCAAATATATCGCTGATTTGACTAAGATAATAATTTATGTTTTTAGTATTATGGGCATAACTTAGATAAAGTGAGTTTTTAGCTAAAATATTTCTTTCCAACATTTTTTGTATAAATAAAGTTTTTATCTTCAACCCATCTTTATATTCGAAGCTAAAACTTGTTAATGGTGGAATACCAGTTATCTTTAATTCAATCTTTGTTTTTTTACTTATATTCAATAATTCTTTCTGAAAATAAAGTCCCAATTTTTCAAGATACTTTCCAAGATTTAATTTTTTATGTTTATTTATTGTCGCAATTGCAGCCGATGGCCCAATATTTTCTGTCCAGTATGTACTACTTATAAAAGTGTCTTCTGCTGCAGACATAAACTGTCGTCTACCAATAATTGCCCCCATTGGGTAACCATTGCTCATCGCTTTTCCAAAAATAGCAATATCTGGAAATACATTATATCTTAGGTGTATTCCTCCTGTATTTACGCGAAATCCAGACGTTATTTCATCAAATATAAGAGCAATTTTATTATTATCTGCTAATTTTCTAACTTTGTGTAAAAAGTTATCACGAGGTGGAGTTCCCCTCAGTGGTTCCATAATAATAACTCCAATATCATGATGTTTTAAAATATTTTCAAGTTCTTCAATATGATTATATCGAAAAGGGAAAGCTGTATTTTTTAGTTGTCTTGGAACTCCATTTGGACTTAATCCTGTTAATAGATGCTCATCTAATGAATTATCATTGTTCCAATTTGAAGATAAATACCAATCGTGCCACCCGTGATAACCACAAAACGCAACCTTATCTCTTTTTGAAGCAGCTCTTGCAATTCTTACAGCAATCGAACAAGCTTCTCCTCCTGTTCTAGCAAATCTTGCCATATCAGCCCAAGGGTGTAAATCACATAATAGTTCAGCTAAACTAACCTCTGATGGACAGTTTAACGTTGACATATTACCCCTGTTAACAACATTATGAACTACTCTGTTTACATCTTCATCACAATAACCTAAAATACAAGAACCAATTCCCATGTAAGAAAAATCTTGCATCTTTACACCATCTAAAGTAGTAATTTCTATTCCAGATGCTTTGCCATAATAAGATGGCCACAAATTAGGTAGAAACATTTCTGGCCGTTTAGAAAGTAATTGTGTTCCACCTGGAATTAATTGTTTTGCTTTAAGGTACAAATCTTGTCCAATACCATAAAATGGAGATTTTTTAGTATTATTTATTAATAAATATGGGTTTTCATTAAGAAAAGTAAAAACATCTTCCATTCTATAATTTTCTTTTAATTTATTGTTTATACTTGTTAATAATACATAATCGTCTTTTGTATCAAGACTTAAATGTAAATTTTCAAAGTCTAAGTTTGGATATTTTTCTACAAGATTAGTGATGTAATAACCGATATTATTATTGTTTCTGATATAAGGAGTAACGTGTTCTCTATCTTCTTTTGTAGTAGCATTCTTCCAAGCATTTTTTAATACATTAATTGAAAATATTTCGACATCAAAGCCATCATATTCCCCAACTGGATTTTTAAATCTCACATAATCAAAGTTATTATTAAAATAAAAGGATAGTGTTTCATCAATTTTTATTGGGTCCAAAAGAGGACAATCCGATGTACATCGTATAATTGTTTCAGAATTTGATATTGTAGCTGCTTGGTAGTATCTATCTAGAACATCATTCTCATTTCCTCGAAAGCATTTAACATTTCTATCAGAACAATATTTTGCAATAACATCATCTTCTTTACTGGTAGTTGTAGCAACAATAAGATTATCTGTTTTTTTGCACTGGTTTACTCTAGAAATTATGGTTCCTAATACTTCATTTTTTCCAAATGGTTTTAAGATTTTTCCTGGAAACCTTGAGGAATTTTGTCGAGCTTGAATAATTAAGGTAGTCATTATAGAATAATATATATAGTTTGTTTATATCTTATTTTATAATGAAATTAATATTAGGCACCGCCCAACTAGGATTAACATATGGTATAACAAATGATACAGGAATCTTATCTGAAGAAAAAGCAATAAAATTGCTAGAACACGCAATTCAAAATAATATAACAATGTTTGATAGTGCGAGGGCATATGGTAAAAGCGAATATCTTCTTGGAAAAATAAAATCACCAAAAATACACATAATGACCAAATTACAACTACCAGAAAATATCACAAATTATTCTGATAATAAAATTTGTAAACAAGTTCTTAAAAGTGTCCAAAAATCTATAAAAGAAACAAATTGTAAACCACTTGATATTTTATTACTTCATAAATGGGAGCATTATTTATTACGTGATAAACTAATCTGGAAATATTTGTTAAAATTAAAAAAAGAGAAAGTTATTAAAAAAATTGGAATATCAATCTATAATGTTAATGAAGCAAATATATTACTTGATGATAATAATGTTGACATTATTCAAATGCCGTTAAATATTTTGGACCATCAATGGTTTAATGAAACATTTTCTGAAAAGATTAAACAAAGAAAAAAAATGAAAAAAGAAATTGAAATTTATTGTAGAAGTATTTATTTACAAGGAATATTAATATCCGAATCAAGTAGATGGCCAAATATAGGAATTGATGCTGTTAAATATGTAAAACAATTAGATAATATAAAAAATAAGTATGGCTTTAAAAACAAAAAAGAGCTAAATATGTCTTATGTTAAATCAATTGACTGGGTATCTGGAATTATTATTGGTGTTGATAATCTTGAACAGTTAAAAGAAAACATTGAACTGTTTAAAGTTAAAATATTAAAGCCAAAAGACATACAATATATTAATAATGTTTTTTCAAATGTCCCAAATAAATTAATTAATCCTTCAATTTGGAGTAAATAATTATTTTGTAATTAACATATACATTCTATCACTGGCATTAGAAAAATGATACTTTGTTAAATATTTATTTACTATATGTAATGTATTTTCATTAACATCATATATATTTTTAAATCCACATTTCAAATAACATTTAATTGCTCCTATATTTTCTTTTAAAACACCTAACATTATTATATCTAATGGTAAATTATTAAATAAATAGTTTCCAAAAAACGTAATAAGTTTAGTACCATATCCTTTACCCCTGTAATGTTTATCACCAATCATTACTCCCAGACATCCACAATTTAACTTATTATCTATTTTTTCTATTTTTATATTACCAATGTGTTTGCTATTGTGAAATATCCCGTAAAAAAAAGTATTTTTATTATTGTATTTATCCAAAACATATTTTTTGCAGTCTTCTATTGTTGTTTTTTGTGTCACTAAATATTTATTTGTTTCGGTGTCATTAATCCAGTGAACATATCTTTTTGTGACATCTTTTGGCAATAATATTTTTAAATAAAAATCATCAAAGCAATGTATTCTTTCCATTATTAAAAATAGTAAATAAATTAAATAGGTTTTTTTAACGTAAATAATATATCCATTCAGTTATAGTTAATAATGGCAGTACGAGTTGAAGATTATGAAAAATATTTCCCTCCATTTGTTTTCCATGATGAAAAATATTTAAAATCAAATATACCCCAATACACTGCTCCATATTTATTGCCTGAAAATCTAAAAGAACCAATTGATATATCTGTAGGTAGACAGTTATTTGTTGATAATTATTTAATCGATAAAATTGTTAATATAAAAACAACTGTACATCAAGCAGCTATAATCAGTGAGCCAATTATTAAACCTGAAATGCCATATGAAGCTGGTATTTGTGCACCACTCCCAGATGCTGTATTATATGACCCGTTATCCAAAGAGTTTAAAATGTGGTATGTGTCAGTGCATAGTGTAAGAGCAGCTCCCTTAAATGTATGTGTCGCTAAGTCATATGATGGTAAAAAATGGTATAAACCATATATACTTGATCACGAATTTACTGTTACAGAACCATGTTGTGGAAAATGCAGTAATGCTAAAAAGTCATATGCTAAATATAAACGTAACATACTTGGCTGTGTAGGTGGGTGCAGAGACAGAAAAGGAAGGGGTTCTGGACCAATTATAATGTTTCCGACAAACAAAACTGATAAGTTTATGTTGTATTTTGGAGCATTTGGAAATTCATCTGTGTACAGTTCTGAGGACGGAATTGATTGGAAAAGATTAGGTGGTGGTGGTAAAGTTAGCACAAGTCCTTGGTTTGCATCGTATAATCCTTTTAGAAATAAAATCATATTTACATTAAGAGATAATATTAGAAAATTTAGCAATAATCGTGTTTTTAGGTACAAAGAAATTGATGTTGATAAGAAAACAACGAGTTGGGGAGAATGGTGTTCATTAACCAAGATTGGTTCAGAAGGAACAGTTGCTAAAATCAATAATTCGCCAGTGTATTGGTGTTTTTCTGCAAGAGAGGACAACCCTGGAAAAGGTAAAATACCAGGGATATACACTGCTCATATGGTTCCTTATGAGAGTATTATGTTAAACTTAATGAGTATTTTCCATGGTGGAACAGATGTTAATAAAAATGTTGATATTCATTTAGGTTTTAGTAGAGATGGTTTTTATTACACAAGAAATTTTAAGACATTTATACCTCAATCACGTAATGCGAGATATTTACTTCCAACAGGAGGAAATATACTGTTTATGAATGATGAGATATATTTTTATTTTTGTTGTAAAAATGATAAAAAACAAACTGTAACGAATATGGCAACATTAAGAAGAGATGGATTTGTGTCATTATCTCCTAAGACGGGTAAAATTGGAGAGGTACATACTAAGTTGCTAACAGTTCCTTATGAAAAACAATATCTTTTTGTAAATATGGTATGTAAAAAGAGTGGAAGTCTATCAGTTGAAGTATTTGATAATAAAAACAATAAGATAAAAGATTTATCCATTAATAATTCAACTAGTGGTACTAAGGTTCCCATAAAATGGAATGATGGTTTGAATATTGATAAACCTTTTAGGTTGCATTTTTATTTAAAAGGAGATTGTCATTTATATTCTTTTTGGTTAAGTAAAACTGAAAATGGTGAAAGTATGGGATATGTTGGTAGTGGTGGTCCAAAATATTCAAGTTATTGTGATAATGGATTAGAAAATAAAGTGGAACATAAGTTTACAAGAATTCAATATATTTGTAAAGATGATAAAATGTACATACAAAAAATAGGATTTAACGCAGTTGAAATAAGTAAATGTGAAAAGAATATATGTTATATCAGAAATGAAAATAATGATATTAAAAAGGTCACACTAACCGGTGGAGACGCTGTAAATACAAAATTAATATTGTAGAATATAATATACACTAAATAGATGATAACTATTCCATTTTTAGATTTATTTAATACTATTAAAAAAAGTGATAATATATCTATACAGATAAACGAACCTACAAAGATAGGAACATGTATTTCGGGAGGTGGATATTATTATAGTATATGCCAGGATGGGGAGAATATTAATTTGATTTATAGAATTTTTAGTAGTAATAAAAAAATATATCAATATGAGGAAACCTGGTTATCACAGAGTAAAGATGGATTAGTATTTAAAAATGATAGAAAATTATTTAAACAAATGGGAGTATCTCATAATTTTTTTGTTATTGATAAACCAGTTAATGAAAAAATTTTAGCAATTGGTGGCGTTAAAAGTTCAGTGTGTGGAAAAGTAAATGGTCTCCATTTATTTGAAACAAATGATGTTAATAAGTGGAATAGTGCTTCAAAAAATCTTGTTTTGTCTCAAGCTAAATCATTAAATCAAAATTATGCTACTCATTTTGACAGTTTAAATAACATAATGTATGATAAATATGATAAAACATATAAGATATATGCAAGATATAATAAATCTCGTGGAAATAGATATGTTCAGGTAAGCTCAAGTAAGAATTTAAAAACATGGTCACAATGTAAGTTAGTAAAATTTACTTATAATTGCTCAAATATTTATGCACCTGCTGTTTTTCAATATCCAAATAGTTCAATGTATATAAGTTTTTATAGTCAACAAAAAGGTGCTCATAAAAAAACAACGACAACATCATTAGCATATTCATATGATGGAACATACTTTAAAAATGTAAATAAGTCATTGGTATCCCAAAATGAAGGTCCTAACAGAGCATTATCATCAATTGTTGAAAAAGACGATAAATTTATTATATATGTTCATTATATTGACAAAAATACAGTTGTTACTTATAATTTACGAAAAGATGGTTTTGGAAATATAAGTACAGGTGATTCTAAAAAAGAAGAATATGTGTTGTTTAATCCAATTATTTTAGAAGATAATGAAATGAAATTAAATTTTAAAACAAATAAAAATAAAAATGGATATGTTAGAATAGAATTATATGATGATGATAAATTAATAGAAAAGAGTAATGATTTTTCTGGAAATCATATTAATTACTCTTTTAAATGGAAAACAAACGTTTCGGGTAAAAATATTAGTATAAAAATCATGATGAAGTGTGCAGATATATATTCAATGTCATTGCCTATTAATTATAAAAAAATAAGAGAACAATTTCAAGACGAAATGAAGAAGTTTCCTATTAGTGACCCGCCACCAAATAAAGTAAGTTATAGAAGAAAAACTCGCAAAAAACAAACAAGGAATAAGAGGATAAATAAAACTAAACCTATACAAAAAGTGATTAAATATAAACCACCTCAAAAAATATTATCAGAATATCCAAAAATAGAGTTTGAGTATGCTGTTAATGCAACAGAAATTATTGGTACACGTTCAGTTGAGGTAGAAACATCTAAAACAATAAAAGAAATTAAAAAAGTAATTTACAGGTTATTTAACGACAAAGTTATCAGTGATGGGTTTAATAAAAATAATTCTGGGAGAAATATTACATGTAATATACTTTTTGATGATGATACAGTTGAATCAGTTACACTTATTAATAATAAAACATCAAATGCAATGGCTAAAAATGTACGTTTTAAAAATTCTAAATTAAGCAGTACAATTGAGTTTGAGTACAAACCATTAATTAAAAAGGATTTATGTGAAACAATCAAAACAATGAGATTTGATTTTAAATTTTCTTCTATTATTTCACTAAAATATTCTAATTATAATAAATCATTTTCCCCTTATGATAAAAAATATGATGAAACAAATTGCGGAAGAATTGCTACATGTACTGTACTTTTAGAAAATGGAAAAACCAAAGATATTATTTTAATTAAAAATTCTAAGTCAAATGCAGTAGCTTTAAATATAAAATTAATATGAAACATATTTGTTAATTAAATATTGGAAATCTTCTTCAGTATTTAATGATATTTCATTTTTATGGGGTGCCTTAATTCCTTTTATTGAATACCCCATCTCTATAAATTTTAGTTCTTCGATATCTTCATTACAAAGTTTATATAAATATGAAGAAATATCTTTATGATATTCTGCTAAAGTATCTCTTTTGAATATGTGAATACCAATAATGCCAATATAATTATTGTAATTTTTATTTTTTGAATAAGGTATGGCAAATCTTGAACAATAAAGTATATTATTATTTTTGCCAGTTACTATTTTAACTGTTGATGTTTTTTTTGATTCTTCAAGAGTTAATTTTCTATATAATAATGTTGATTCATTACTAAAATTTTCTATTAAATAATCAATATTTTTAGGATTAATATATGGTTCATCACCATGTACATTAAGAATTGTATCATATTTTTTTGGTAATAAATGTAAATATTTACTTATTCTTTGGAGAGCATTTTCACAATGTACATCTGTCATTATAATATTATCACCACAGCATCCAAAACTTTTTACATTTTGTTCTATATATTTGTTATCTGTCATTATGTAAACATCTTCTTTTTTTATATATTTTGATTTTAAGACTTGTTTATAGGTTTTTTCAATAATAGTTTCATTATCAATAACAAGTAATGGTTTACCTGGTAATCTTTTAGAATTATATCTTACTGGTATGCACACGCATATATTTAACATTGTTTATATATATAATTATATAAATATAATGGCAATTAGATTTGTTTGTTTTGATTTCGACGGAGTATTTTCCGATTGTAAATTTTATGTTAATATAAACGGAGTTCATTCAAAAGGCTATAATGGAAAAGATGGATATTCTATTAAGATGTTAAAAGATAATGGAATAAAGACAGCTCTATTAACAGCTCACGATTCTCCTTGTATAAAACATATATGTAAACTTAATCATTTTAATAAATTGGATTATGTTAACAAAGGTTCAAGAAATAAAATTGAAGTCTTAATTAAATGGAAAGAGGAACTTGGATTAGAATGGATAAATATTGCGTATATTGGAGATGACATATCTGATATCAAATGTTTACAAAAGGTGGGATTAGCAGGATGCCCAAGTGATGCTATTCCAGAAGTAAAAGCTGTATGTAATTTTATTTCACAATATGGCGGTGGAGCAGGTGCTGTTAGAGAATTTACAAATTATATTTTAGAGTATAACGAAAATAATTATATTATTTCACCACATTCATTAATTAATAAATATCCCACCACAGATGAAATTCGTTTTTTTGTCAAAAGAACAAAAAATGAAATTATAAATATCATGAATGGTACAGATGATAGATTTCTTGTGATTGTAGGACCATGTTCTGTACATAATGTAGAAGAGTTGTCAATGTATATTGTTAAACTCAAGGAAATGGTAGAAAAATATAAACATAAGTTACTAATTATTATGAGGGCTTATATGGAAAAGCCACGGACAATTGGTGGTTGGAAGGGTTTGATGAATGATCCAAGGTTAGATGGTGGCAATGATATTTCTGCTGGTGTAGAAATAACAAGAAAGTTATTTTTATATTTGAACAGTATTGGTATTGGAATTGCATATGAGTTTTTGAACTTTCATGAGTTAAAATATATTAAAGACCTTGTTAGTTGGGGTTGTATTGGTTCAAGAACATCACAAAGTCAAATTCATAGAAATATTGCCTCACAATTAGATATTCCATTTGGTATTAAAAATGATACTTCTGGAAATGTTAAAACAGCAGTTGAATCAGTTAAAGCTTGTTCTTTAAATCATTCATTTATAGATGTAACTGATGATTGTAAATATTACGTTTCAAATACATTTGGTAATAAAAATTGCCATGTTGTTTTAAGAGGGGGACATGACGGTAATAAATACATATCTAACTATGGTCCATCTCATATTGATAAAACATTATCATTATTGGAAAAATATGAATTGAAAACTAAATTAATGGTAGATTGTTCACATGGTAATTCTGGAAAACAACATTTAAATCAACTTACTGTTCTTGACTCATTAATTTTTTATAATAAATCACATAAAAACATAATAAAAGGATATATGATTGAATCTTACATTAATAGTGGTAATCAAAAGCTTACAAATAACTTAAAATTTGGAGTAAGCATAACAGATGAATGTGTTGATTTAGACACTACTGATGTGATGCTTTGCAAATTAAGTCGTTCATGTCCTAAAGTTATTTCTGCTTTATAATATTTATTATTTCTTCTGTAGTATTTGCAGTTTTATATTTTTCTCCAATGTGATCTTTTAAAAAATTATCTTTTTGAATTTCAGATTCTTTTGAAGGATATTTATTTGAAAATAAAAAAATATCAAACCATTTTACTACCTCTTTTTTATTATATGCCTGTGGTAACAAATTATATTTTTTAATATTTAATAAATCTCTAGTATGTTGATATACTAATGTTTTTGGGTTCATATATAATCCCTCTAAATGACCAGTTCCATAATGTTCAGCAAATATTATGTCACAACCTAAAAATGGATATGTGGACAAATTTGTGTTTTTACCAATATAAGTGAAATTTTTACTTTTTACTATATTTTCTGTTCTTATTCCAGGAATATGTTTTATTTTTACAAATACATGGCAGTTATTTTTTTTTGAATACGCATCAAGTAATGCTAAAGTCTCTTTATAATATTTAATATTATTTGAATGTAATTTTTTATTTTGTATGTATAATATCGATTTTTTCTCAAGTGAGATTCCACTTATATTATTTGTTAAAGAACCACTTGGGGAAACATGTTCGTAAATTATTTTTTTTAAAGCTTTAAAGTCTAATTTTCTCATGTAATCAAGTTGTGGCAATCCATCGATAATATGGATATTACCGTTGGTTATATATTTTTTATTTACTTCCCACATTTTTTTTTCATGTTTGTTTACAAAAAGATAATCATAGTTACTCCATTGTGTTATTAAAGCTCTTTTTAGTTTTACAGACAGGTTAACAGCATCTACATTTGAAATACCATTTCCAATATATGCTAATTTCGCTTTTAAAGATTTTATTGTTTTGAGAAGGGTTAAACTTAAATGGGGAGGACTGGCAAGAATAATTACATCTGGTTTTATAGAATTCAAATAATTTATTACTAATATTAAGCTTTTATTATTTTTCAAGAAATCTCCACTATAAAATAATTTATTTTTTGATTGGATCATGTCACATTGCCTTTGTAAGAATTTAAAATGAATATTCTCTTTCGGTAATATATAATAATTCTTAACATCGTCAAATCCTTCAAAAGTAAAATGAATTTTACACATAAAAGTAAATGGTACAAGATGGCATATTTTCATTATTATTGTATATTATAATATACTATAATGAAATTTGCACTTTGTTTACATGGATTGTCCGCAAAAAGTAATGATAAAAAGAAAAAATTAATTTTACTTGATATTGGATACAAGTATATTAAGACAGAACTTCTTGATAAGTATGATATTGATGTTTTTGTTCATACCTGGGATAATGAAAATGAAGAAAAAATAATGAAATATTACAATCCAAAGAAAAGTATTTTTGTTGGTGAACGTTCAATTAAAAATAGATACTTATCAAGTTTATATTCATATAAAATGGTAAATAATTTGAGAAAACAATATGAAAAAGAAAATAAAATGAAATATGACAGTGTTATACTTACACGGTTTGATTTAGCAATTAAGATTTATAGAAATTTAGAAACATTTGATATGAATAAATTTTATATATGCGAAGCACGATTACTTAATACTGAATATGAATATGAATCTACAATAGAGTTTTACAAAAGTTTTGGTTTTATGAATGATTTAATATTAATGTCTAATGGTGAAAATATTGACAAATGGTGTGAGTTTTATAATCATTACGATAAATTTGTAAAAATGGTAAAAAATGGATATATTATTACTCGAAATAAAAAGGTATATGTTCGTAATTTAGGGCATCATGTATTTATGAAATACATGATGCATCCTTCAAGTGGATTAAATGAAGCATTGGATTTAATAAAATTATCTGAAATATATGTTCACAAGCCTCAACTAAGAAAAAATATATTACCAATTCCAAATGTTAAGATATAACGGAAAATAATATAATCTTTTATGTTAAAGAATATATATCTATAATGTTAAAAATAGACTGGAAATATGAAGAAGATATGCCATTTTGTTCCGAGGAACATATTTTTAACAAAATAAAAAATCATCTGGTTATATCATGTGGATTTAACAGAAGTAGACGGGGGAAATACAGATATAATGGATTTAATGATATGACATGTGTTTATAATTTAGAAACAAAGAAATGGAAAAAAATAGGAAAATTTCCAGGTGGAAAACGACAAGGAGCTAGGTCAGTTGTTGTAAATGATGAAATGTACTGTTGGGGAGGGTGGAAATATAATCCAATGAATAAAGAACTATTAAAAAAAGTTAGTCGGGATAAATGGCCGGTAAAAAGAGGTTGTGTTACATTTAGTAATGGATATAAATTGAGTTATGATGAAAAAACAGATATCTGGAAGTGGACAAAACTAATAAATTTGCCATACAGCTCAACTAATTCTTGTTTATCTTCTGATAAAAATAAAATATATTTATGTACAGGAAGTGTATGTGACCCAAAATATGGACAGTTGTCAACGGATATTGACAATGTTGGAAACAGATTGTTTGTTTTAGATACTTCAAAAAATGATATGAAATGGGAAGAATTAAAGCCATTTCCTGGAAAACAAAGAATGAATGCTGTATCTTTTATTTATAAAAAACATCTTTATGTTTTGGGAGGAATATATAGTAATTCCACCTGGTCTTATGGAGACATAAGTGATTATCATCGTTTTATGTCAATATTAGATAATTGGAAATATGATATTAAAAATGACACATGGACAAGACTCTCAGATAATCCTTATTATATGACAGGCTTTTCTTCCAGCGATAACATATTGTATAATGGAAAGGCCGTTTTGTATGGTAGTTCATACAGATTGAGTTCTATTGTTGATGGTAAAATGATTGAAAATAATTTAGTAAAAGTGGTGAATATAGATGTAAATAAAAAAAATTATTTATATGGAAAGTTTAAAACATGTGGGCTTATAATTACTTATGATATTGAAAATGATAAGTTTGAAAAACTTAATTCAACATATGTTGCTAATATAAATTTACCAATGTATCAAATATATGGTAATAAAATATATTCAACTGGTGGTGAAATACCAACATGTGAATCAAATAAAAGATGTAAAGCAACTCATTTAGAAGTATTTACAATCGGAACATTATCGTAAATATGTGCGCATGGATTTAATTGTAAATATATAATCACTTTTTATAAAATGAGTAAACCAGATAATTTAGATTTTTTTTCAAAAAACAGAACAAAAGAAGAAGCACTTGAAATATATAATCAACGTATTGCAGATGCAAAAATTATTTATGAAAAATTTCATAAAACTTTTACAAAAAGAAATTGTCCATATTGCTTATCCACTGAATATTTACCATCTGACAAATTTTTAGATTTATATGAGGTTGCACATTGTTTATCATGTGATTCACTATATGTTAACCCATGCCCATCTCCAGAATCATTACAATATTACTATAATAAATGTGAGTGCAACTTACTATTTGATAAATTACTTGTTAAGCGGGGCAAAAAGAAAGAAAAAAATGTTGTTAATCGTGGAAAGTTAACAAATGTGACGGATATACTCAAACAAATAAAAAAGAAAAAAATTAATATATTAGAAATTGGTTGTGGTAGTGGTTCTTTTTTAAACTTGCTTGATTCGACTTTACAAAATGATTTTAATTTTGACGAATATAATTTATATGGTGTTGATATTGATGGAAATGCAATTAGTAATAATGAAAATAAAAATATAAATTTTACAGTTGGTAGTGCGGAAACGTTTCAAATAAATAAAAAATTTGATATAATTATTCATTTTGAATTAATAGAACATTTGCCTAACCCAAACAAAATGATGAGTAACATCTATAAACATCTGGAAGAAGATGGATACAGTTATTTCACTACCCCCAATGCATTAGGTTTTGAAATTAAAGCTATACATTATAACAATATCCGATTTTTAGCACATGGTATTTTTCCACCAATGCATTTAAACGCTTTCAATCAAAGAAATCTAACACATTTCTTACTTAGAAATAATTTTAAAGTAAGAAATATTAGTACTCCTGGAATATTTGATGTTAGTATTGTAAAAAATACATTACTTGTAAACGGTGATAATAACGATAATATGTTAGGTAAATTATTAAATTTTGACGATAAAACCTTAACTTACATACAAAAGATTATTAGATACTTGGATGCAAGTAGTCATATGGATTGTCTAGTTCAAAAATGATTTTAATTGATATTGCCCAAAAAAGCAACCATATAACTAATTGCTTTAACACTTGTTCTGTGAACACCTTCTGTAGTATTTGAAGCATTATGTGTTCCCAGCATACAGTTACTATAAGCCATTAATTCAAACTCTGTACTATATGGCTCTACTTCAAATACATCTGCCGCATAGCCTCTTTTTAATTTTCCATTACTCATTGCATTCATAACAGCTTTAATATCAACTAATCCCCCACGTGCGACATTTATCATACATGCATTATCTTTCATTAAACCAAGAGTTTTTTCATTAATAATATGATGACTTGTGTTGTTTAATTCACATGTTACGATAACAATATCTGCATTGGATAATCCTTCTTCTAATTTTACCAACTTCATTCTTTCATAAGTACGAACTATTTTTCTGTCTTTATTAAAATACTGACCTTCTTTTGTTTCAACATAATACGGATCATAAACACTTACATTTACTTTAGCTGCTTGTAACCTTTCAACAACATTATGTCCAATATCTCCAAAACCAATTACTAATGCATCTTTTCCTGTTAAAGAAAACCCACGAATATTTAACCACTTTCCTTTTCTGACTTCCCTGTCAGTAACGTGCAACTGTCTAGATAAATTAATTAAATATCCCATTGCTACGTCAGCAACTTCATTTCCAAATACTCCAGGTGTATTTGTAAACTGAACTCCTAAATCTTTACACGCATCTTGGTCCACATTATCAATACCAACACCCCATTTAACCAATGCTCGTAACTTTCCTTTTCTTCCAGCTGTTAGTATTTCTCTATTGGCTGGGTCATCACCTGCAATCCAACCATCGTGTTCTGGAACATATTTTAATAAATCCTCAATTGGCAATTGCTGTATTACACGAGGTGCGAAATATGTAATATTATTTTCTTCAAGCAATTTTCCATATTTATCAAGATTTTGAATTAACTTGGGACATGTGATTAGGACTTTCATGATTATATTATTGATGTCCCGGTTCTTTATGTATGTGTGTGTATTTGATATAAAAAATAAAAGTTTTTTTTATACATAAATGAATTTAGACGGTTGGAATGAAAAGCCAGTTGGCTGGGAAGAAACAGGCGACAGATATCGATTAAAACATATTTTTTCTGATGTTAATCCAAGTATTGTCACAACAAATATTGATGTAATTATTGTAATGGCAGGAGGACTGGCAGATGACGGTACAATTCATCCTTGGGTAAAGAAACGTTTAGATTTAGCACTAGACCTGTATACAAAAGAACCTAAGATGATATTGTGCACGGGTGGGGGAACATATCATAAACCTCCTATTCTTAATGAAAATAAATTTGTGATACACGAATCAACTGCATGTGCTGAATATCTAATTAATAATGGAGTAGACCCATTGCATATCGTAAAAGAATGGGGGTCATATGATAGTTTAGCAAGTGTATATTTTTGTTTATTACTAACAGTTATTCCAAGGGATTGGAATAATATATGCGTAATTACTTCATCGTTTCATATGGAGAGAGTTCAAGAATTATTTTTGTTTATATTTAATTTATATGCAAATGGAAAGTTTAACTTTTTATTTTTGAAGACGGATGATAAAGATAATGTTCCAGAAGATGTGTTACAATCAAGAATAAAAAGGGAAAAAAACAGTGTAAAAAGTTTAAAAAAGGTATCTGAAAAAATAAAAACAATGAAAGAGTTAAACGAATGGTTATATACAGAACACAAAGCATATTCATGCGCCTACTTAAAACATAAAGAAGAAATACCTCAACACATGAAAAAATCTTATTAATATGTCTAAAATAGAATTATCAAAATACTTTATTGATGATATAGTTTATATTATTTATAATAAAATATATTCTACTGGTTCTTCAAGAATAGAATTATTCAAATATTTTTTAGATGATATTGTTAAAATAATTCAAAGTAAACTATTACCTGATAAAATTACGAGTTGTTATGATGTATTACAAGAATTACTAAATAAACATTATGGTACAAATGACCAACAGTATTGTTTGAAATGTAACTCCGAGTCTTGTGAACATCTGTTAGTTATATTTGCAAAAAATTACAACATGCTTCGAATAATGTCTGGAGTAGGTGGTTTAGCTTATTCCACTTAAAGGAAAACTATTAAATAAATATTAAAAATGAAAGTCGCTGCTATTATTCCAATTAAATATAATTCTTCCAGAGTTCCTGGAAAGAATTTTAAGTTGATGAATGGAAAACCTTTATTTTATTACATTATCAATACATTGTTAGAGTGCAAGAGTATTAAACATATTATTATCAATATGGACAATGATAAAACTGAGGAAAAAATAAAACAGCATTTTGTAACAGATAGAATAATTTATTACAAAAGACCAAGTGAGTTAGTTGGCGATGAAGTATCTACAAATAAATTATTTTCAGATACATTATTGAACGTAAACGTAGATGTGGATTTTTATATACAAACACATGTGACGAATCCCTTACTGAGCTCAAACACAATTTTAGATGCTATACATAAATATATCTCAGTTCAAGATAAACATGATTCACTTTTTTCTGTTAAAACATGGCATACCAGGTTATATGATAAAAACTCAAATGCTATAAATCATAATCCAAACGAACTTATTCCTACCCAAGATTTAGACCCATTATATGAAGAAAATTCTTGTATTTATGTTTTTACAAAGGAGAACTTTCTCAAAACAGGAAAAAGGATTGGAAAAACTCCATATCTATTTCCTATGAATAACTATGAATCACAGGACATTGATTGGATGGATGATTTTTATCTAACAGAACTAATGATGAAACAAAGAACGAATGAAAATAAAGTTATATTGATTACTGGAATAAATGGAGGAATAGGAAGCTTTCTTGGGTATTATTTTAAGTCTCATTATTGGACAGTCATAGGTTTGGATATTAAAGAGAAAAGGGATTCAAATTGTGATATGTTTTATAAGTGTGATATTAGTAATGAAGAAGAGATAAAAAATGTTGTAAAAGATTTAGAATACTATGAAAAGATAGATGTTGTTGTAAATAATGCTGCTTACCAATTATGTAAAAAATGGGTTGATTGTACATCTGAAGAATGGGAAAAGATTATGAATTCTAATTTGCGTTCTGTATTTTTGATATCCAAATACTTATATCCAAAACTTAAGGAGGCACACGGTTCAATTGTGAATGTATCTTCTGTTCATGCAACCCACACATCTAAAAATATAGGAATATATGCTACAAGTAAAGGTGGTATGACAACTTTAACAAGGTCAATGGCCATCGAATTTGGAGAAGATAATATCAGAGTAAATGCTATTTTACCAGGAGCTGTAAACACTAAAATGTTACGAGATGGGTTAAAACGTGGGCATTTGGGAGATCATAGTGAAACAGAACTGGTAGAAATACTTGGTAGTAAACATATTCTTGGAAGAATAGGTGAGCCTGTTGATATTGCTGAAATGGTATATTTCCTTGCAGACAAAAACAAATCTGGATTTATCACAGGACAAAGTTTTTATGTTGATGGTGGAGCGACGATAAAGTTGAGTACTGAATAAGTCTAAATAGATTTAAAGAAGTAAATTGCTATTTATATAACAATGAATAAAACAATTTTAGTCACGGGAGGAGCAGGATATATTGGTAGTCACACGGTTGTATTATTACTTGAACGGGGATATGATGTTATTATAATTGATAATTATAGTAATTCTAATAAGAATGTTATTAATAGAATTAGACAAATAACAAAAAAAACAGTTGAAACATATGATTTTGATTTGAGAAATTACGAAAAACTTGATTGTTTTTTTGGGGAAAATTCCGATATTTATGCTGTAATACACTTTGCTGGATTAAAAGCTGTTAAAGAATCAATAGATGATTCCTTATTGTATTATGATAATAATGTAGGTGGTACTCTAAATTTATTAAAAGCGATGGAGAAATATGATATTAAAAACTTTATTTTTTCTTCATCTGCCACTGTTTATAGTTCTGAAAACAAAATGCCTGTTTCTGAAACATCTGCACTAGGACCGATAAATCCATATGGTCAATCCAAGATGATGATAGAAAAAATATGTGAAGATATTTACAAATCTAACAATAGTTGGAATTTTATTATGTTACGTTATTTTAACCCTGTTGGTGCTCACCCAAGTGGATTAATCGGAGAAGCTCCTTTAGAAAAACCTAACAATTTAATGCCATATATATTAGAAGTTATGGCTTCTATGTTACCTTATTTAACAATATATGGAAAAGATTATGACACACCAGATAAAACAGGTGTTCGAGATTTTATTCATGTTATGGATTTAGCAGAGGGGCATATTTCAGCTCTTGAATTAGACAAAAAAGGGTATGAAATATTTAATTTGGGAACAGGAAAAGGTTATTCTGTGTTAGAAATAGTTAAACAGATGATTAGTTCTACTGAACGCAATATCCCTTATCGGTTTTCAAAAAGGAGAGACGGTGACGTTGCGACTGTTTATGCTGATACTACAAAGGCAAGGGATGTATTAAAGTGGGAAGCAAAATTAGATTTAGAGAGAATGTGTAAAGATTCCTGGAACTGGAAACGAAAGAATATAAACGGATATCGTTCTCAATAATCTATTTTGAAAAACTGATTAATTTAATCTAGGGATTTGATAAAATAGGTTAACATGTATCGCAAGAAGCGTTCACGAAATATCTCACGACGTGGCCGTCAAAACCGATGGCTTTCTGCCAAGGAGTGGAACCGAAGACGCCGTGATAATTACAAGATTCAGAATTCTTTGAATGATGAATTTTCAGACGATGGTTATGATTTCGGGAACCGTCCCAAGAATCAAACACCTCGCACATTCAAGAATCTCCCGTCTCCGAAGTGGTGATGTTCTTATTTTAATAGTAAAAATTGAAGAAAAATAATAAAGATAGTTGTTTTAAAAGATTATATGTTGTCCCATCGAGGAAAACGAAATAATTGTGGACCACCGTGTAATTCGTGTTACGCACCTATATTAGATAATAATGTGATGATTCTACGAAGAAATAATTATCATATGAAATGTTTTCCATGTCATTTTTGCAAGAAAAGAAAAAATGGTGATATCATGTTAAAAAACGGATATCACAATCTTTGTCAACCCTGTAAGGGATGTGGAAAGCCGTTTTTCCATCTGGAGAAATATGTTAAGTACTGTACGAAGAGGTGCGAAACATCTTCTCCAATAATGGATATCATTCTTGTGTCAGCACTTCGAAGAAATATCTACGTACCAAAGGTGATTCTTAAGGAGATTCATGGGTTTTTGTATGGGCGTGTTTTTATTAAAAAGATAGAAATTCCAAGAGTTCTTAGTGACCAAACTGTATTATATATTGCTAGAATAGAAGAAAAACACCGGTTACGATTATTGGAGTGAAAAAATAAATTTCATATTAAAAGGATGTCACTACCAGCACCGTTTCTCCCATTAGCAGATGATAGTATGCAATTTAATGATAGACCAACTGCCACTACACGTAACAGAAACATAGTAAGAAGAAATGTAATGAATCAATATTACGTAGGACACGTTTATAGTATAATGTCAACAATTCCAACAGATTATTTATATTGGTTTTCACAACCTCCTTTAAAATCACTCACAGTAACTGGAGAAAGTAAAGCTCAGGTGTTAAAACAATTTCGTTCTGCTATATTACAAACAAAATTAGAGGCAGCATGTATAGCAGGTGTGGAATTACACTGTTCTGGTTATTTACAACAAGTTATCAATGTAATAATTGAAGTAATTGGAAGTCATGTGCATATCCATAATCCAAATATTGGAACACGATTATTAGAAAGATATAAACGATTTGAAAAACAGATTGGACTTCCTTCGAAAAATGCTGGGACTATTCATTTTCCAGATGAAGATGATAAAGAATTAAAGTTTTTTGATAGACCAGAAGTTCTTGGTTACAGGTCAACCTTAAATTGTCAACCTGTAAGAAATTTTGTTATAGAAATGATATCAATTGTTACACTTTCTCATCAAAAAGAAATGACTTTGCCAAAAATAAATCCCAAAGATGTTACTCAAAATTATTTATATGTTGCGGCAAAAAGTTTAAAAATAGGAGGAACAAATGTCTTAAAAATCATTATGAAAAATGAATTAAAGGTCGTTTTAGAGGTTATTGAAAAATATTTATTACATAAAAATGCAAAAACAGAAAAGGTAATTTATTGGATTTTATGGCTAATAAAGTTAGAAGGTAAACTAAAAAGAAAAGGAGAAAAGTTGCCTTGTAAAACCTTAAAAATTGAAGGTGTTCCAAGGAAACAAACAAATCACTGGGTATGGTACATTTGGAAAAGTTTATTTTCTAGATTATCATTTTGTCCCGCATTTAAGAAAAAACAGATTATTGATTTATATGAAATATTCAAAATAGATTTTACTAAAACTATAGTTATCCAAAGGTTGCCTATATTGTTTTTTGCAATTAGGTTACTAAAATATGATATCGCGAATCATTTTCCTGCCATTTTAAATAATTTGCATTTACACGTACAGGCATATTCAAACGTTAATGCTTTGTACAGAAATCTTCAAATAAAACTAGCCAGAAAGTCTTGGGTAAATGTTGTTGGTAGTGAAAAATTAGAAAAGGCAACAAAGCCTAAAAAGATGACAAAAGCTATGATTAAAGAAATGGAAAAAAGAAGAAGTATAATGACGATGAATGAAAAAATGGCATATTTAGATATTATACCAAAAGCAGATAATCATTTTTGATAATAAAAGTATAGAAAAGAAATGTTAATGAATAACTGGCATAAAATTTATTTCATATTGACATTTTTGTTAATATCACTATTATTGTTAAATACAAAACCTGTTATTTCTCAAGAACATATCGTAAAATTATCAGGTCCCTCCTATAAAGTCTCCCTACCTGATCCAATTACAAAGGATATATATGTTCCTCCTGCACAAAATAGCCACCCAACATGTTGTCCTTCGGTTGGAAGATTAAGTGTTCCAAATACCTGGAAAAACTTACCACCTGATAATAATATCCCTGGATTATTACCAGGGCCAAGGGTGGGTGACCAATTAGGTCTTGAAAATAACCCAGACTTAAGTTTGTCAACTCCAATTAAGGCTCCATTATTAGATAATGTGTTTCCTGAAAAATGTAATTCAGAGGGTAGCTACATGAATAAAGTCAAAGATAATATACTCAAATCTTGTTTGCTTCAAGCTAATGAAAAAGCATCCTTTTCAACCTTACCAGCAAGTTTATACTATAAATATAGATTTCAACAATGTAACCCGTACAATGGTTCTTATTGTCAATGTACAAATAATTATGTGCCATTGCCCCCAGTTGGGTTATGTCAACCAAACGGATGGAATGAAGATGTTTGTCCCTATAAAGTTAAACCTTCAACAATGTACTTAGATACGCAAAAATGCTTAGCTAAACAATTTTAATAAAAGTAATCACTAAAATCATATTCACAGTCGCATTCTCGTTCGTGGCTACCACACATTTTACAATATCTGCAAACACATGCTATTTTATGACAATAATTGCAATGATAACACTCTTCCTCTATTAAACCACATTTCTTACACATATTAAAACCATCTTTTTGTAGTTTATAAAAACAATCATTGCAGTAATATTTATGGGAGCGTTTAAATATTCTTTCGGGACATTGGAATCCAAAACAATAACGAGTGTCCTCCCATTCATTATAGTCCATGTACTTCATCACAAGGCACAATGGGATTTCTCCAATTTTCTTTTCTAATTCACTGAAAGGAGGGGACCATTTGTCATAGAAATCCACCATCGTCGTTTTAAAATTCGCTAAATGTGTAATGTCTGTTTTAAACTTAGTTTTTTTATTTGACATTATGTTTTATTCCTTTATTGAGTTAATTACTTTAAATAAATCAATTTCTTGCAAAAATTGATTTATTTACTTGTTATATTTAAATTAAATATGAGAAAATGTTTGACGAATACGATAGCGATGTGTCAGATTTATCCGAAGATGTATCTGGTAAATTATTTGAGATTCCGAACAGTTATGCTGGTACGGTGCCTTTATTTAACAAAGGAGCGATTTATTCGCACCTGGACACTCCAGATGAGTTTTACATGTCAATAATGGGGGATATTTTAGATATTCCCCTTATTAGATACTGCATACCTATTCCAAATACCATGAAAGAAAATCAACTAAAAATATCAAGTTTTTTAGAAAACTTGAAAAAGTTGGAAACGGTAACTGAAACGAAAACAGAAAATATTTCTCTATTAAAACAATATCCAGTAACGGAAGACGAATCAGAAGAGGATGTAAACACTTCATCAACTCATTTTTTTGATTTACTTATTTCACCATATGATAGGGGTAGGAACACTCAGGATATACCCGGTGATGACGTTGTTGTAATTGGAAGTTATACCCGTGCTGAAAGACGACGTAAAATTCAACGATATCGCGAAAAAAGAAAAAGACGCCATTTAAAGAAGAAAATTCTTTATACTTGCCGTCAAAAATTTGCACGTGAAAGACCTAGGGTGGGTGGCCGATTTGTAAAGAAAGGATATGTGCCACCTACGCCGGCTTAAATATTTTATATAATTTATATAGTTGAAAAAACAAATAGTTCAAAAATAATATGAAAAAGATAAAAAAGAAAAAAAAATATAAGTATAAATACAAATATTTATATGCTTCACTTGAAGATGTAAAAGCTGCTAATGCAAATCATATAATTTCTTCAAATATTTCAACAACTTCAAGTATTTCTGATACTTCATTTTTGGAAACACCACTTTCTATATCTCACCCAATTTTTCCCCAATCTGTTCCAAGTAGATTGGAGAAAAGACGCAATACGATATCTGATACGCACTCACCTAAAGATACACTAAAAATAGAAGTTCGGAACCTAATAGGAGATAGCTGTATAGTATCTGGAACAGAAAATTCAGTATTTTATGAATTTTTAAATAAAGTACCGATGACACCTGCATTAAATACTAAAAAACTTCCAAATGTTGTTGTTGTTTATAATGGAAAAGTGTACAGTTTAAGTACAAAATGGAAAGGTGTGTTAAAAGATGGAGATACGGTTCATATTTACAGAAAAATGGATGATGAAGAAATAAATGAGATGAGGAAACAACGTTTAAAACGCATTGCAGATAAATATGTGACAGATGGAACACAGACGGAAGATCCTAACCTTGAAAATGTTAATATGGGTTTTATATGGAACTTATTTTTAACATATTTATTGTATTTTTTGTTAAATCAACTAAAATTCAATATTATTTAGATTATTAAGTACTTCCATAATTTTTTTACTTGGATTATGCAAATATAATTCTTTGTGTTCATGGTTTAACATTTCTTTAATACTTTCTTCAACATTTTCTGGGACACCTAGCCTGTTCCATCCTGATAATATAAGCTCTTTCCATTCTGTGTTTTTTCTTAATGTAAAACATGGAATTTTTAATACATATGCTTCTTTCTGTAAACCACCCGAATCAGTAAACACTGCTCTAGATGTATATAATAAATTCATCATTTCTAAAAATCCAACAGGTTTACTACATATTGTATTTATTGGTATTGTAATTTTATTATCTGTAATAACTTTCATTGTTCTGGGGTGGACACAAAATAAAACAGGAAATTTTTGTTTACCAAAAAAAGAAATAATTTCTTTTAGTTTTTTGACTGTTGTATTAGATTGTCTATGAATAGTTGCTAAATAATATTCATTTAGCGTTATATTATATTGTAAATAGCACGATTTTGATTTAATTATTTTTATATTTTCTCGTAATAATTCAATCATAAGGTCTCCTGATAAAAATACGTTTTGCGTTAACCCTTCTTTTGCAAGATTTACAATAGAGGTTTCTGTTGGACAAAATAGATAAGTAGACATATGATCTGTTACAATTCTATTTATTTCTTCGGGCATTTTTTTATCAAAAGACCTTAGGCCTGATTCAATGTGAATAACAGGAATGTTTAATTTAGTTGCTGCAATGGCACCAGCAATTGTTGTATTGCAGTCACCGTATACGATTACAAAAATAGGAGCTTCTGTTAATAATATTTTTTCTATTTCTATTATCATTTTGCCTGTCATAGACCCATGATTATTTTCTTTAATATTTAAATTATATTTTGGCTTAACTAAATTAAGACCTTTAAAAAAAATATCAGACATATTATTGTCATAATGTTGACCGGTGTGAATAATAATTTCATTTATTTTATTTTCTTTTAGTTTTTTTGATAATAAGCATGATTTTATAAACTGTGGTCTTGTTCCAAAAATAGTAACTAGCTTCATTTAAGTCTAATTCGGTTAAATATTATTATATCTTTCATCATAATAATATTTAATAGGTATGGACGTCCCACCTCTAATTTCTAATAAACATGTCAAAATAATCAAAAATTATAACAATTACACAATTTTATGTCTTAAAAGAGAAATGACCCCAGGTGTTTTTTCTAAGATTAATGTAACAAAACAATCATGGTATACAATAGAACTGTGTTGTACAAAGTTCGGTTATGGAAGCCCAGGATTGTGGATAGCAACTCCTTCAAAGAAAACATTGTTTTATGGTAACTATTTTACACAGCATGGAAGAGGTTATTTAAAAAGAAGTTTTTACACAGGAGATTACACCTGTCTATTAGTTGGAATATTAGTAAAAAATGCAACTATTAAGAGTGGTTTTATTTTGGAAAAACTTACGATTACAGAGATACCAAAGCAAATAGAAGAAGAAAATGTAACAACTTTAACTTATTCTGAGTCTGGAGAAAAAAAAAAGATAGTAAACGAAGAAGTAAAAAAAGTAAAAAAAGTAGAAAAGATAAGAAAGGTAGATGCTAACTTAGCTGAACAACCAGAATTTAAAAAAAAATTAGATTACAATGTATTATTTAATAAATGTAATAAACATAAAAATGTAAATGCAAACAAAAATTCAAGTATTGTGCCATTATCTATACCAAAGCAACCTGTAAAATCAATATTTCCAGAAGAAAATGTTACAATAACTATTAAAGATCTTAGTAAAGTTAATAATGATATTACAAATGATATTACAAATGAAGTAGTTAATACTGGAAACATTAATGATAATGCGGTTCCATTAATAACCGATATACCAATATTAGATGAAGTAGCTAATGATTATAAACCCGAAAAGGAAATCATCTATAACATTACAGGTTTATATGAAGATATTGATATTAATGTGGATATATTTACATATCCAACAGAGGATTTTCATATTTACCCTATAAGTTTAAGTATACCCAAAGAAAATGTATTAAGTGAGTTTCCTGTAAAAGAAATAGACTTTTTTCCATATAAACTTGGGACATCGCTCTTATCGAATTATGAAAATAAAAGAGAACAGTTTTACAAAGACCTTGGGAAAAGCCGTTTTATATTGATATCAAAACGTGATTTTGGAGAAGATGACCCAGTTTATTATGAAGCACTATCCAAAGGGTGTATACCTATTTTTGTTAATGATGTTAACGAATATACAAGTCCTTTTCTACCGAAAGAAATGTTAACTGGAATTAAAAATTCAAATGGTGTTAACATAGGGTGGATTGATGCCAGTAAGTTTTCATATTCTGGTTTTGAAAAAATTTCAAAGCATCTTCTTGCATATACTAGAGAACATTTAACAACAGAAAACATTGCAAAATATCTCATTACAATTGCTGATAAAAGTATTAAAAATGTTCTTTTTCTAGCAAACTCAATATGTGGTGGTGATTTCTTATTACAACAATCTCTTATTCATGGATTGAAAGGAATACTTGGTGATACAAATGTTGTTGATTATCCAAAAGTTTTATCATTGTATAAAAATAAACATTCAAACTTTAATAATGAAATTAGATTAGGTCTGCCATATGGCCAAACTTTAAAAGAATCCGATGTTAGTCGCGGTAGAATAAATAAAAGAATTGAAAATAGAGAATTTGACTTAATTATTATTATGGGGATTTTTACAGAAAAAGACAGAAAAAGACTAAATATAGAAGATGATAAATATCCATTCTTTTCTAGTATAGATGAGCATTATGACACGGATGAAATATTTTTCATTGATGGTAATAATGCCATACCTGATGAAAACTTTGTGAACCGATTATATAAATACTCAAACAGTGGTGTATGCTTTTGTAAAGATTTTTTGTAACTTACATATAAAGCCAAACATATATAGAAACAATAATAATGGAACAAGATAATAAAAGCATGGAAACTAAGTTTTGTGAAAACTTTGAAAATTGTGGAAACAGAGCAGCTACTTTTTTTGAAACATGTGGTGTAAAAATAGTGCATTTTTTTGACAAATATATATGTCGCTGTTGTGTTTTTGTACACCATACGAAAAAAGAGAAAGCCTTAGAAATCTTGAAAAGTTTTGAACACAGTGATTTGTATAAAGAAGAAACACAAAAACCCGATCTACAATTACCTGTTGGCACGTTAGTATTATCACCCCTTGAACCACAACATGATTCTAAAGAAAAAAAGATAAATTCTTTAAATGATTTAAATGAAGAAAATTGTTGGGAAACATTTGATGATGTAGTATCAGAAGATTCACATGAGTTCGAACCAGAACCAAAACAAGAATCTAAACCAGTAAAAGAATCAACACCTGAACCTGAAACTAAACCAGTAAAAAAACCTGAACCAGCGAAAGAATTTGAACCAGAGTTAGAACCAGTAAAAAAACCTGAACCTGAAACTAAACCAGTAAAAGAATCTGAACCTGAACCTGAATCTGAACCAGTAAAAGAATCTGAATCTGAGATAGAACCAGTGAAAGAACCCGAACCTGAACAAGATAGTTCTGTTAATTCTTTTAAAACCATTAGTGTTGATAATTCTGAAGTTAGTTCTGAAGCTGGTTCTGAAGCTGGTTCTGAAGCTGGTTCTGAAGCTGGTAAAAAGGACGGGGACTGGTTTATTGCTTAAAACCCATGTGCAAAATACCCATCTTGATAATTAATGCTTCTTGGACCATAGGAAGCCTTAACATTTTGTTGTTTTATGACAGGTTTTGGTCCTGGGATATATCTTAATTTGTCGCATTTTAAAATTAAACTTGATTCTTTAAAAAACTCTATATAATCATCTCTTTCTTTTCCTGGTTTTTGGTAATTAATACATACCATATTATATCCATAATTTAAGGGAGAATTATCTTTAAACCCATATGGTGCATTCGCATCTTTGCTATCACATAATTTTTTAGTTTTATCTAAATGTATTGGTATTTGAATTAAGTCAATTCCCGGTTGGTATACATTTGTTATATCTTTTACATCACCTGGGATGACAATGCCAATATGGGTTTTATTAAAATCAATTATAGATTGTATATCTGATGTTGTTGCTCTAATACCACCATGTGATACATTTCCCTCATTATATACAGTTAAGCGCCCAGCATTTTGAACCTTTTCGCTAATTACTCCATTTACAAGTTCTTGTAAATTTCCTTCTTTCGGATATACGTTTGTTAAGATGATTATATTATTCATTGCGTCTTTAATTTTTATATCTCCAATATTTTTTTTGGCGAAGGAGTAATCAACTCCTGTAAATCGTCCCCTAAAGTTATTCCACAATATTTCTGCTATTTTGTTAAGTACAAACCTGTTATTTTCAGCAGTAAAACTTAAGTTTAAATACAAAATAAGAGGATATTTTGTGCCTACCCATGCATGTTTTTTATATATTTTACATACTTTATCAAATTTTAATGCTGAACCATGACCTCCTGGCATTAATGTCTTATTTCTAACAATAGGATATGCAGTATTGTCATAATGATTTGTTGGATTTGATGACCATACGTCAATAAAATGAAACCTAGCTCCTTTTTCTATAACTTTTTGAATTGATTTATAAGAACATATATCATATGTTTGTCCAGCTACTTGATATGGTCTAAATGCAGAAGCAATGTAAAAATCTCTTAAAGAAAGATGCATTATTTTTCCATCTGGTATTTCCTTTGTTTTATAAAGTGGATTTAGATAACGAGTAGGAAACTCGCCAAATCTTGTGAAAAAATTGGGATAAGATAATGTACTAAAAAATACTTTCAGAGCATATTCTTCTCTTAATTCGCCGTAAGTATATTTTATGATAAAGAATGTTCTTGTAATAGAAACAGCAATAATGATGACACATGATATTAAAAAGAAATGAATATTATTCTTTTGCTTTACAAAGAATGAAACAATTATCATAATAATAATAAGAGCAATCGCGCCAATGGTCACAATGGACTGAGGATTTTTGGGATGTTTTATAATGTCTTGAAAAGTATTATCTGACATCTTCAAAACTATATAAGAAAACTGAGATAATATATTATAGCTTATTATCTTAGTTTAAAATGAGAGTCACGAAGAGAAATGGAACACTTGAAAACGTATCATTTGATAAGGTATTGAGAAGAATTCAGATTTTATCTGAAAACTTGCCGAATGCAGATGCAACAGTTGTCGCACAGAAAGTTTGTTCTCGTATATACGATAAAGTTACAACATCGGACCTTGACGAACTTGCTGCTAGAATTTGCACTGTAATGAGCACAGATGTTCCGGAGTATGGAACACTTGCCTCTCGAATTATTATTTCTAATAACCATAAGAACACTCCTGACACTTTTTCAGAATGTGTTAAAAGGTTAAATGGTATTGGTATTTTAGATGAGAAAATTTATTCATTTATGCAAGAACATAAAGATACACTGGACGATGCCATTGATGATGAAAAAGATTATACATTTACATGGTTTTCGTTTAAAACTTTAGAAAGGTCTTATTTGTTAAAAGTAAATGGAAAAACAACAGAAAGAATCCAATATATGTTTATGCGTGTTAGTTGTGGCATTCATTATCCTGATATTTCAGAAGTTTTAAAGTCTTACCATGGAATGTCAAACAAGTATTTTACTCATGCAACACCAACATTGTTTAATTCTGGAACTATTCGTCCTCAATTACTTTCTTGTTTTTTAACTAAACCAGGAGATAGTATTCCTGGAATTTATAAATGGATTTCTGATCTGGCGAAAATTTCAAAAGAAGCAGGTGGAATTGGTGCGACTGTTTCTTGTATTCGTGGAAAAGGTTCGTACATCAAAGGTTCAAATAGTTATTCTTCCGGAATTATTCCTATGTTAAAGGTTGTAAATGAAACAATGAAATATGTAAACCAGGGTGGTCGTCGAGCTGGTTCTGCTGCTATTTATTTGGAACCTCATCATCCTGATATTATGTCATTCCTGGAAATTCGTTTGAATCATGGAAATGAAGATGACCGAGCAAGAGACTTGTTTACTGCTATATGGGCATCAGATTTGTTTATGGAAAGAGTTAGAGATAATGAAGATTGGTCTCTTTTCGACCCTAATGAATGTCCTAAATTAGATGATGTATATGGAGATGATTATAAGAAATTATATCTGGAATATGAAAAACAGGGAAAAGCAAAAAAGGTTGTTAAGGCACATGATGTTTGGAAAGCAATTACAAAATCTCAAATTGAGACAGGTACACCTTATATTGCTTTTAAAGACCATGCCAATAACAAAAGTAATCAGAAACATTATGGAACAATCAAGGCAAGTAATCTTTGTGTTGCGCCAGAAACATTAATTTTAACAGATGAAGGTTATCAACAAATTAATGAACTTGAAAATGAATATGTAAATGTTTGGAATGGAGAACAATTTTCAAAAGCATTGGTGAAGAAAACCGGTAATAACCAAAAATTAATTAAGGTTCAATTATCAAATGGTGCTGAACTTGAATGTACAGAGTATCATAAATTTTATATTTCAGAGAAATATGGCCAAAAGAAACCATTAACTGTAGAAGCAAAAGATTTGAAAAAAGGAATGAAATTATGGAAATGTGAATTTCCTGTAATTAAGAATGGAACTGAAAAATTTAAATATCCTTATACACATGGTTTTTTCTGCGCCGATGGCACATATGGTAATACAGGGTGGAGAACAGGTGACTGTCAATATAAGTCTTATAATGGAACTGCATATTGTAAAAGACATCAATCTTATATTTCTGAAGATGATGAACCAGAACAGTTTTGTCAGGCAATATCTGGAAAGAAAATGCCAAGAATTACATTATATGGAGAAAAGAAAAATGTAGTAAAATATCTTGAATTAAGGTCTGAAATAACAAAAGGTGATAATGCTGGAAGATTAAATTGTTTTCTTCCATTAGATTTACCAGATAAATTTAAGGTTCCTTTAAATTGTGATTTATTTACAAAATTGCGATGGTTAGAAGGATATATGGATGGAGACGGGACAGTTGCTAGAAATGGGACCAACGATACTCTTCAAGCTTGTTCTATTCATAAAGAGTTTTTGGAAAATATAAGACTGATGTGCCAAACAATGGGGCTTGATCCAAAAATTACACCCGGTAGTAAAGCTGGACTAAGAAATCTTCCGGATGGAAAGGGAGGGCACAAAGATTTTCAATGTAAAGATTGTTATAGATTTTTACTCACATCTGTTGATTTATACAGGTTAATTCAATTGGGATTTTCGCCAAAAAGATTAAAGTTACGTAAAAATAAACCTCAAAGAAACGCAAGACAATTCGTCAAGGTGTTGGGTGTCAAAGATGAAAATAGATTTTCAGATACATATTGTTTTGGAGAACCATTAAAAAATGCGGGAATATTTAACGGTGTGTATACAGGACAGTGTTGTGAAATCTTGGAATATCATGATGAAAAAGAGTATGCTTGTTGTGTTTTATCAAGTATTTGTCTTCCACGATTTTTAGAACAAAAAGAGATTAAGGGTGAAGTAAAGATATACACAATTGACAAGTGTAAATATTGTAGATTAGCTAAACAATTATTAGACAAACATGAAGTTAAATATCAAGAAATTAATGTCACAAACAACAATACTACGGAATTTAAAATGTTTCCTCAAATTCTTATAAATGACGAATTAGTCGGGGGATATGATAAATTATGTAAGTACATGAAACCAGTATATGATTTTGATAAACTAGAACTGATTTCTGGTCAAATGGTTAGAAACCTTAACAAAGCAATTGATGTTAATTTGTATCCTGTTCCAGAAACTAAATACAGTAATATGAAACACCGACCTTTGGGGATTGGTGTTCAAGGATTAGCAGATGTATTTTGTAT